TTGTACTTCGTTCAGTCGGAAATTTGGGTGTTTAACCGTTTTCGCATTTATCGTGAAACGCTTTCGCGTTTTTCGTGCGCCGCTTCACCAGTAATATTTATTGTTGCTCCGATTTTTACTATTGTATTTGGGTCATAAGAAGCAGCAACTCCTTTACACGGTAGTATACCAAAATGCTCCTGCACTATAAATTGTATGCGGCGGATATATGGCATAATAATCAAAACTATAATATACTTGGCTGGCAGAATAGTTGAATCAATGTCTCCTGCTTGTATAGAAATATTTGGATGGATATATTTGTTCTGCTTGCTGGTCGTTTAACTGAAATGTGGAACCTTTCCATAATGGAAGAAACTTGTAGATGTTCCGCGATTCAATGGATTTATTGATATTTTTGGATATGTGGTTGGCGTCCGGAGTCAGGAGTAACCTCGGGTGTTTGTGCGGGAGTAATAGACGGAGTATTGGTAGGAGTAACCGTTGGTGTTGCTGTTTCGGTTGGAGTCCGGAGTAACACTTTCTGTGGGAGTAACCGTCGGAGTAACCGTTGGTGTTGCTGTTTCGGTTGGAGTCGGAGTAACACTTTCGTGGGGTAACCGTCGGAGTAACCGTTGGTGTTGCTGTTTCGGTTGGAGTCGGAGTAACACTTTCTGTGGGAGTAACCGTCGGAGTAACCGTTGGGTTGCTTTCGGTTGGAGTCGGAGTAACACTTTCTGTGGGAGTCGGAGTCGGGAGTTGCTGGTGGGTAATATGTGGGCTCTGGTCGCTTCAAAGGTCTGTAATATTTCAGAAGAACTAAGTACCCGATTATAAATAAAAGTTTGTCCAATATCACCAACATATTGATAACTTCCATTTGGATTTGCTCCACCGGCAGTAAATGCACTCAACCCAAACCACAATTCTTGAGAATTTGTTATAGAACCAACTAAAGTATTGGAACCAGATTTAATCAAACTTCCGTTTACATAAAGATACATGTTGCTGCTATCTCTAGTAAACATTACGTGATACCAAGTATTGTTGTTATAGTTTGTTAATGTGCTGCTGATGCTATTACTTGTTCCACCAGATTGTGCAATATCGCCAATAATCGTTCCTCCGTTCAGCCATATACGATAATTCCACGGCCAGCCAGCCGCAGTTTCCTTGCTCAAAATCATCTTGACACCGGCTGCACTTGCACGAAACCAAACACCTACTGAAAAATTATCACTGCTTAAACTTTGATTTGTATCTACATACTTTCCGCTACTAAAATTAAATCTATTTATAAAATGTGTAGGCGAACCAACTAAACTTGCTGTATATGCGTTTGAACTTAAATCATGCCAACTGGTTCCAGTTCCTGGATAACTAGAAGATGCTGCTGCATTCAGGTATAATTGAAGGCTCGACGTTACAATGTCCATATTTTATATAACTTATAAATATAACATCGCAGGGATAGTTATATATGAATATATGGCAAAGATAGCACCCAACAAAAAATCAAGAATACCGCCGGCGAAACAACATTTTATCTATTCAAGCTGTCATCAAGTGAATATATGTTATATGACTCTAGTATGGGAGACCCGATACACACGGCTCATTAAATCTTATAACATCAAAACTGGCCATACACGCAGAAGAGTTGAACAAAAATACAAAACCCGGCGACAAACATAAAATTATATATGTATATAAACTTGAAAGAGATAATAGCAAAGGTTGGAAGATAGCAGAAACAATGAATGGCATAGAATATGAAACTCCAACAAAAATAACATCAACGCCAAAATATACAAATCCAAAGAGAAATAAGAGGCATGGATATTGACCAGATATTCTTTTGGATAGATATGGGTAGTATGAGATTATCTATATGATATATGGATATGGGGTCACCATTATGCTTTGGTTCACCAGCTAAAATAAAAGCACCTATATTATTACATTCAAAAACATACAACTTTAGTGTGATGATGTTTCAGTTTCCGCCCAAGTTGGGCGAGCCAACATCGGAAAATGAACATAAAGTATAACATAGATGAACAGCAGCAGAATAAAGAGCTAAAGGATAAGAAAAAGAAGAAGAAACCAAGCTGCAAACAGCAGAAAAGAACAAATAGAAAAAATATATATTTAAAATGGTTATATGAATCAAAATTATGTTACTTCAAAATTGTATGGGCGGTTAGGAAACAATATGTTTCAGATATCACACGCCACCGCCAAAGCAAAAAATATAATAAAAATGTTGTGTTTCCTATTAATGAAGGTCACGACAATACCGCCAGAAAATACAAAGACATATATTTAGAAAATTAAACTTTTCAATAGATAATGCCACAGATAATAATGCACAAATCGTGTCAGAAAATAATCATATATATGCAGAATATCCACCATTTGAAAATGCTATAACAGCATACGACGGATACTTTCAATCCGAAAAATATTTCATAAACGCCAAAGATGAAATAATTGATATATTCAGCCCGCCAACAGAGTTCATATATAAAGCAAAAAAATATATACAGATATACAGTTTGATAATACATTATTTATACAAGTGCGCCGAGGTGTATTTATACCAATAAGAAATATACCGCCTATAATAACCAAAAGAGTATATACGTATGCAATAGAAAATATACCATCATATACCAATGTAGTTATTACATCAGATGACACGGAATGGTGCGCGCAAAACATGCAAATAAAAAAAGACAAAAAAGTTACATTATATAAACAACTTATATGATGAGTGAATGCCTTTGGCTAGGCAGCTTATGCAAATATTTTGTTGTATCAAATTCAGCCTTTGGCTGGTGGAGCGCATATTTGTCAAAACATATAGATAAGCAAGTATATGCACCAGGATATATGGTTTTGGACCAGATGCAGGAGCTAGTGATAGCCAACATTGTGCACATCAGAGATGGAACAAAGTAAAATGCAGATATATAGATGGTTATTTGATCCTGATAATTAATAATATTCTGTATATACAAAATTTCTTATAATAAAATTAGCCAGTTTTTATTTTTGAAAAATCACCTAATATATACAAATATATCTGCATATATTATCAATAAATTATCGTGTTTGATAAATAGGGTACAAAGGTAAAAAGTAGATGCATAAAAGAGATAATAAGAAGATATAGCTTTATAAAGCCATATAAGTAAAATATAAACAAGATATAATTGTGCATATATACTGAAAGTGTGCCGAGCCGAAAAATTGAGTTCAACTATAAAAAGGCTCCTGGACCCCCGCGTCGGGGTACCCTACCCCCACCCAGAAGACACCTAAACCCCACCTATAGGGGGTTAGGGGTGGGGGTAAAGCCCCCGCTAACCCCACAACCCACCCCCCATACGGGGGAGGGGGTCAGGCCACCCGCTTGACGAAGTAGCCATCGACCTGCGTGTCACCGAGGAAGCTGTCAGTCACGGGGTTATAAAAGCACAGCCCCGCGAAGTTGGCGTTGCTGGTGTCGCTGGGGAAGCTGACCTCCGCGATGAGCCTACCGTTGCGAAGGACTTGATAGTTGGCGTAGCGGACGCTGGCGGCGCGAGCCGCTTGGGCGGCGCGATAGTTGGCGAGGCGAGTGGCGAAGGAGGTGTTGTTCATCGTGGCAATACTATGACCAATTGTTTTATAAAAAGCAAGAAAAAAGGGGAGGCTTTTTGCCTCCCCTGTTTATGTTCTTGTTAGTCAAGCACTTATGCGTCGCAATACAAAAAATCCTGTAGCAATGGTGATGATAGTCAAAGCTATGGTAGTAAAAGAATAAAAGCTGATGGCGAAAATAGAGAAAATGCCAAATAAGATTGCAGATATCAGCAGCAGCAGATTTTTCATGATGCTATTATTTTGAGATAAAAAAAGGGATGTTCAATCCCAGTTCTTGACGTATTTTTCCTTACGAGTGTAAGCGCCCTTGCCCTTCTTGGGCTTGTGGCTGACGCCGCCGAGGTTGACGCCAGAGGTGAACACAGAGCGGATTTTGATAGTGGTGGTCTTCATCTTGCCAATAACTATGGCAGTTTTTATAGAAAAGTCAAGTCGATTCACCAGCCATTGGACGGTGTACCATACAATCGCCGAGCACGTTCTTCGCTTTTTTTGAAATCATTTTCGGCTTTGATACTGGCCTTTAGCTTCTTGTTTTCATCCTTTAGCTCGGCAATCTGCTTTGCCCACTTGGTGCAATCAGCTTCCTTAGTACCCAAAGCCATGTAAATATCAGAAAGAATCTTGCGAAGTTCTTCGTTTTCAACTTCAAGATTATTATTGGTCTTCATCTTGAATATGACTATGGCAGATTTTTATAAAAAGTCAAGCTCCAAAAGAGAATGGGGAGGAGCCACCACGCTCCTCCCCGATGAACACCTATCCTAACCCAAAAATCTTAGTGGTGATTGTAGCACTCAATCGGCTTGCCAGTCCACTTGTAAAAAAGTGGCGTAGCTGTTTTCCTGACCTTGTAGCTGTCGCCATACGGCTTGAACCGCTTGGTCTCGGTCTCGTCGTCTTCGACGGAAAGGTTGGGCACGCTGGTCCACTCAATGCCGCCCTGACCCTTGTAGGTGTCGATGCTACCAAGCCGCAGGAGCTTGACGCTGCTCTTGGTCACAGCCACGACCTTGGCGAAGTGGGCGATGCAAGCCTCATAGCCGCTGGTGCTGACGAGGATGTCGCCGACCTTGGGACCATTGACGACGGCGGCGGGCGACTCAAGCGTGGGGGAGATGATGGTGTTATTCATTACGTGGTTCTATCTTGGCAGTTTTTATAGAAAAGTCAAGAACTTAACCAAGGGCAGGATGATTTTCATTCACCACGTAAATGTGAAAGTGAGCAGTACCACGGGGAGCCCGATAGGTGTTCAAGTTCACGATGTTCACGTTGCGCATAGTCCTTGCGAGCCGCAACCCAGTTGTACACCCGCTCAAGCGAGGAGCCAGCAGGAACCGCCCATGCACAACGAGACGTGCCGCCAGAGGCGCCGCCCCAGCCGCTCATGAACTTGTCCTTGGCAACAACGCCCCAGACGTGAGTGTTCTTCTGCTCGTTCGAGCGGTCATCGATAGTAGTAGTGTTCATATTGGTAAGAATGGCAGTTTTTATAGAAAAGTCAAGAACTTAGTTAATGGCAAGATGACGAAAATACTTAGCATAAGTAGTGTGCAACCTGTGGAGGTTGCTTTTTTCGGCTGCTAGTTATTTGAGTTTTTCTCCCGTCGAACTTACTGCTTCAAGTATGTCTCTGTGCTTGCAATAACAAATGTTCTTGCCTTGAGCAGGCCGATAATGAATTGCGCCAGATTCATATTTGAGATAAACTCCCCAATACTCAGATTTATCCTTATTTTTAACGAGGATAAGGTCGCCGGTTTTTAGTTTTGGTCTCATATCTTAGTTATTACTATGGCACTTTTTATAGAAAAGTCAAGAACTTTCGTCCATATCCATAAGTGCTATTCGCAGCCTAGCATATTCACCCAGCCATAGTGCCATCATTTCTTGACTATTTTCCTTTACGGTGCCTGCCATAACCAATAGCATACTTTGCGTATTTTTATCACCTAACTCGCCAAATCTATTGGATAAATCAATAAGGCATTGCACCAGTTGATTTTTGGTATCTTCGTTCATACTTCTCTGATACTAGAAATGTCAGAATAATGAATAAGATATTCCTGTATGCCTACAATAAGATATTCACCTGCAATATTTGCATATCCAGTAAAATATGCGCCATAGTTTGTAGATACATGCACATTCTTGCCGTCTAAGTAAAATAGTTCAGTATTAGTCATAGTTTGTTTAATCTATCTTAAGCTCTGTTTTTGTCAAGGCTATACGTTCATTTATGATATTATAATACTTCAGGCTTATTTCGCTTCCAATATATTTTCTATTACTTTTTAAGCAAGCGACCGCAGTTGTGCCTGTGCCAGCAAATGGGTCATATACAATATCTTTTGATTGCTAAAGTTGTATACTACTTTACAAGCAAGTTCAACTGGAAAAGTAGCATTATGTTCTTTGCTAAACTTTGAGCCGCGTGAAATATTCCATATATCTTCTAACTTGCCTCTGCTAAAGTTATATTTGCTAAACTTACGCGAAATGGCATTATCTTTTTCAAATACCAGAATAAGTTCTGTGCGTCTGTTTAATACACCACTTTGCATAGCAGGCTGACCGTGATTTTTATCCCAGATAATAATATCTTTGAGATATGGTGCAAACTCGCCAATCATCTTGAAAAAAGCCAGTTTGCTGCCAGTAACAATCTGAATATTGTAAAAAACAATCTTGCTTACTCTAATCAGTTCAGACAAGATTTTGCTATGTAGGATATGAAAATCGTCAATAGGTAGATTATCATCAAAGCCAACATATTTGGTGCTGAATTCTTTTACAATCTGCCTGCTGCAATATTTGCCATTACGAATACGTAGATTCATATTGTATGGCGGCGATGTAAATACCAAATCAACAAAACTGTCTGGCATACGTGCCATCGTAGCCAGACAGTCCTCGTTGTAAATCTTATTTACTTCAAGACTCATCTTCCTCACTGTCCTCAAACGGGTCATAATCAAACTCATTGACTATGAACTCACGATACTTCACCTTTTCTTCATCGTCGTCGCAATCAAAACTAACTTCGTCATAATCTTCGCCAGAGATAGTAAGACGACCAGCAAAACCAACCCCAGTCTCATAATACTTATGAGTAAAAGTCAGTTCAGGAAACAACGTAGAAAGATACTTTGGTAGCTTCAAGGCTTGGACCCCAAGCAGAGTCAAAACTGTAATAGATGTTGGTATCAGAGGCATCATCTTCAGACGCCTCAATGTCCCACTTGGTGCTCCCAAAACTTTACGTGCCAATCATACCAGTTGTCACTACCATACTTTTCAATCAGTTCAGCCGAGTTGTCCTTTTGACTATGCAGGAACAGGCGAAGTGGTTTCGTCCAGTTCCTTGGGCATAGGACGAATCTTCTGCAGCGTCAGCGGCTCGCCAGATAGCCACTGCGGAACTTGGTGATGGCAGCAGCAGCACCATCAACGGACAATGTATTGAAACACCAGTTAGGCATAAGATAGATAGATTGACTGACTTTTTGTGAAATGTCAAGAACGATGTGGACTAACTCGCTTGAGGCAAGTGCCATAGCCAGCCGGCGTGTGGCCTTGTCGTGCGCCCTAGCCTGGCCCTCTGGTGAGAAGCATGAGGCTAGGCGCGGTCTTGTGGTCAAAGACCAGGCGACCCACCAGCTTGGGTCGCGGTCCGTGGATAATGTCTGCCAGAGTGGCAGCGGGCTACAAGGTTACTCGTCATAGTTGCCGATGCTCTGGTGCCGCCGCCATAGTCCTCGTCCGTGCCCCAGCCAGCGGACGCCAGCGCATCAGCATCCGCCTCAGCATCACTCAGGAAGCCGTCAGACGGCTCGGCATCAGCCCGATGGCAGACGAAGCTGAAGACGCCAGCGTTGTGCAGCACGTCGGCCACGCCGTCGATGTCCTCGGCATAGATCGTCAGGTTGTCGTAGTCCACGTCATAGGACGGGGTGGCGTCAAGCTCCAGAGAGGTGACGGCCAGTAGGAACAGACCCTTGTCGCTGAAGGTAATGGAGGAGTTCATAGTTAGTAGAATGAATAGTTTTTTTAAAAAGTCAAGGACAGAGTTAAAAATTCGCGTAGCCAGCTTCTACCCAAGAGTGGACCGCCCGCTGCCACGAGCCTTGCAGGTTCTTCCAAACGCCAGAGTCAACAAAGGATTGGACATTGTTCTCGAAGTCCTCGTTGCTCAACGTGCCAGTTTCAACGCCGATGATAAAATCGATGTGATTCATACCTAGTAGAATGGATACTTTTTTAAAAAAGCAAGCAGAAAATCACTTATTACTCACCGTGGCGATTTCTTCGCTGCGGACAAAGTAGCACTTGAGGGTGTCGCTGTTCCAGCCCGTGAACACAAACGCCTTGCCGTCGTATCGCAGCACCTTCTTGGTCAGCTTGGCCACGTCGTCCCAGCCATTCGGCACGTCGAGCGTCAGATACTCACAGGTTGACCTCGGGGCGGTTGGAATAGACGACGCTGATTTCGTTGGGCGAGATGGTGGCGGTTTCCATACTGCTTACTCTGACAGGTTTTTATGAAAAGTCAAGCTGCTTGTAGGTCTTTTTACAAGTCGTTGAATAGCAAAGAAATGTCTACGAAGTTCAGGATCAATCGGTGTGCCATGCATTTCTTCAGCATTCCATTCAAGAATCGCACTCAAAGCACATACTTGATGATGCGAAAGTTCAAGCTTGTACTTTTTATTTTTCATTGAAATATATTGTGCGTGAGTTGGTGTGCGCACCCCACCGTGTGAAACTTAGTCTACTCCGGCGTCCTTGAAGTAACGACCCGCACGGTCATAGATGACAGTCCAGTCGTACTCCACGCTTTGCGGCACAGAGACCGCTGAAATGTGGAAAGTTCTCCGCTCGACCGATGGCGATATTGAGTGCCGTTTCGGCATTGAACGAGTCGCCACGGCTAGTGGCGCACAGGCTATAGCCAAGTCCGACAGTATTGTCCTCGCGCTTAGTGGCGACGACCACGCCGACCTTTTCACGCCGCCGATTGCGGACATACTGAAAGATAGTGTTGTTAGGAGGATTGCTCATAGTATTAATGATGATGTTGGTTTTTATAGAAAAGTCAAGAATATTGTGCGTGAGTTGGTGTGCGCACCCCACCGTGTGAAACTTACCGAAGGTAAGCGGGACCGTGCTCCGTGAACTTGTCGAGCACATTCGGATCCTTCTTCACGTTGCCACGCACGCCATTGGCCACAGGAGCCTTCCACGTACCCTTGAGCAGGTCGCCGCTGGCAATGTCATAGAAGCAATAGACCGAGTCAGCTTCGAGCTTATTGGTGAGGCGGCTGACCTGAAACGTCGCCAGCTTGGCATAACGCTTGCCGATGCTTTCCACCATCACGATGGGAGCCTCGGCGTGCGTGAAGTTCATACGGGTCCAGTAGTCGCTGATCTTCTTGTTGACGCCACGGATGAAATCCGTCAGCGGAATGTCGTTCTTCAGAGCTTGGATGGCGGTTTCTTTATTCATCGTCAATAAACCTTGTACAGATTTTGTGGGTCAATTTTCGCTGAGTGGTGCCCTGAACAGGATGCTGGTCACAGCTCGAGTTGTCTGTCCATCACCACACAGAAAAGACGGCACGCCGAAAAATAGTTCCGCCCGCGTGTTTGTTTTACCGTTCATATAGGTGATTTCCATAAAAATGTCAAGTACAGAGTTACCAGTCAAACATAACTGCCTTGCCATTATACCAGCCAATATTTCCAGTATGCAAGTCAGGGAAGATGCCATACTTAAGATACTTGTTGAGTTTGCGTCTAAGAACTTCCAAAGCAAACCTCAAGTTCTTCTTTCTACAAGTGGCTGAATAACATACTCCTTGCTGAAGAAAATATGTAGGAACGCTGAAACTGCATTGGCGTGCGATGTTCAAGAATGAACGCAGGACGCTTGATGACAACGCCAAGTTTCTTGTTGTAGAAACCGTTGACCTTGCGGCTTTGCAGGCTATGGGCTTCCACCCCTTGACCATGCTGCCCTTTCAGCAGCAGGTCAAGAACATCCTCGTAATACCAGCGGACACTGGCGTTCAGTTTTTCATTTACCAATTGACCGTGGACGGAGCAGCCACTTCCAGAGTGGCCACAGGCGCATCCGCCACAGGCGTCTTGACCGTGGCATACACCAGTTCCTTGCGGCCTCGCCGACTCTTGGCAGGGTCACGCAGACCAGCCTGCACCACCTCGCCAGCCTCGATGGCCTTCTGAATTCGGCTGTAGATGGTGATGGGCTTGACCTTGTAGGACGTAGCCTTGCGCAGGTCACGCAAGGTGAAAGTGTCGGGGAAGGTCAGGTTGAAGCCATACTTGATGCGCTTGGCCTTGATGACGGTGCTGGTGTTGCTCATATGTTGTGTATGTTGGTTGAAGAAAATAAAAAGTCAAGTCCAGACTTATCGGACCGACTGCTTGGCCTCAAAGGCAACCGCCGCCTCGTTGGCCTTGCGGATGATTTCGTTGATGTACTTGGCGCGACCCTCGTAGTCATTCTTCTTGAAGTTCAAGAACGTGTGGTCATCGCCGAGGTTGCGAAGCTCAGAGGCGAGATAACCAGCGAGGTAAGGATAGTTAGTGGTGTTGCTCATCGTGCTGTTACTATGATTGATTTTTATAGAAAGTCAAGGTCAAACCGCCACCGCCGACTTGGCGGTGACGATGGCGTCCAGCTTGGCGGCGTCACTCATCTTGATGACCTGACCCGCGTACTTGGGCATCTTCTTGAACACGAAGCTCATCTGCTTGTCACTCAGGCGACCATACTTGAGTTGAGCCTGAGCCAACGAGGACAGGAACTGGGCATCCACGCCCGTGAAGCCGATGCCGTTGTCGTGGCTGGTGGTCTGGCTGACCTGCTCGTCCGCCGTCTGGTTCTCCTGATAGATGCGGACCAGCGCCTTCACCGCCCACACAGGATCGGTGGCGAGCTTGGTCTTGACGAAGCTGAGGGTGTCTTTCTTGGTGGCGTTCATCGTGAGCATACTATGGCACACGATTTATAAAAAATCAAGAACTATCAGCCATAGCTGTCTAACTTCTTGATAATCACTTCATTGCGATTTTTTGAACCTTTCCAATCCTTTTCAGAACACTTGCTTGGAAAAGCACAGACATCATAAATTGAACAGCCTTTGCAAAGCTCTGATAAATAACGATTTGGATAAATGCAGGTTGTCTTGCTTACTTCTGCTAGGTTGAATTCACCAGCGCCGCCGCCGAAATAATCGGGGTTGCCAGACCAAGGATACACTACCCGTGAAGGGTCAAGGCTGGTCTCGTCGGCTGCTGACCCTGACGCTGGCATCGCCGCTGATGCCCTTTCCTTTGGCTTACGCCCACGTTTCTTCTTGGGGGTATGGGTGGCCTTGCCTTTGACCTCAAGCCTCGGCAAATCGCCTCCATTGGCTTCTACCAGCGACCTTACGTCCTCTGCCGTGAAGCCGTTTTGTAGGTACTTCTTGGCTTGTTGCGTAACATATTCTGCCACAAGCTTTTCTTCGCTGCCATATTTCTTTACTACGTCAGCAAACCTGGCCTTGTCTGCAAATGTCTCATTACCAGTAAGGTTACAACGCCAATAGAAATAGTTTCCATTTGCGCTGGTTTCAATGCCAGACGGTAGTTTCTTGCGTGGTTGTGCTTTACGAGGCATAAGCCAAATAAACCATACTATGACCTAAAGGTCAAGATTAAACTTCAAACTCAGACCAATGCTTTTTTGACAAAGTATGACAAGCCCACTTACCGTGATAATCATTTGGGCCAACATTTTCCATCATAACGGTTTCTGGCAAGAAACTAAATGGACGATTGCCTACTTTGCTGAAAAACTGTGCTTCGCGACCAAACTCACGCTTATTAAACTTTTCTACCTTTCCATAGCCTGGATAGCCAGAAATGCAATGATTTGTGCCGTGAAGTTCTGCAAACTGACCACCTAACGGAATAAACAAAATACTATCTTGTTCAAACTCTTCACCTAAACGCTTCATTACTGAAAGCAAGTTTCCTTTATTTTCAACATCAGCAATGAAAAAGTATTTTCATCCACTTCTCTTGCTTCAGGAGTGCCAAAGTTTTCAATGTATGCTCCCTTGATTGCAGTTACGCTGTACCTACCTAAGCTATGAATCTTAGACAGCAACGATGCATTGCGTTGCATATTTTGGCGATAGGTGTATTTTTTCTCCCTTGCCACAGTCGGGGGCATACCTAAAAGCAGACATAGTGCCACAATCGTGCTTTTCCATGTATTGCCAAAGCCTTGACAGTCCAGATTCATTTAAGATTTGAGTAAGCTTCATATGCAATAAATAGTTGATGGGTTGTGCTTTATTTGGCCCAATGATGTAGGTTTTGTCAAAATCGCACCTACGTGTCAAAAATCAAGCCTCCCGCAGGATTTCGGAGGCGTAGGCGTAGAGGGTATTTTGCAGCACCGTGCGCTGCGTGGCGGTCCACTCGTTGATATGGCGAGTGGTCGTGGTGCTATGACCAGCGGTCTTGTAGACGCCCCACTTGTCGCCGATGGGCAGGTCAAACGAGACGGCAACAGGGGTCTCGTAGCTGAAGAGCACGGTGCCCTTGCGGGTCACAAGCTCGTGGCAGTTGCTGTTGATTTGGCGGAGTTTCATCGTGCGTAATAGACTGACAGCTAAAATAAAAAAAGTCAAGGAAGAATTGGTACTTCGCGAAACAAGTGAAACTCACAGGTTCACCTTCAGAATCAGTCATTATGATCTTATGCCTTCACGCTCAACTTCAAGGTTTTGATCTCTAGGACTTGAAAGCCATACTCGTCACGATGTTCTTCCCAAGATACAGACATTACTTCATTGGTAGGTTCATTACCACACATGCTATGCTGATATGAGGCAAACATATCCATTATGCTGGATAAGTCTGACAACATCGGCGGAATTGATGAGATCAAGAGCCTCTTGGAGTTTGATTTTCATTAGTAGTATGTTGGACCATAATCAAGAAAATCAAGGTTTATTTGGCGAAAGTGATGCTAAACAAGCCAGAGCGAACAATCTTCCAGCCCTTGCGCTGATAGCTTTCAGCAAGCTTGATGCCAGCAATAGTGTCAGTACGAATAGTGATGTGTTTCATACGATGCTTAGACTACCTAAGAAATAAAATAAGTCAAGAAAATTGTTTGCAATGGCGCGAGCTTTCACGCGCTATTATGGCACAGGGCCATCCTCTCCTTGTCTTTGAGTTCATTGCGAAAAAGAACTGTTGGTCAAGCGATGGCATTGAACCATCTTTAATAGACTATTCTATCTCAACCAACAAGAATGAGTATGACTTTTTTATCTAAAAGTCAAGAAAGTATTTGCTCATCCGATTCGAACGGATTTTTGTGCAATGCACTATGACCAATCGCCTTGGTACCTCAAGGTTTGAGCAAAAAATTGGAGCGATGTGAGCCGAACACGCGGCCCGCTTCTGACGGGAATGTCAGTATGCTTATCGTACATCTACATCAACACCGCATAAAAAGAACAAAAATTGGTTCATCAAAGCGAGGGAGCCGATCCCTAATCACGCTGACCTATGGTTAATTACTCCTTCGGTCACGAGTTCCGCACTAACTTTGATGAAAAAGAGAATGACTATTTTTAATTAAAAGTCAAGAAAATTGGTACCACCACGGGGAATCGAACCCCGATTTTCGCCGTGAAAGGGCGCTTTCTAACCGTTAGAAGATGGCGGCATATCTGAAAATGGAGCCGAGTATCGGACTTGAACCGATAACCTACTGTTTACAAAACAGTTGCACCGCCATTGTGCTAACTCGGCATCTTAAAAGAACAAGAAGTATGACTTAACTTAAAGAAGAGTCAAGAAAAATTGGTGGGTCCGGTGGGGTACGATCCCACAGTATTTCGATTAAAAGTCGAAGGCTTTATCCGTTTAAGCTACAGACCCATTAAAAAGAACAAGAATAACTATGGACTAAAATTAAGAAATGTCAATACTTTTTTGAGTTTTGTGAACCTTTTGTAGTTTCCACCTTTTGGAGATAGACCGCATTTAATCAGAGCTTGTCTAATTGTTGGCTCGGATTTAATCGCATCAATAGCAGCGGCATCGTCCACTTTATTGCACGATTTTTATTTCTTCCTCTCCAAGTAGGAGTAATACTATGGCAGTTCGGGCAAAGAGCAACTAAATTCTGTCGTGAATTATCTTGATGATTTCCGTTGATATGGTCAATCTCAAAAGTCAATAAAGTTCCAAACCATTCACTAACTCCACATTTACCACATTTATTTTTTGGTCAAATATTATTTTTTCTCTACGAGCATCACCACCTAATTTTTCAAATGGAGTTTCAGTTAAATACTTGACTCTGTTTTCTTCTTTATTTTGGTATCGTCTCGCCGTTCCCTCTGCTTGTTTTCTTCGATATTCATTCCAAGCAGTTGGGTCACTTTTAAGATTTTCAAGCCACTTTCTGGCGGCTTCTCTTTGCTTTTGTTTTGTTTCTTCTGTTTGTGGTCTTCCTGTTTTCATACTTGAACCTAGTTTTAAGTTTCAAGTATAAATATAAACAATTTCAACAAAACATCAATATTTTTTCAAAACTGAATGCATTCTTGCCACTTGAAGTTTGGCATACCATCGCTGCCATAAACATACACAGCGTGACCATTAAGCAATGCTTCATTACGCATAGCTCTCTTGCCAAGCTCATATCCAATCACGACACAAAAGAACATATTTGCCAATATAACAAGAACGGTCAATAACTTGTCTGTTTTCATAAAAATGGTGGGCCGGAAGGGATTCGAACCCCTAACCAAAGGATTATGAGTCCTCTGCTCTGACCGTTGAGCTACCAGCCCAATAAATTATTCGCCGTAGATGTATGACTTATAAACTTTATCGTCAAGTTCAAAAGTCATAATATCTGCGCCATTGAAGCCTTCTTCAATGTCAAGAAACTTAACCTTCTTGACGCTGATCTTGATGCCGTCAACAAGAACAAATCCAGTACGTTTCTTCACTTTGCTGGCCTCCACATAAAAATCTCATTCTTGTCAAATGACTTGCCAGCAAGCCAGTTTTCAAAACTGACTACACTATCCTCATCAATGCCCTTGAGATACTCTTTGAGAGTGTTCTCAGATAGAATCTGCTCAGAGTTGAGTTCAAGATTCTTGGGCACAATCGTGATGGTCTGATACGTCTTCATTGTGCAATCAGTATGATGATGGAATAAAAAAGTCAAATAATATCGTCAATATCTGAGCCACGGCACTTTAGTTCAAACATAGCATCGTCAGCTTGATTGAAAATGCTGTTGATGCGATTAACAACATCGCTGGGAGAAATATATCTGTCAATGTTGTCCAACTCAACAAGATACTCTTGAATGCGAGCCTTGATGTCCAAAGCTTGCTTGATTTCTTCGTAGGTCTTCATTTTAGTTGACGCAAACGGCGTTGACCTTGAAGTCATTACCGTCGTTTTCAAATGTCTTGCCATCGAAATAGCCATAGCAAGGCTCATACTTGACTTTGGAAAATCTATTGCCCTCATCATCAGCGGCATAAATCATTTCCGCGTTGGGATACTTCTTCTGGATTTCCTGCAACTGGGCGATATAGTTACTGAGTTTCATGGTGTATGAGTATGCTTAGATTCTATAGAAAGTCAAGCTGAAAGTGGCTTTTTTTCAATAAAAGTGGCGCTCTTGGCGGGACTCGAACCCACATTAATCCAGTTATGCGCGTTCTGTTTAGAAGACAGAGCCAATACAAGAGCGTGATGTTGAAAATAAGTATGCTGGATACTTAGATAAAGTCAAGCATTACCAGCTTGACTGATAAGTAAAATCAAACTTCTCAAACTTGGGCGACAGCACCTTATCAAGCACATTGATGGTATGCTCCAAGTCCTTTTTGTACCAACTGTCGATTTCTGTGCTGCCGAAGAAGAACCCAGAAGTGGGCGTCAGAATGTCTGATGCACCGTCAGCGTCGCCAGCCTCCAGCTTGACCAAAGCAGCACGGCACTCGTTTCGCAGTTCAGCCAGCTTATCACGGCTGACGTAATAGCGGGCGCAGTTGTCCTCGCCGCTCTGGACGTTCTGGACAAACCAGTTGTGGATGGCGTTGGCCTTGCGCCAGTAGCCCACCGTGACGTTGACCGTCATTGAACGTTCAGCGTCACTTTCGTCGAGGTTAAGAAGGCCAAGGATATTGCCAAAGTCCTTGTCCTTGTCGTGGTCGTAGCCCGAGACGAAACGCTCGGCGTTGAGAAACATGTCAAGTCCCATAATGCTTAAGAGAGTAGCAGATGATTAAATAAAGTCAAGGTTTTTTCACCCTTTTTTCTGTCACCAACTTTGGCGCAGGCATTGGCTGCGTTGGAGCAGGAGATGGCAGAACAGGATGATTTACCTTGAGCAAGTTGCCGTTGTAAATCTGGAGTTTCATAGGAAGAAAGAAGAACCAACACATAAATATTCTATCTTCCTACAAAGTCAATATTTTTGCAAAAAAATCTTAAAGATTTTTGATTTCTAAATCTTCTTGATGTTGTCGTAATCGATCTCAAACGAATCTTCAAGATAAGAAGAGTCGCTTGGCGAGATCAGCATCGTGAGTGAGTTTAATGGCTTCTGCTTCGCTGTCTGCTTGTATCAGCACATAGCCATACTCACGCCAGGTGACAGGAACCTTATAAGTATTCATATCAAGCAGAGATGTTGTCAATAGCCGTCTTGGCAAAAGAAAGCTTGGACTCATAATCGCCAGTAAACTTCTTGCCCTTATAAACATACAATGCAAAATGAGTAGCGTGCTTGAGCGGCAGATTGCAGGCATACTTGTGCTTGCAATACCTGCTTGTCTTGACATTCTTATAAAACTGCTTGCGATTACGGTTGCGACCAAACGGACGCACAATCAGTCCAGTTCCATTAAGCAGACGGCGAGCAAAACTCAGAAAGTTATTGCCCTGCTCGTCGTTGGAGATAAAGCCGACAAAGTTGTCGGAGTATGTGGTGTTATTCATTATGATAGTAGTATGCTGAAGATTTTATAGAAAGTCAAGCTCTCAGTTGAAAACGTCATCCATCGCATTGATTTGGATGTTGCCATCAGGGCTCGTCCAACTCAACTGCTCGCACTTGCGCTTGGCCTTGCCAACGCTGACCACATCGTCATAGATATAGTCCATAAAGCTACGTAGGATGCGACGCAGCGTGGCGTGGTTGGTGTTGGCGGGGATTTGCGTGCAATAGCTGCCGTCTTCAACCTCAACCCAGTCGTGCCCGTCGTGACGATACACATCAAACCGCAGCAGGTTCACGTCGTCAGGGTTTTCGGGGTCATAGTCCCCGTCAAAACCCTCGTGGAGGTTGACCCAGTCGATCCGCACATTGCCTCGGATGATCGTGGGCAGCTTATGTTCATTGATTGAGAAACTATCGTTCTTCATCGTGAATATACTCTACCAGGTTTCTATAAAAAGTCAAGAAAAAACCCCTTGGGGGGTTGTCCAAGGGGTTGATTGGGAGCAGGGAACCGAATTGAACGATTGTCTCTTCATTATGAGCGAAGCGTGCTACCTTTACACCACCCTGCCGTAAAATTGTTTATTCCACTATCTATGATTTTCCATTCAACCACAGCCATCGATTTTTGTCAAGCGGAATCTATTTTTTGTCGCTTGTTTTCTTACCCACCATTACTTTACCTGCTTCTGTTTTTATCTTTGTACCGTCGCTTGTATTATTCTGGCGGCGCGAAAGTGCGCACCGATGGTTCATCAAAGGGTTGCTTTTCTATCCTATGTTATTTAAAGAACACTAACCACTATACCGATATATATTCAATAGTCAATAGAAAACTTCAAGATTTTTTACTTTTTTTAAGCGACCTTGAGTTCTACCTCGACGCTCTTCTTGCCCACAGACAGCATCCAGCGTTCTGGATGCTTTGCCAGCGGCGTGAAATAATCCTTGGGCGTGGGAATGAACCCGCAGTCCTCTTGAACGTGCTGCTCGGCGATCATCTTGACGGGGATGCTCTGGCCCGCCGAGTTGGTCACGGCGTGCCCGAACTTCTCTACCGCCCATTGAATGCCTGCGCTGTGATGGCGCAAGGCACGATAGGTCCAATCGCCCGTATATGCCTTGGTTTCGTCGAACCAGTCGTGGATGGCGACATAATCCTGCCACTTGCCGCCCCACTTCTTGACCGTAGATTCAGCGTGCTTGAGAGGAGTCATACAAGTAATGTATCAGGACTTTTCGTTTTCGTCAATAACCAAATCATCGCTGTCATAGTCGCCATCAACGCGAGAAGTATACCATTCTTGCGACGACGCCTTCTTGTTCACCAGGTCGTAGGTGATTTCGTCGCCATATTCGCTGCCATCACCCGCGCCGCTATATTCATACACTTCCCACGCCCAACTTTCAACCTCGCCCGCAATGGCAGAATTATAATCGGGGTAAGTGCTGATATACAGACAGCCCTCGTCATTGCCGCCGCTGAAGTTCAGCATAATCTGCTTGATGCCAGCAGCAACAGCCTTGTCGTAGATTTCCTTCTTGAGTGGTTGGATTTCCATAGTTTTTTAAGTTAGAATAGTAGAGTAGCAGTTTTTATAAAAAAGTCAAGGTCTTTCTTCAATACCTGACCTTGGCAGTTTCAACGTTGATATTCTTCCAGCCGTATGAATCAACCTTGATAAGAATGTATTCAAGAGTATTATCATACCCAATAGAGTCTGTAATATACTCATATGCTCTTACATAATCTTTTTCAAGGTCTGTGATTGTCTTACTCTCATCATCGTGAGTATAAAAGAAGTTCATATCAAAACGCGAATCAGATTCGTCTTTGATGTTCAGATGATAAATCTTCATACCAGTTCCTTCATAAACGGATGATATTTTATCTTATGCCGATAATATGTAGTGCTGGCAACTTTACCTTGTGCAGTATGATCAGCAGTCCAATATTCGTCCTTGTATTTGATAAGTGCGTGCGTTGCCTTGCCAAGTCGATTTAGAGATTCAAGAATAGTGTTCTTGATATTCTCAGCATCAGTTGAAGCAAACTCATACTTTTCTGTATGAATAGGCGTTTGAGCACTATCAATAATAAGGATTTTAACGGTGTTTTGTACCATATTTTAATCAGTTCTTCTTGAATAGGCGGAGACCTTGATCTCCATATCCCTTGAACGAGCCCTTGTTGTCGTATGTGCGATTGTCATTTACACGGCTTACAACATTGCCTTTGGCGTCGCTATAAACCTTGGTATTGCCCTGCTGTTGAGTAAACCCAACAACCTGTCCCTTTTCGTTTTTGATATAGTCTGGCATAAAATCAAATCACATCACAATACTTCCAAACGTCGTCGGGAATCTCGTCCCGCACTTCCGTATCAAGTTCGTAAATCTTCTTCATTGCGCCGATGCGGTCGCCAGCGTGTATGAGATTAGCAATCTTGAGAAGGTCAAGATAGTCACTTGTCTGAACCTTCATCATAGCCACATCGCCAAGCCACAGCTTGTGGCAGCGATTGAACCGATTGATGGCAACTTCGTAAACCTTGGCAGAGGCAGTTTCGTCAGTTAGTTTCATCGTGGAATACTCTAAACGAGGTTAATAAAAAGTCCAGAAAAAGTGAGCGTGAACTGGTATGCGCTCCCCACCGTGTGAAATCAAACCGCCGTCGCCAGACGCACGGGACGACCAACAGCGTCGTCGAAGACATAGTTGACAGGCTCGTCGGCTTGCGCCGCACGGCTGTCTGTCGGCACCCACCAGCGAGACAGCAACTCGCGCCCAGCCTTTTCTGCCTCGGTCTGAGTGGCGAAACGCAGAGCATTCGTCGCCCACTTGCCATCGACGCAAACTTCAGTTTTCCAAGATTTCATAATGGTATGTTGGCAGTTTTTATAGAAAAGTCAAGTCAAGAATGAATGCCCACCAGTGCCGAGCGACTCAGGAAACTCGTCGTCGTCATAGCTCTCGACGGTCGTAGGATACGACCCATTCTTCTTCTGATACGCTCTGAAGAAGGTGGACAAGTCGCAGTCCTCTTCAAGGAAGAGGCGAGTGCCGCGCTTGTTCTTGTAGGAATAGCCGCTGATGTCGTCAACAGTCAGACCAACATCCTTGAGGTCAGACGGAGTAACCTCCAGCCAACCGTGACCTGGATCATTGTGCTTAATAAACGTAGCGTTCATTGAGTAGAAGTGTGTTGAAAAATTAAAGAAAGTCGAGATTATTCGGAGGCCAAAATGCTGATTATCTCTGTCCCCCGCTCAAACAAGTTTCGTTCAACAAGGTCAGGGTCAGCGCCATTTAGTTCCGATGGAGTGAATATGACAATGGCATAGCCAGCGTCACGCAGTTCATCGATGCTGCATTCGTACATTGTTTTCATAATTAGATTTTCTTCTCCCAACCAAATCCAGCACACACATAAGTTTCGCTGTCAATCGTCACTTCATCATCCACGCTCATGGAGCGCAGACGCTTGCCAGAAATCCATTCAGAGCCATCCACATGATTGCATTGACGAAACACAACCTCCAGCGCGTCCAGCACATCAGTACCAGAAGGAATGAGTTCCGAAGGAAACTCAAACGTGTCAGTCGAACGAAACGCCTTGTAAGCAACGTTGATCTTCATCGTGCAGATATCCTGAATTGAAAATTAAAGAAAGTCGAGAAGAAAAGCGGTGCAGGCCGGATACCACTCACAACCTGCACCGCCCCAGTGATTTACACCAAAGTCAGGCTTTCGGCAAGGTCACCATCGTTCAGCGTGTCGAGGCAGTTCAGCTTGTGCTGCACACGATGGCAGATGTTTTCCTCAATGCACTTGGCAGCATACACGATGCGTTGATAGCTCTTGGTCTTGCCTTCCAGTCGCCATACACGACCCAGCGCCTGGCGCATATTGTAAGCAGACCAGTTCGGGCTGATGATGCTGGCACGAGGATACTTGCCGTTGAGGTCGTGCAAGCTGACGCCAGTTCCACCAGCAGCAATGTTTACAACCAGCACTCGCTTGTTGTCAGCTTGAAATGCATTGATGTCATCAACACGCTGCTTGTCAGTTTGACCGCCAACAATAAACCCAACATTGTTCTTGAACTTGCTGATTTTGTTCAGTCGCTTTACAATGGCATCCACCGTATCAGCAAAGTTGACAAACAGCACAATGCTCTTGCCTTCGTCGTAAAGATCTTCTGCCATCTCTACAAAAAGAGGAACCTTGCACAACTCAGCCTTGCGACGAGCTTCCATCATAACAGCAAAGATATGCTCAGAATAGTTTTCTGAACGTTCTTCAAGCTTGGCCAGTTCAGATTCCATATCGTCATACACGGCCTGGATCTTGCTTTCATTGGCTCCAAGATCATATGCCTCGGCGACAATATGAGATTCCGGAAACTGCTTGCCAAAGTCCTGTACCTTCATACGGCTGGCGCACTTGGTAGTATCAAACAGATACTCGTTCAAACGCAGCATAGCTTCGCGAGCTTCAGCAGTAGCAAGGTTGAAAGTCATAGCACCATAACGTGCCATAAGTTCAGCACCGTGCACACGGCAAAAATCGCGAAAGTTGTAGAGTGCGTGCAGATTGGTAAGAAAACCAAACGCCTTCATTTCAAGGGGCGAGGTCGCAACCGTAGCAGAAGAAACCAGCACCTTGTAGCCTTGAACCTTGAGTGCAACCATCATCCAGCTATTGCTAGTGTCGGTACCCTTGCACTTGTGTCCTTCGTCTACCACAATCAGCGTGTTGGGTTCGAAGTTGAAATATGGCATTTCACGCTTGGCATTTTCATTGAACGGCTGAACAGGATCCTGAAGCTTCTTCCACTTCATGTATTTGGTATTGCCACGGCAAAGCTTCTCATAGTTGATGAGAGTAACCGCCTTGAGCTTGAAGCTGGCAAGGATCTTTTGCCATTGATGAATAACACTCTTGGGACAGATAACAGCGAAGGGACGGTTCAGTTCGCGAATAACCGCAGCAGCGGCATATGTCTTGCCTGTGCCCGTCTCACTCATATCCACGGCGTGACCGTTGAGATAAAGTGAATCTACGAGACGCTGTACGTGCTTGAATTGAGGCTCAAGCAAACCTGTGGTATCGATTTGCATATTTGTACTATGCTACACTTTTTATCTAAAGTAAAGTCAATAAATCCAGATTTGCACAAAGTATTGATCATTATGGCTATATATCATATATTCGCCATCATAACCATCCTCGTCATAAACAGGGCTGAAAAACAGAATCTTGCCAGTTTTGGCACTTTGAATAACAACGCCAGCCCAGCCTTTGACAGCAGATGTATTGCCCACTTTGATGAGTTTGCTGTTTAGAGTAGAACCTTTGTTGCCCTTCCATTCAAACGAAGTAGAGCAGTAAACTGGAATATCTATCATCATTGTGCAGTCAGTATTTCAGATTTTTATAGAAAGTCCAGCAAAAAGTGCGTGTATTTTTATCAAGCACTTACGAAAGTTTGACGGCTTGATTTTTTTAATAAGCCCGGTAGACTGATTGCATAGTCGAGAGTAGGAGAAAATTCCGAAGAGACTAGTTGCGGAGATGAGCCTCCTAGAATGTGGGACCGACGCCTACGCAGATGCATAAAAGTGTTGAGAATCATTCTCTAGTGCTTTGCTGCTTTACTTTTTATAAAAAATCATTCAGTATATGTCCATTATGGAGACCATCACCATCAAGCCCGACCACTTGCGGGACTTCACGGGCTGCGTCCTGAGCACCCGTGAGTACAACGGGTACCACGACAGCGACTTTTATGCCACGGTCTGGGACGAGGAGGCGGGCTGCGTGCGTGAGATCGAAGACGGCACCACGCGGGCATATGCCCCGAGCAAGTATCACCGGGCCGACGCCAGCGACGAGGTTCGGGCCAAGGCTCGCGCCTGGTATGCCTCCAGTCCCGACATCCGCAAGGGTGCCAAGGTTCGTCTGGAACGTGCGTTCTCTGCCATCCGAGTGGGTGACACGGTCGAGGTCGTGGCTGGTCGCAAGATTGCCAAGGGAACGGTTGGCGAGGTTGTCTGGGTTGGTCGTGACAACTTCAACCCCAAGGCGTTTCGGGTTGGTCTGCGGCTCGCCTTTGGCGGTTTGCGGGTGTTTACGGCAATGGGCAACGTGGAGAAGCGCAACTACAACCCGCCGACCGAGGCGGAAATCGACGCCGAGGTTGCTCGCTGCAATCCTTATTGAGGTTCAACGAGTTATGAAAATCAAGCGAGGCCACAAACCTCGCTTTTTGCTCGACTTTTTATAATAACCTGTCATTCTTTAGACACTCAAGGGACAGTGCCAGAAGTGCCCTCCCGAAGAAGTGACCGATCAAACGGAACGAATAGGGGACCGGAGGCTACGCGGATATATCCAAAATTTTGACTACCCCTGACTCAAATAGTATAGCATAGTTTTATAAAAAGTTCAAGGAAAAAATAAATCAAATAATCCTGTAAGGTATTGTAAATCAAATACCTTTGTGGTTATTAAAGTGTTGACTATCAAGCAGTTACTACTTTTGTAAGTACCTGATAATCAACAACTTATAACCATCTGATAACCAACCACTTACATTATCAACTACTTATGTAATTGTGTAAGTGCTTGATAATCAGAATTCTGCATCCTGTTGAGCAGCAACAGGTACCGCAGGCTTCTTGAGCTTTGCCATAGCTTTTGCCGCTGTAGCAGCAAAGTCAGCATCACTCATAACACTATCACTGGCAACATCTTCTGTAGATGTAGCAACAGCATTATCACTCTTTTTCTTGCTGCCAATAAAGTTGATGCGTTCGCATACAACGCTAAAAGCAGTGCGCTTGATATTATCACTACCAGTATATTCACGACTCTTTAGTCTTCCGACCACAGATAGTGAATTGCCCTTCTTAACATACTTGCTAACAAACTCACTTTGTTTGTCCCAAGTATCTACATCAATATATAGCACCTCTTCATCGTTCAGAGGATTATTGACGGCCAGTCTTACAGTGGTAATGTTCTTACCAGTTTGTGTTGTTCTAGTAACAGGGTCTGCTACAGCATTGCCTGCTAGGATGATTACGTTTAACATATTAGTATAGAATTGATATACCTTTATTGATATATCAGCTACTACTATACAGGTATTTACCTAAGTGTCAATATATAAGAAATAATAGTAGGGGGGGGGGTACCTAAATTTTTAAATCTTTATATATGATTTATCGCACGATAATCGTCTGATATATCTCCTATATCGTCCGAATTAATCTAGGTGGGGGTACCTAAAAATTGATATAATCGTCGTATATCATTAGAGCTAAAAGCAATAGCGCCAAACCTGTAAACACAAAAATCATATAGGGGGGTACCTAAATTTATATATTAGATATATTAGCCAAAACATCATTGATTTAGAATATACTAAAACAAAAACCCCCACTGTGTTTAGTAGTGGGGGTAGCTAAATTTATACTTCTATATATGTGTTATGTGCTGTGTTCTACTGGAGTTGTGCCGCCAGTACCACTGCTGCTATTATCATCACCATTGCCAAAAGATGGTGTTATATTTGTAGTTTGACCATTGTTGCTATTTGAATTGTTCTGCTTTTCTGCATTCTTCTTTTGAAAATACACAAAAGCAAAAACACCTGCTACTGCTAAACCGCCTAATATGAATGCTGCTGTCATATGATTGTTGTTTGTTGATTGTTGAATAAGTTGTTGATACATTATATAAATATAATCTAACTTTTCTTATCGTTATTCAAAATCAACCTTACAACATAAATCATTAGAATAGTTGAGCAGGCAATGCTTGCTATTTCTACTAATGTTTTAGGCTCAAGATGCGCCAGAATTGTTGTCATATTCATTATTATCAATAGCAGGAATATCTTTAGTATTATTGCTCTTGGCTTCTGTAGATGCACCATCATATTTGCTCATTGGCGTCATGAAATAATGCACACTACGACGCAATGAAGATGGCAACTTAGGCTCAACACACTTATGCACATACATTCTATATGTCTTGATTGCTCGTGCACTTCTAGCAACTAACTTTACATCTGCCATAGTGCGATGCTTATAATCACTGGATTATCAATATTGCCCTTTAGTTTGAACCGAATCAGCTTATCTTTGGGCATATTGCCAATAGGATTAGCATTGCTGCCGCGAGTATTATTGTTGTTGTTTTTGTCGATTTTTGCCATATAAAATATATAAGATTAATATATACAAGCGTTCTATTTTGTCAAGTCCATTCTATAGGCGGTTTATCGCATATAGATTTTTTCTTTATTATAGCGTTCTTTATTTTAGTATATTTAGCCTTGACAAATGAAGCAAATGCTCCTAAGCCAACGCCAACTAATATTGTAAAAAGTATTGTTTCGTGCATAAAAAATATATATTATATAGTGGGGTACCTAAAATTATTGTTATTGACATATATATGGAATTCTGGTAAAATAAAGTGCTTTGTGCGTTGCGTGGGGGAATACATTCTATCCCACATCGCCCCATTCTGCCCCACTTAATATAATCATCTTTAGTTTTTATACAGCATCTAATATCCATATATACCCATTGCTTTTCAATACTCTACCACCTAAACTTTATATCTTAGTATAAATAACCAGTTTTTATAATACCGCTATATATATCAAGATACGTTATTTATACTATTATAGCCTACTTTGTTATACTCATATATCATATTAGATTTTTCTTTTCATATACCATTCTGTTAGTGCATCCATATACTCTTTACGTTTTGAATATTCAGGCAAACTATTATATTCATTTATCATAGCTGCCAGTCCATACTTGTTGAATGTAGTTGTAGCTGCTTTTTCAGCATATATATTTTTGTCGTTAGATGCTTCAGATATGTTATTATCTTTAGCTTCGTTATTATCTTTATTATTGTTATTTTGATTCATATATATGCTGCTAGTTTTTATGTTTGCTTAACTTCTATATACTTTGGGTTTTTGCCGTCATATACAACCGTTGTAATAGATCCATCTTTGTATATATATCTTCTATTAGGTGTATTAGCTTGTTATTGTTATTGTTTAATACATCCATATCAGATAAAGTTGGCTGCTCTATCTGTTCTTCTATATTAGTATTATCCACAAAACTATCTAAAGTAACATCTTTATCTTTAGATAGTTGTTTCTTGGATAGTTGTTGCTTGCTCTTTTTAGGCATATATAACATTTAGTTGATATATATATATATATCAACTTAATACCAATACCAGAAATGCTATTAACGCAAATGCTCCTGCGATTATAATAACTGTATTTAGACCATCATTGTTTGCTTTTGGTACAACCGTGTTTGGATGATTAGATGCTTCTTCTATCTGTTCTGCTTCTGTATATTTTGAATATAGTTCTTCTTTGTTTGGCAGTGATGTTACTACTGTATTATCTGCGGCGTTTACTGTTGTTATATATGTAGTTGCTTCTGATACAGTGTATGTATCATTGCTTTTATTTATTTCATCTAATGTAAAAACCGCGCCGCCATTATAGTTTGAAGGTGGCAATACTGTTTCTTTTGTCTTTAGCTTTAGTTTTTTTGATTTAGATTTGGATGGCAGTTGTATCTTGCGACCATTCTTTTTGGCTTTTTGTTGCTGTTATTGTTGTTGTTTTTCATAAGTTTTTGTATATATGGTTATTCAATCTTATACATATTATATATATGAATATAGTATGGTATATATAATAAGTGTATATAGGGGTACCTAAATTTTTTTATTTGTTCAAATATTCTGCGCGTTTTTGCAGCATCTTTTCTGCTACTTCCCAACTATATTCAACAGCGTGGTCTATAGACAATCCTTTGCTCAAATATCCAACCAATGCTTGAGCAGCATAATAATCTGCAAGCGTCATGCCTGTGCTAATGATATTTTCCTTTTCTATATAAAAAGGAAGTGCAGGAATATTGCCATATTTCATAATCTAATGTGCCGTGATATTAAGCATATTAGATGTTTTGGTCAAGTTATAATAAACTTATAGACCAAAGCGGCCTTTTAGGGCGTTATAGTTTTGCAATACTTCGGATGCTGATAATGCTCTGTTGTATAACAATGTATTGGAAATATTTCCTTTAAAATATCTATGTGAACCATAAGCTGGGCTTCCAAGAGGAATGTTGAATTGGCGGTTGCTAAAAAAGTTCTATTTGCACTAACCTCCAATCTTCCGTCTAAATATATATATATGGTAGTGCCATCGTAAGAGCACGCTATATTTGAATAGTTGAATAACAATGCTTTCTGCACAACGCCTACCACTTCGCCTCCTCCCCATATATGCAATACAATAGAATATGTAACGAAGTTTGATCGTGATATTAATATTTCAAAAAGCTGATAAGTGGTACCGGCTCCTATTCTGCCAATCGAATAGTATCCATCGTTAATCATATCTGTTGGATAAACCCAAGTGCTTAAAGTTCTAGCACCTGTACCAGATATACCGACATTATTTGTTCCAACGATAAAATCGTTTGTGCCGTCAAAAACTATACTACCTCCATTAGCACTACTGAATGTTGGCCCATTGGTTAATGTACCGTCGTATCCATTGCCGCTTAAATCAAAAATAGTATTACTTCCACTAACATAACTTTCTCTGTTTCCTGCATCAAGACACATTACTAATCCATTTGTAACCAATCTTGGCGGAACAGAGTTTGTTGCTCGTATTGTATCAAATCTGCCTTTGGTTGCATTATAATTTTCTAATATTTCAGCGGCGGATAATGCTCGGTTGTATACTCGTGCAACTGGTATAACACCGTCTATAACGTTGCCAGATACGGCGGGGCTATCCCACCTTCTGGCTATTCGTATTGCTCCCCCAGAAGTGGCAGTGCCAGTATATGAAGTGGAGGAAAAAGATTTCCATCAACATATAATTTTATTGTGGCACCGTCATAAGTTCCGCAATAATGATACCATATCCCAGCAGAAGGGGCGTGTGGACCAGCCGCTCTCCAAGCACCATTGAAAAAAGCGGCGTAAATTCCTTTATTTGCAGTACCTTCTACGTGAGTAGTTAAAGAAAAATTTAAGTTAGAGCCATTAAATACATTGGTTATTAGTGCAGAGACGGTAAGATTTGCTCCGGGCACGGTTGTAAATTTTACCCAACACTCCGCTGTCCAATTTGATATACTGGATATAGTTTGAGTTTCACCGTATTGAACACTTGTCCGACTAAAGGTCAATGTTCCTTTGTTGTCTGTGCTATATGACGGAGCACCAACTAATGACGCACTATTATTATTCCCGCTCAAATCAAACCAAGTATTGCTGCCACTAACAATACTTTTACTATTAGCAGCATCCAAATACAATACCAAACCATTTTTTACAACATCGCCAATATATGCACTCATAGTCCAAATCTTCCTTTGGTTGCGTTGTAGTTTTGTAATACTTCGGATGCTGATAGTCCTTTACCAGAATATATTCTACACAACGGTATAAAACCATTAAAAGGTCCATTATTATATTGAGTATCGTAGCCAAAAACAACTTTATTATTAACACTAATGCTGGTTGTAAACGCCCTAGAGTCTCTCAATATAGTATTGTTATACAAATAACTAGTGCCCGATATTCTCGTCCAAACAATATGATACCATTGATTTGTTGAAATAGAAGCGGCTGACTCAGTAAATAAAGAAGTTGTATAAACGCCAAGAGACCCGCCGATAGCAATATAAAGAATTGCACCCGAGTTCCCTGTAAAATACGACTGGGCCAAAAATATAGTAGGGTCTGCGGAGATCGAGCGTGGGTATATCCACGCTTCTACCGCAAAATCCCCAGTTCCAAAATCAAATACGTTGTTGTCTTGAACAACAATGTGGTCGTTTGAACCGTCAAACACAATACTTCCTCCAAAAGAAGATGTATATGTTGGACCATTAGTTAATGTTCCATTATTTGCATATCCACTAATATCAGCCCAAGTAGTTCCACTACCAGCATAACTCTTTCTATTAGCCGCATCAAGGCATAATACCATTCCATTCTTTACTACACTTGGTCCGTATGAATATCCCATATACAAATAAGTATATGGTATATATACTTTCAACTTATTATATCAAGGTTGTTATATTTCTTGAACAATACAGGTTCTGGACGGCAGTTCATCCATTTATCAAGCAGTGTGCTATATACTTGTCTAAAATCTGTGCTAAACTCAACATCTTGATTTTTTTGCAGTTTTAGGCTTGGTGCATTGCCATATATTCCACCTTTTATGTTTGAACCTAATACAAATAATGGAGCAGCAGTGCCGTGGTCTGTACCAGCACTATCATTTTCATTTGGTCTGCGGCCAAACTCGCTAAAAGTCATTGTAGTTACTTGATTATCAAGTTTATGACCTTCTAAATCTTTTTGAAAAGCAAATAGTGCTTCTGATAGTTGTTGCAATAAGTTGCCGTGATTTAGCAACTGATTGCTGTGTGTATCAAAGCCGCCAATAGATACAAAATATACTCGCGTTGGTAATCCTGCTTGTATAAGAGCAGCAACATTGCGTAATGAAGATGCCAGATTGCTGTTGGGATATTTATAGTAAGGCTTATAGGCATCCAGTTTTTGTTGTACTTTGCGTTCTGTTACTAATGTGTTCATTAGCGTTTGCTTTAGAAAAGTACCATTATCATCGCCGTTCATTGCTTCAGAGTATGAACTTTCAAGCAACTTTCTTGTATCATCATTATCACGACGATTTATTCTATTTACAAAACCAAAAGTAGAATGCGGCTTTTTTCCGCCGAATGATTGCGGCGTGTTGCCTGTCATATGTATAGCAACAGGGTCGTGATTATCAGATGGCATACCAGAGCAGGCATTATCAAGAAAACGTCCTATCCAGCCTGTAGATGATGTTCTATCACTATCCATTGCTGTTTCCCATATTTCTGTGGAACGAAAATGACTGCGATTTGGATTTGGATAGCCAACATTTTGAACAATGCCAAGTTTGCCGCCAAGATATAAATCATTCATCTTGGTCATTGATGGATGCAGTCCGTGAGTGCTGTTTAGTGCTATAACATCTTTTTTCTTGATGGCAATCTTTGGACGAAGATTATAATAGTTGCTGTCTTCATATGGCACCAATGTATTCAAACCATCATTACCACCCGCCAGTTGAACAAGCACAAGTATGCTTTTGTCTTTTTCTGGCTTTGGCTGAGATGCCATTGCTGAACGCACCAAAAACTCTGGAGCAAACTGACCAAAGAAAGCAGACCAATGCCTGCGGACGACAACTTGATAAACTCTTTGCGTGTATGGGGTAGATTTTTCATAGTATTAGCATAGTTGATATTCGGGTGATTGCAGTATGGTTACTACTGCACGCTTTAGCCTAAAGGTAGGTATATTGCGTTCTTTTTCAGGGTGGGGTACCTCAAAATGTTTTTATGTTATTTACAAGTTGCTGCGACGGCTTTGGCAAAAATCTATTGCATAATACATTTGCCGCAGTAGTGCTGTCTAACTTGGATAGTTCAGATAATGAACTTTCATTGAAAGTAAATGATATATTGCCAATCTGCGTTGGCATCATTGAGCAATCTCTTTTCATCTGCGTTCAATACTTTTTCATCCAACACTGCAAACAAGTTTTCCACGGTCTGGCGACGTGCTTGTATAGTACTTGAGTTTATCCAGTTCTTGCCGCCAACCCATCCACGCACATTAGGTGGATAAAATGGCATCTGTCCCATACTTCTCAATGGCTGAGTAACCAATCTTTGTAGTGGTGATACTTTGATGCCAGTATCCTGAACAACGCCGCAATAAAACTGAATAGGACTCTTGATATAGTTATGCTTATACTGTTTGCTATAAAACATATTGCTGCCAAAGAATATGCCAAGCAATGCTCGCAAACTATAGTTCTTGCTGCTCCATTCTTTGGCAATAGCATCAAGATATTCAACGCCAACTTCATTGTCGGTAAGATAAAACTTTATCATTTCTTGCGGCAAAAATCTGCCTGCTGCTGGCTGACGATATGCTATATCAATAACATCATCGCCGCTAAATCTACCAGATGTTTCAAATATGCTCTTTATTCCAGCGTCGTGCTGTGGAGCACTTAGATAAAATCTTTGGTTCTTTGCTCTATATCCTGTAAATGCTTTGGCCGACTCTTTGATGTCTTTTTCGTTATAGTTGCCTTCGCCAAGCACAAATAGTTCAAATAGTTCTCTGGCAAAGTTTTCATTCGGAGCACGCTTTTCGTTTCTGTTCAAATCAAGATATTGTATCATTGCTGGTGAGCGTGATATAAACTTGGTAAGATTTGGTGCTGTATTATATGCGTGCCTTGCCAGTATATCAAAATGTTGATGAACAGTTACTGGGTCTCTTACTTTGTCTGCTCCAATAACATATACATCACTCAAAAACAAGTTCCATTTATAAAACGCACTATTTTCTATATACTGATGCGTCTTGTATCCAACGTATAGCAAGGTCATTTATGCCATTGCGTTGTTTGTTTTGCAGTTCTCTGCGTAGTTTATTACGTTCTTCAACATCAGCACCACGCATAGATGCTTGCAGTTTTCTTTCTTCTTCTTCAAACTTGGCTACTGACTCTGGTTTGTTTATGCCACGGCTTGGTGCATCAAGCGGAAATAACTTGTTTAGTGTTCCGCCCAATCCGTCACTTACTGCCTGCTTTACTTTATCTTCTGTAGCAGACCAGCCAGCTCTATTCAGTAGATGCCTTGCGTTTTCTGCGTTCCATTCAGAAACTGGCAACGGCTTCCACGCATCTTCTATCTTTAGCCCGTTGATAATATTACTCATACAATATATAAGTATATATCAACGGAACCAAAGATAAATCATTTACAATACATTTACGTTTTTGTATTATCTTCTTTGCTCTTGTCTTTCATCTTGCGAATATCAAGTGAAAGAACCAGCAGCAGCATAAAGTTGCCTGCTGTAATCTGCCACGCATTTCCGACCAAAACGCCAAGACCAGCAACGGTCAAGGCAAATAAACAAAGCAGGGCTTCAATAATAGTGTATCTCATAGTGTTTGTAATATACAATAGTATCTGAAAATGTCAAATATTTTCTGAAATATATGCATTTTCAAACTTATGATGCTTACAACCAATAACTTCCAACTCTTTTCTATACCCTTTATATTTAAACTTAACATCTCCGTTATCAGAATAATCCAAAATGTCCGAGAGAAATATAAAAGAAACATTATTTTCAAAAAAATGGTGTCCAATGTTCAAATCTGAAATTTTTTCGTATTTCAAATACTTACACATGCATCTATGCAACGCTTTCGGTCCTGTAAGATTGATAGTCGCTACAAACTCGTTTGATTTTATATATTCAGTTAGCTCTTTGCATATTTGTTTCTCAAAATCATAAAACAAAAAATTATTTGGGGCCGATGCCATTGTCATAAAACGTGGTTCGTTTGTTTTTCTGGTCACAAAGAATATTGTACCATGAGTTTTTATTATATCAAAGAAATTTGGAACTTTATTTACGATATCTATGGGAGGCAGGTCCGCATCAAACCACATTCCTCCTTCCAAGTATAATTTTCTTATTCTGTATAAGTCTGCTCTACCAGCGCCAGTATTCAAACGATTAAAAGCATTTTAGTGTTTCGTCGTCGGCATTGTCGATAATCCAATTTACCATGTCGGCATCGTCAAAATATTCAAACTCAAATAAAGGATTTGCATTTTTCCAAGCATTTATATTTGCTTTGAGCTTGGGAGGACAATTTTCCAACTTTGGTTTATGACTGGTAAATAATTTCATTTATTTTCTGAGATGCATAAGTCTATGGCATCCTTGACTTTATCAACGGATATTTCCTTACTGCACTCAAAGTTCTTGTTTCTTGGACAATATAACCAACCGCTTTTTATTCCTTTTACATTATCTATGCTTGGGTCATTCAAGCAACCGTGACAAACATCCTTGTTTATTACTCTATAACAATTTTTTACAAACTCGTTGTCTTCGTCTGTGCAGCCAGAAATCATTACCACTTTCTTGCTCAATGCCCAAGCAAGCCAAGACAGTCCGCTGCTTATGCCAACAAAGAATGAGCAGTTTCGCAGTTGTTCTATTCTATATTCTATAGGATAGTTTCCTGTTTCATTTCTTGCTCCAACGGGCATTCTGTTCCATCGCCCATGTATGCCAAACACTTCGTCCTTATCTATGCAATATACATCATAACCCTTGTCTTTGATATACTTTACAATCTTATCCCAGCCATTGCCGTTGTTCCAATACTTTAGTTGCGATGTTGATTGTATGGCAATGCATACATACTTCTTTTTCTTGTTGAAACTATACTTGTTGCTTTTGGTTATGCTGGGAATAATTTCAGTATATTCAAGTCCAAGTTGCTCGCACATTTGCTTTTGAATAGGTCCGCGTCTAAAAGTAAAATTGTATATCTTTTGTAGTTGTTGCATTTTCAACTTTGTGATTTATATCCACAAAATATACATTTGGGTTATTGCTTTGTAGTATAGCGTGCCATTTGGTTCTAACATACACTGTTCCGCCGTGCTTTTTTTGATATACATCAGCATATGGCGAAAATGCTATATTATCCCCTAATGCCTGCGTTATAAAATTTATTATAGTAACCATATATATTTGTATTGATATATATCTATTTTGTCAATGTTATAATATTTATAGATATGTCCAATTTTGAGCAAACATTCTTAAAGCACAGAGCACTACTCAAAGAGCACTTTATGCTCAACGAAAATGCTGAGTATGAAGGCAAGTTAGACAAGATGATAGAGCATTTGAAAGACAAGAAGAAAGTGTTGTTCTTGACTACCAGCACTCGCTGGTCTGGTGACAAGCAAAAACCAAAAAGCACGGTGCTGGCTGAACATATTGCCGAAGAAGTTGGAAAAAATGTTGAACTGATTGATGTTGGTGCCTTGACAATATATTGCTGTGAAGGTAATGTTAGCAAGAATGAAGGAAATAACTGCGGGATAAAGGACTCTGCTCTAAAAGATAAAGAAAAAATCCAACTGGCAACCATCGTTGCTGGGCTTCATACAACAACAAAAATGATGAACTATGGAAAATATCTAAGTCGCTCTTCGAGGCTGACAGTATTGTGTTTTTTGTTAGTGTTCGTTGGGGTCAAACTAATAGCGTATATCAAAAGCTCATAGAACGACTAACTTGGCTGGAAAACAGACACAGCACTTTGAATGAAGACAATATCATCAAAGACAAAGAAACTGGTCTTGTATTGATTGGTCAAAACTGGAATGGCGAGAATGTACTTGATACTCAAAAGCAAGTACTAAAATTTTTTGGCTTCAAAGTACCAGACGTTCTTAGCTTCAACTGGCAATATTTAAACAATCCAAAAGACGAATCACAAAGCAGCTACAAAAAAGCCCCTTCTGCATTTGAAGAGGCGTTTGATGTAAAACTAAAATAATATATCAGGGAATACGATGTCTGATATATCCTATGCCACGTTCAATGGCATACAAGAACTTGTTGATTAAGCGGCGTATATATGCCCATACTTTGGTACGAAAGATATTACTTGTTATACCATCTGTTTCTTTCTATTTCATCTTTACGTTGCCATTCAAGTGTTTGCTGCTTACGTTCTGCATTTGCTGTCTTATCCCACTTGAATAGTTCTATCTTATCCAACTTACCGTGAGTAAAATATGCAATATACTCAACCCAATAATCATATTCTTCTCTTTCAAACCAAGTATAAAAATATACTTTGCCGTGTTGACCATCAAGTTCTTCTTTATATGGCTCTTGGCGGTCAATATATCCACCCATAAAAGATTCAGAGTCTTCTATCCATTCGGTCTTTCTATATTTTTCTACAAACAATCTGCCACCCTGAATATAATAATTGGCCATTACGTTGTCTAAATCTTTTGTTTGAAAAGATTCAGCAGACATATCAATGCCAAGAGCATCAATCTCTGCGTTGGTTGGTAGCTTGTCTGCTACATTAATATAATCAAACATTCCCATAAGTTTCCTTGTATTATTATTTATATATAACTATATGTCAAGTTAATATTTAAAGGTTGCATTGTGTCAACGGTCTGCCCGCAAAGTGAAAATGAGTAATGCCAATAGGCTCTAATGTGACATTTTTTAATGAACCATCATATATTTGATTTCTAACCACAAACTGGCAATAGTTTTCAAACTGAGAAAGGTGTATACAAACTATGTCTTTTTTAGCTTATTTGATACAGACCATTTTGTAAGCGAATGTTCTGCACACAAAACTTTAGCTTGTTTGACATCTTGTTTATAATCCCAGGTTCTGAATACTCTTTTCAATCTCAGCGTCAGACTCATACAGCACATTAGTATTGTTTGATGCAATAAAAACCAACTTTGATATGTAAGTGGACTGTCAGTATATTCAGTATTTGATAATAGCTGCTGTTTGGCTATATCAAATCTTTGTATCATTTCGTGTGTAGCAACGGCTGGAAGATAATATACATCAGCTTGCTCAACTTCCAAATCAAGAAACCTGTCAGATATTAGTATATCATCGCAGATTTTCATTGTATATTTGGTGCCAAGATTGTTCTTGGCAAACAAATAGCCTGTTTTATCCAATGTTACGTGACCAACTTGATGTCCCATACCAACAGGATGCGGCTGAAGCAAATATGAAACTTTGAAAGTTCGCTTATATGCTTGAGCTATTTCAGTTATTTCCATTTCCGGAAATATCTTCTCCTCTATTCAATACAAGAACTATGCGTTATGACACGCTTCAAGAATAGGGCGATTATATTCCATCATACCCAGCATCTTTTCAACATTATTCTCTGATGGGTCTATTCGCCTACAGATAATAGCTGTTGTGTCTTTTAGCACATCCTTTATTTTCATAGCTTGAACGCAGCAATAGTGTGCTGAAATGGATTGCCTTCAATATTCTTTACAAGGCGTAGCATTTCTGCTGCAACTTCACGGATTTCCTTTTGAGCATCTGGCTTGTTGCGTAATGACAAGAAATGATAGAACGAACGCCAGTTGAACATAACATCGGCACAAATCTGGCTGTTATATGTCTTGAAGAACCGAGCACTTTCCTTGATGCGCTTCTTGTCATATCCTCTGTTTACAAGGTCAGCAACGCACTTGTGATATAGTTCATTGCCCTTTTTCTGTATATGCCTGTAGCAAATCTTTTCCAATCCCTGCGGCCAATCGTCTGGAATAAGAAACTTGTCTTGTTTGATTTCTTTGTATCTGGCACTTTCGCTCATTTACAGAAACGCCAACCCCTATGCTTTATCAAATGGATGTGGGAAGCGATGTCCGTATCTACAAGAAAGTGAGGCTGCTTTTCTCAAACGGAGTATGATGTCCGTGGTCAGCAAGCATCTTTAGCAGAGCAGGTATGCGATTACGCTTTTCTTCTGTTATTTCTCTACTGGTAGATGTCCATGCAGAACAGGCAATAACTGTATCGTCGCCGTACCATCCAAGTAATTCAACTGTATTCTTATTCATCGTAATTCGTATTTTTTGTTTTAGTATTAAATTTGATTTTTCCACTTTTAACGAGAGAGTATGCAATTTTTTCAAGAGAGTAGTGCATATCGGAATGTTCTTCCTCATTGATATACAGACATAGATTTTTTAATTCATTGTTCAGTTTATCACCGTCTATATGATGGACTCCCTCTCCTTTACCATATTTTGTTCTTTTTAGTTTTCTCCCAATGTGCTTTTCCATCACTAAAATATGCTCCGGTCTATACATCTCCCATCCATTTTCTATTTCCAAATACTCTTTAGATTTAACATATTTATATCCCCTCTGTGAGATATATTCGCATTTTTCCTTTCTGTTATCATAGCGAGGTTTATATGGATATTTCTTACCTTTATTATAATCGTTGCCATATTGTCTTTAGAATTCGCGTCTATCCAAATTAAATTTTCGCCTTCCTCTCAATTGAATAGCATCCCATGTTCTATTAGGAAGAAGCCGCATCAGTGCTTCCTTTTCCATAGTTTCATAATTACTTTTTATAATTAAATCTTCTTCTTTTGCCCATATTTTGTTTATATTCATAATAATATAAATATGGTTCAGATGTAGTTTTTTTCAATAAAAATGTATTTCATCACTGCCATAATGTCCAATAATTTCTACTTTGTTATTCATTCTTCAATATTTTTTTGATGCTGTAGTCCAACATCTTCGGTTAATACAAGAGACAATATATCAAGTGAGTCTTGTGTCAATGGTATAAGAGTGCTATATACAGGACTATCATTGATTGTTTCGTCATCAAATCCTTCAAGTTCCATAGCACGAATAAGCCCTCTGTTCAATATGGCTGCTTTCGCACTTTTTTCATTGAAGTCTGGAAATACAGTTACAAATCCAGTATCTGTTTGTATATCACAAATAGATGCGTGGTATTTTTCATCATCGCTGGTGGTTGTTTCGCACTCACAAACTATACCAACTTCGGGATTTTTCTTGACTGCTGCTGCAACAATAGCATCAGCAAACTCTTTCACCGCATCATCTATTTTTTGATGTAACTCAGTCATTTTGCTTTTTGGCCAATATTTTTCTCCACCAAAATAATAACGTGTTCTTTTGATTGCTTCAAGGTCTATGATATAATCAGCTAACTCTTCCTTTTGATATGGCTTGAGGTTCTTGAGTTTCTTCAATGCCTTGATTTGAGTTTCAATATGACCAATAGAGTCTGATAGCGAGGACACTACCAGATTGTCAATAACTTCGTCGTCGATTTCGATTTTCATGTTTTACAAGTTTTTATATAGATTGGAGTTTTTTCGCCGACATAAGCACATTCAATGTTATAGTGAAAATATTCCCAAGCATCTTCTTCGCTCATATCCTTTGATAGACACTCTATGATTTTGTCTATGCTATATACTGCACGAATATTGCCAGAAGTCAATCCTATAAATGCTTCATCAAGTCCATCCGCAAGCAACACTTCTTCATCAGGATCGCCTCCTGTATATTCATCCACGAATGTGTTGATTTCTTCTCTGTTCATTTTTTTACTCCAAAGTAATCACATACAATGTTTAATGCAGGCAACAACTTTTCAAAAAGTTCCTTGTCTTCCTTTTGATAAGGCTCAAGTTTCTTTTTCTTTTTGATGGCTTGCAGTTCTGTTTTTACAAAACTCACGATGCCATTTTAGTTCGGTTTTCACGACCGCATCAGTAATGTCGTAATCCATATCTATTGTTACTTTCATTTGGGTTGTTTCTTCAGTATATTCAACCATATAATCAAAGTTGTTCATAATATGGTCCCACAAGATTTCACGCTCTTCTTCAGTTTGCAGTTGCATTCTTTCGCCAAGAGTTTTGATGATATAATCTACAATAGTATCGTTGCTATGTACAAAATCTTGGATACGAGCAATGTCATTTTTTGTATTTACTGTCAATCGTTAGTTTTTTCATTTTTTAACTTTTTATTTTGGTCTCCAACAAACAACTCGCATTCTGCTTTATGACAATCTGCGGAGTTGTTTTGTTTGTTTTTTGTTTATTTCTAAAAATATTGTTCCAGTTTTCGCAATATTGCGTGTATGAAATGCTATATGGTCTTGGTTTGCTGCCTTTGCCGTTGCTCATATTGTTATTCCTTGATACAATATTCGTGCTTTGGAATGTTTCTTACAGGAACATATTCTCTTTCGGCCAACTCAGGATTGGTTTTTGCTTCTTCAATATTCAATGTTCTATACCATCCGCCTCTATGTCCTCCACTTACGTGCAGTTCACCGGGCTTACCAGAATATTCACAGGTTCGTGCAGACAATACTTCAGCATAATGCACAATGCCGTCAATATAGTTTCTATAGTTATTCTTGACTTCAGTTATTTCTGGATATCTGCCTGTGTTTTCTAAGGTATTCAGTTTGGCATCAAACTCAAGCCTGTAATAAAACCTCAATGTGCCAAACTTTTCTTTGACTTGTGTAGCAATAAACTGAGGCGGTGCTATTTGCAGAAAAGCATTACCATCATTTCCTGCTACATCACTGCCATCCAATGCTACGCCAGTAGAGTATAATCCTTCACAGGCTTCGCACAATGTATCAATGATATTATACCATCCACCATTGCACTCAAATCCCCAATACATACAGGATTCTTGCATAGATGCATTTCTATCTCTAAATATCTTTGGATATTTTTCGCAGAGTTGTTTATCTAGTTCTTTTTTCATATTTACGCCAATCTTACTTCAGGAAATAGGTGGTTGTCAATAAAGTTCTTTACATCTTCTTCTTTATGTCCGCAGTTGATAAGAAAGCGTGATGTATGCACATTTTGCTTCTGGTTCATACAATACAGGTTGTGATTGACCATATAACTTTTGTTTTCAGAGTTCCATCCAACATTTTCAAGATAATACTTCATACAATCCTTTGCCACATCAATAACCATGCTCCAACTCAGCATCTGTATTTACCATACCCAGCAGCAATCATATTTGGACTGAAGATACGTTTGCCCCAATCTGGGAGTTCTCTGTCCTTTTTCCATACAAGTTTGGATGTTTTGTTCTTGAACCATATGTTCATAGGATGATTTTCATCTGCCATACCTAAAATCAAGGAATACACCTGTAATCTTGTTTTCGCCGCATATTACATCAAAGCCAAAAATGGGTGAAGCATCATCAAGATGTGGAAAGATACAAATATGCATAATCCACATCTTTTTTGACGCTGATACATCCAACACTTCAATATGACCGCGACGAAATCTTGTATTGCGAAATATTCTATTTGTCCAAGAATATTTGGATAGTTCGTTTAGTTCTATTTCAATACTATCCTTGGCCAGCGACAGATATAAGTCGCTGCTCAAGGCTTTCATCTTGTCAAATATTAACGCTCATTAGAACCAAAGGTCTCTTTTTACGCCAGATATTTCATCAACGATGTCAATGGTATGTTTGAATGCCTTGTTTTGCTTCTTCGGCCAAGTTTGGCGTAGCAAGCTCACGCATCTTCATACGCAGTGCTGGCAGATTGTTTTCAAAATCATACATTCTGCCTGTGCTTGGCACAAGGCTCTTTAGCATTTGTCCGCCAAACATATCACCAGCAAATCTTACATAAAAATGAGCAGCAACCTTTTCTTTGTCATCAAGAGAAACAAGATAGTTATAATACAAAATGGTAGTAGTGCGAATGAAACTTCTTTTACCATTTACAGCATTTGCTTCTTCAAGGTCGGCTTTGATTTTATCTGAACGCTGAATGCCTTCAAACTCTTGCAGTATGCCAAACTTATGTGACACATATTCAAGTCCATCATATACCATTCTAAACTGCGTAAGATAATCCATATATTCCAACGGAGTAAGTGCCTTTGCCATAAGCAAACGCATAAAAATTGTGTTTTCAGCCTTTGCGTGGCTTTCTGCTGTAAGTTCTCTTAGTGTGCTCATAATATTTTATTTCTTTGTTAGCCAAATATAAAATGGCTCAAAAATCTTTACTGTTACTTTTCCAACCATAAATGAAAGAGGCAGTGTAATCCATATAACCGGACCAGATAATGCAAATAATGCAATCTTTTGCGGGTTCAACTGTACTTTATCCATCATAATAGCATACATAATGGTTCCGATAATAGACCATATGCCGCCGAATACAAACAATCGCTTCAAGTAGTATATTATTACTCATTTGTATATGTGCATTATGCTTACAATACCATTATTGTCAATATCAAAAATAGTAGGCTTGCCCCAAACAAGATATGCTTCATTTAGCATAGACACATTGGCATATGTTGTTTTAGGACCAATATATTGAGTTTGACCATCAAAATGTATATGACCGAATAAATGCAGTTTGGGAGATATACGCAATGTAGCATCAAGCAAATCTTTGCAGCCTGTATGCTCTGTTGTTTCAAATCCAACACGATATGCTCTATCGCAAATGCCATATGGAGGACCGTGAGTAATCAATACATCAGTATTATTTGGGATATTGTCCCAATATTGTTTGATGTCTTCACCTCGGTCTCTATTGAACGCCCAATTATAGAAGCGTGGAGTTTGAGGCAGAACCATAGAACTTCAATCCTTCAACTTTACAACCGCTGTCTTCCAAGATATGTCAAATCTGGGAAATCTCTCAATAGGTTTCTAAACAGCGATGGGTCTTTTTCGCAAATCCAATCGTGGTTGCCTGCACAAAAAATCTTGTGCTTATGCGGATGTGTATTGAACCACCGCATAAAGTTCATAGCATCACGCATATTGCCATCAGAGCAAAAATCTCCCGCGTGCACCAAAACATCACCGTCTGGTATTTTTATACCAAAATGAAGTCCATATGTGTCACTGATGGAAACAATACGTGTCATAATCTGATTAGAACAACAATAATAACCAATATTGCCACACAAGCAAGCACTTTCTTTATGATTTGAAACTTTTGTTCAGATGTCATTTTATCAAGGTTGTTCTCCAATATACGGATATGATTGTATCTTGAATCCTTCTGGAAACTCTATATGTTCTTTTAGATATGGATATAGTTTGTCGTGTTCAGCAATGCCATCAAGGTCTTCGCCAACTTTTTTGGCTAAAATCATACCAACTATCCTTTTTGCTTTTCATCCATTGTGTGGATGTTTAGCAACAACATAACGCAGCATACCATTTCTGTATCTTATATACAGCCAGTTGCCGTCTTCTGTATTTGCTTCCAGTTGATATGGACAAGCACCGCCAGAATATATTATTTTAGATATTTTTATCATTGTTATTGTTTCTCGCCGCGTCGATGGCGGCTGCTTTCTACCGCCCGCAGCGCGGCGTTCTCGCATTCCAGTTTCTTGATTTTTCTGGATTATCGGTGGATAAAGTGCGAAGATGGTCATTATACTTGGTAGTATTATGGTCTATTGACTTATCTACTTCAGCGACCGTAGATGAATCCCAATTTGCCACAGCAAGATTGCCAAGGAGCAACAAGTTTTAGTTCAAGTTCTTCAACTTTTTTATTTAGAATAGCATTTTCTGCTCTAAGCCGTGTATTTTCGTCTTGAATAGTGGCCATATTTTATATCAATCCAATCTTATTGTTGAACCCTTGAAGAATATACCTTTGCTTACATTGCCAGATGCTTTAGTTCCATTTGGAGCCGTTGCTTCAAATCCAGTATTGTAATAATCGCGATTACCATTGAACCATTTATATCCAGTAATCTTTACATCTTTATATCCGCTGGCTTGAAGTACTCTGGTTGCTCCATCGGCATCAACGGCGATTACAGGAGCAAGTATTGTAATACCAACTACTCCTACTAGGAAAATAACGCCAAGAACTTCTATCAACGAAAATCCTTTGTTGTTTTTCATAAAATATTCACGAATAGTTGCTATAAAGTTTGAAATAAAACTCACCAAGAGCACCGTGCTTTTGTGCATCAAACAAACTTTCAATGACAGAGTTTGTAAAAAATGACGCCATAATCTTTTTCATCTCAGTGTGTTTGGACTTTTTGTAAAATCATACACGTTTACTCCGTGTGAAAAATGAAAGTACGCATTGCTGTTTGTGCTCTTCTTGTGCTAAATTGTCGCACATAAACTTTTCTACAAACTTTGCTTTGGCATCATCTTCTGATGTAGAAGATACAGCAGCAACAGCAAATGTCAATCCCTTCGCCAGTGGCAGAAATATTCTATATAACAAAGATAAGCGTTATTTTCATTTTGACAATGCTGTCTTTTGCTATTTTATGACGATTGGCCAAGATTTGCCGACACTTGAGTATAAAAGATGTGATATTGGAGCCATGTTGCACCTCAACTGCAAAACGGAAGTATTTTTCTATCTCTGACAATGCTTGACGCAGTTTGGTGTTCTCTGCTCGGAGACGAGTATTTTCATCTTGGATTGTAGCACTTTCTTCCCGACAGTTTGGCATTTTTAATTTCCAACTCAATCACTTTGTCAATCACGTCATTGATTGCCCAATGCTCAGCTCCATCAAGGATGCTAAAGTAATGTTGTGATGTAGTTTCTTCGTAGCTCATTTTGATAAGTGTTTTTCAATCTTTTCGTATAAACTGGCTCCAACACATCCGCACTCATAATCATTGTCAAGCATCCAATCTTGGATTTCGGACAATAATTCTTTCAGACTTTCATTTTCTTCTCGTATTTTAGTATTTTCTCGCAATAGTTCGGGTAATCTGACTTGTGCCATATCAAAATAGTTTTTAGCCTCATCGGATAAAGTTTCTCGTAACCATTGCTTTTTCTTCCCGCAGTTGAGCGTTTTCGCACTCCAATTCTTTGATACGAATTGCAGCGTTCTTAATTGTTTCAGATGGTAATCCGACGTTCATATTAAAGAATAATAGGTTCTGTAAAAACGTTATACACTCCCAAACCGCGATGTTTCACCACAATTTTTCTTAAATCTCCACAGCAAAACACCGTGTCGTGCTCTAATAGTGCTTTAGCTGTTTTTTATCTGTGGTAGCGGTGTACAAAGGAAAAGATGCCAAATTATTCAAATGATCATGGACGCTTAACATAATATGGGTATAGTATTGTCTACTTTTTATAGACAGTCAAGAACTATTCTTTTGGATAGTTCTTTTAATCAATCCTTTACTCGCTGCATACGAGCAGTAAACGGGTCATATTCCTGCTGCGTTCCAAATTCATAAGTACCAGCAGGAATGGTGATGGCATCATGCCGATCAGCATGAACACAGCGAATCTTGGTATCCACAGTAGATTCCATGAAAGAGTGCCCTTCTCATCCTCATAGAAATCGACACCATCAATAGCATCAACTACGTGGTGATTTCCAGTAGTTTCAGAATCTGCCACAATAATATATGAATTTTTAATCTTCTTTTTCTTGGCCTTTGCGGGTAGATTGCTGGGAAATACCATGCATTCACCGTGTAGAATAACTTCGTTGTTTTTCATAGTTTTGATATTGTTTTTAACATATAGTAGTTCCTAAACTTGTCAAGCAATTGCTACGATTTTCATCTCTTTTCCGCCAAATCGCTCTTTGATTGCATCCTTCCAATGTACGGCAGTTGGGAGATACAGCTTCCATATGCCAAATCTTTGTGGTTTGGTTCTGCATTTTAAGGTAAGGCTGATATGGGACATCAGCAAAGCATTTGCTCATATCACATATAGCTCATACTGACTCTTCCACCACCAATCATAATCCTTTTGATTGGGGTGGTTTTCAAATGTATCTACAAGCTTGCCAAAAGACAGCATTCTTTCAATTCCAAACTTACGAACAAACTCGGCCTTAACATCAGCATTTTGTTGCTTATTAAGAAATCAATCTGAAGGTCTTCTGAATTAGTCAATACAAGTTCTTTTGGTACGGAACGCCGTTCAAGGCGTAGATTTCGTTATTGCCATTATAAGACAAAGCAGGGCCGTCTTCACAGTGTAGCCCGAGCGAGTTTTTCTTGATAACTGTAGGTGGTTGGCATACAACACAAGATTCTTTAGCGGCCAGACCATACCGTAAGGGTGACAATTCAAAAAGCTTTCATATTCAACTGAATTGGTATAGGAAATATTTAGCTCGTTACGAAAGAACTCGTAAAACGAAAACCAACCAGCCCAGTATTGGCAATCAAAATAAGGGTATACAATATTTTGGTTCTCAACAGCTCTAAGCTTGGCTATAAACTTGGCTATCAACTTGGTTGACAACTTGGTTCCAAACTTGGCTCCTAACTTGGTTCACAACTTGGTTCTGCAACTTGGCTCCAAACTTGGCTATCAAACTTGGCTCTGAGCTTGGCTCACAAACTTGGCTCTCAACTTGGCTATAAACTTGCTTACCATCAATACCATCCAGAACTGATGCTAGCGTAACCGCTTCTAGCATTCATTGGGGCTATCTAAAAGCACAACGGGTGCCGGTTTCTCCATCTTAAGAACATTCTTTTGAAATGCAATAAAGTCTTTCACTGCATCAGAATGAGTCTTTCGATTAGTGGTAAGACCTTTTCTGGTCCAGATTTCAACATACTCAGCCATCTTTTAGCCTGAGCGTCTGGTAAGCTTAGAGATTTTGTTCATGAAAGTAATATGGTCTAAAGTTTATAGAAAGTCAAGAGCTATTCTTTTGGATAGTTCTTTTGTAACCTCGTAAATCTTCTTGACGGCATCAATATTATCAAAGTGAGAACTATAAAGCATTTCCGCCAAGCATTCAAATACTTTGGCTTTTTCAACTTGGAAGTCTAATGATTGTAAAATCCTATCATTGGCTTCTTTATAATACACTGTTTCTTTTCTTTCAGAAGTCAATGTTCTAATAGTAGCATCAAGAATAGCATCAATCGGGTCATTCTCAAATGTGCCGCCAGTATTACAAGGTATTTGCTTTCCGATAAAACGCATATACTTCTCAAGGTCTTGATACTTTTCCTTCCATTCATTTACTCTGTCTGCTTCACGCAAAGCACGCATACGCTCTTCATCCCAAGAAGATATAGCAGCATTACAACGATGAATAAGTTCCTCGTTGTTTTTCTTGAACGCAGCAAGTTCCAGTTTCAGTGTTTCTATTTCGTTATTCATAAGTTTTTATTTCTTTCTATGACAGCCACAATCAGAACAAACTTCATCTTCCCAAAATGTCATATGTGCATATGCTGTTTCTTTCACCTTCTTCACGCACATAGTTGCGAAGACCTTCATTTTCTTTCAGCAACCTTCTCAAGTCCTTGGCAAACTTCTGCTGATTTACCAATCTGGCTTCGCCCATTTCACACTCAATACAGAATGTTTCAAGCGAGTTTTATAGTTTTTCATAAAACTTTGCATTATCTTTGTATTCATAGTCCATACGAATTATTTTACCTGATGGCATATCCATCGGTTTGACTAACATCAAGGATTGATTGTATGGGCAATAGATATACCCAGTACGCAAAACTCACTTCCCTTTGTATCCAACAGGTCCAGAATATTTGTCTTTATATATTTTATATTTCGGCGTTGGTGGAGCAGATAATACTTTGGCTGCTACTGACGGAGCAATAGCCAATCCAAACAATGATGTAAAGAATGTTCTACGGTTCATAACAGTTCTATATTCTGATGTATATTGCCAATCACTTCTACTCTGTATTTATTGCTCAAAATGTCTTCATCAAAGTCATCGCTGCGAATATGCTCATATGATACAGCAAATCTGCCATTCCAAAGATACACTACTTGACCAATCTCCTCATTGCCTTCTGTGAATGAATAATCAATCTTGCCATCTTTGACAACAGGACGAGTAAAGCAGCGTTTTACTTTTACAATATCGCCTTCGTAGATGTCTTTGCCATTTTTGTCGTTTAGACCAGTATATTGCTCAACGACATAGTTGCCATCATAGCAAGGACGTAATATACCATCATCACCAAACACTTCCAAAATAGATGGTGAAGTCCATTCCTTGTGTGTGTTGTTCCAACATCTAAACTTTAGTTCGCGTCTATTCATAAAATATTACCTATAAATCGGAGCATTATATGGATTGCCATTCTTCTCAAAATATTCAGCACGATAAATAGCATCCAGCCTGTTTATGACTGATTGGCTTGCCATTATGCTGATTGGCCAATGGACTGATTCTATTTTTATAGAAACCAGTTCTTTTTTCATCAGCATCAAGATTCAACTCGTTCTGCTGCCATTTTCCATTTTCATCATATTGGCCAGATTCAGAACCTATTTGAGAAGCATTACAGTTCTCACAATGATATGGACCACATTGAACCATCGCCAACGCCAACATCAACCCAATCAGCTTCCATAGGAAACTGGCAATATGGACAAGGCATTGTAGAAGTATCGTATGGACTGCTCATAATGGTTCCATACTATGACTGGTTTATAGAATAGTCAATAAAAAGCCCCAACTTTTTTGTTGGGGTTTCTGACCAAATAAGTTGTGATTATATATTTTTATAATTCCGCCGCAATAAGTTTGTCCAGCGATTTATTAGTTGGTATTCCTAATCCTTCTCATAATCGCTTTCTTCGTCGTTCCAAATAAATGTAAGTAGAACATATTCAGCCAATCCTTCGTCAAAGTAAATGTGCATTTCACGGTCTTTGTCATTATACCATTCGTTGTCTTCACTTATCCAATGGAACCCAAGATTTTGCAACTTTTTGTATTTGTTCTGGGGTATAGCGTGATTTAGAAGATGTTTCTTCAAACTTCGTTAGGTCTTTGCTTTTGCCACAAAAGAAGTTGTTCGGTATCAAGGTCTTTCAGAAATACATCTCCATTTGATACAGTCAGCACTTCTGCTCGTCTTTTGGTCTTGAGAGCATCATTATCATTCCACCTACACTTTATCTCCACGCTTGAATGATGTGTAGTTTCTTCAATAACTTCTCTTATCAATGCTTTTAGTTCTGATTTTTTCATATTTGTTGTTTTCAGGATTTTATATAAATATAAGCCAAGAACCGCTATTCTATCCAAAGGATGGATTTTTAGTCAGCACGAAAACAGTTTGAGGGGTCCAGTGCGAGGATAGTTAGGAACGCCAAGACCCGTTGTATTCATATACATAAAGGTAATGCTCTTTCCTTCCCAATCCTTCTTGTTCTTTAGACGCTCAACACCCTGTTCATATGTTCGAGTGAATGTAGCATCAAATACCTTGTCATTCCATTTGATTGCTTGGCGGTCTTGGCAGTATTAGCCCAGTTTTCCGCTGCCCTCAATAAGTTTGACAATGACACCTTCATCCGAATTTTCAGGCTTGTATTTCAAAAGAAAACGGCTTCGCTTATTTTTCATATGGCGAATGAGGAATACAGAATAATAGCACCCTCTTCACCATCATCAAGATATGTGTTATACACCTTGTCAAGTTCTTCCTGTGAATATACCATAGTATCATTCACTTTGCGATAATACTTGCTGTATTTGGGAAGAGGTTCATCAATCTGCTTCTTACGAACAGTATACTTGTTACACGGGTCTGTCGCAGGGCCAATATAGTACCCATCGTATACATAGAAACAAACCATCTCTTCGCTCTTCTTGAGGTCTTCGGAAGAAATGTTCTTTGTCTTGCGAACAAGTTTGACCAATTCATTCAGTTTCTGGCGATAATCATATGAATAGAGTTCTCCGTCCAAAACAGCCGAGGGGTAATCCTCAAAGAATTTTTCCAAGTCCTTGTTGATATGTGGGACCCTTCTCACATTCCTCTCCTTTTCTGGAAGTCAGTATCACATCGCTTTACCATCATATGTAGCGACACAGCGACAGTTATGAACCAATATATTATTGGCGAAAAAGTTGTGATTATCTTCCACTTCCAAATCATATCTGTCTTCCGAACTGATTTTTGTGATTTTAGTTATTCTTGCAGTTTTCATTTATGATTTTTTTATTTTTTCAAATTTTTTATTTATATCGCATTCCCACAATACTACCACTTTATACCCAAAACTTTCAATCTGTTTTTTTCTTGCTTTGTCAAACTTTCTTATGTCCTTGGCCGACATCGGCCCCGAATATCTTTCAATAATGTCTGTTGATTTATATATTTTTGGATTAGCGTGCCACTTATCACCATTTATTTCAAATACAAGTTTTTTGTCTTCTATTATGATGTCTGGGTATAGGAGAATATTCAGTTTGAGTTATTTTGTTGTATTTTTTGAACCTTTGGTCCGAGCATTCACTTTCGTATTTTACTCCTATTTCATCAAGGTATTTTTCTATTTTTATATGTATTTTACTTCGTCTGCCGGTTTTATTTTTTACATATGACTCAAGAAAACATACATTGGACACCCTATATTTCTAATCATCAGTATCCTTTGATATTTTCTTTATCTCGTCAAGTTGAAAAACATTTTTTTACTCCATATTTCTTTTTTACTGTCCTATTTCTTTTTTTATACCAAGTTGAATTTTTACCATTACATGATTGACGCCATATTTTTTAGAGTGGTCATTTTTCTTTTTTTCTTTCGATAGAAGATAATGCCGCCCTCTCTTTCAATCTCAACGTTGGTATATTGTATTCTTTACATAGTGAAAATATATGACTTGCGTCGGTTTTTATATTTTTTGGTTGAAAAATATTTGTACAAATATGATAAATGCTATGATTTTCTTTTATAACCAACTCTTCTAGAAAATCTTTAGTCAGTATGCTCCGAATATATTTTCTACGAGTGTGGTTATTAGAATGAAGATTTAGTATATCGTCATTTAGTTTTGATTTATTGAATATTTCAAGTAGTTGTCCCATATCCATAAATATAAGACAGCCCAAGAAAAATGGAGAATTATTGAATATTTTTTAGCATAACAACATCGTCGGGAGTCAACTCATCAACACGACGCCAGCACTGTAAACGAGGCAAATACACTTTATGACATCCAGTAAGTTTGATTTTATCTCCAGAAGAAGTTTCAACTTCGTACCAAACGACATCGTTTGTTCCGTGATTTTTCATAAAATGAAGAACCTTTTTATATTCTTGTTTTTTGGTTTTGTGTTATAAGACAGCACTTCGCAGTCAATCTGTTTATTCACAATATCACCGATTGTGATAGGTCCAAGATTAGTTTGTATAATACAATCACTGGCCAAACAGCCATTATACTTGTTCTGAACAAGAACTCCTTCATCCCAATCCATCTTGTCTCGGTAATCATCATAGTTCTTGGCAAGCATCAGGTTCAACATAACTGCAGTAGCAAGAGTCAATCTTGCTTGACGTCAGTTGTATAACCAAGTTTGACCTTCTTGTCCCATTTTGCTTTGTGCCTCACGAAACGGCCTGTTCTATCAGCAGTTGTGGCATTGGCTCGGCCAACATTCTTGGCCTCACACATAGTCGCGCTCGCTTTGAACTTTCTTGCCATCCTGTCTGGCCCGATATAACACGAAACTTGATTGCGTCAATCTGAACAGTCCATTTGCCACGTTTGAACAGCACCAGTAGAAGTACGAGAGAACAATGTCGGGAGGTTTTTCATATTATGCTTATAGCGTGACTGCTTTTTATAGAATGTCAAGACAATATCTTGAAGCTCTTAAACACACCATTTTCGTGAACAAGTTCATCCCAGTTACCCATACTATCACGATAGATGATGTAAGCGGTTTGGATATCTGTTATTCACTTCCTCCACAACATTTTCGGCATCGTTTGTGACGCTAATGCCACCATCGTCAATATCAATGATATGAACAATCTCGTTAGAGACTTTATAGATTTCGTAACTCATAATGCTTATACTATGACTACTTTTTATAGAATGTCAATTCCACAACACGCGGATCTCTGCGGATTTTTTTATGAAATGCAATACCTTTTACGAGATTTCCATTGTCTAATATTCGCAATTACAACCTCTTGTCCAGCAGGCACTTCTTCTTGTGTGATAATCCCTTTTTCCAAGGAGGTGATTTATCCTAAAGGAATCTGGGCGGTAGTAGTAAAAGTTTTCATTTTTAGTTTTAATGTCACCACATTTATAGTGAAATCCATTTTTTTGGATGAATACATCAGAATAATCAAACCCAAGTTGTTCAAAAATGATTTTCATAATTCAAGAAGTTTTTGCTATTGAACAATTCTGCACTCAACAGTTCCCATTCAGCATTTTCTTCAAAGATGAGTTTATCCGCTTCTTCTTCACTATCAACAATCTTGGCATATCTATGCATAAACTCGGTAGTAACAAGATAATTTACACCACGTAGATTGATATATGTATTCTTGCCATCATTCATAATGGTCGGAACAAAATCTGGATATTGCTTGGCCCAACGAAGGCGAGCTTCAAACATGTCTTTCTCCTACGAGAAAGCATAGATATTGCCAAAACCTTCTTGAAGGAAGTAGTGCAGTGGGTCTTTCATAATTTAGACGAACACTCTAGCAGTATTTTATAGAAAGTCAAGAACTATTCCTTGGGAGAGATAGATAATCTCAAAAGTTCCGCTGACTTTTTCTTGTAACTCCATTTTGGTCAACAAATTGAATAGTGTTTGGACCACGCCAAGTAATTTTGCCTGTAGTATACATTTCTGGAAATACACCTACAGTTATAACGAACCATAAACTGATGATATCTTTCGTCGTTTGGCTTATCAAGATTGCAACCAGACAATAGAATGATAGCAGACAATAGGAGTAATTTTTTCATTTTAAAACAAATCGGCGTTTTTTATTTTTAGCTCTTTGTCGGTTCTGGTTTTGGCCAAGATTGCATATTCTTCACTTATATCGATTCCAATATAATCTCTATTATTTTTTACTGCCATTTTGGTAGTAGTGCCGCTTCCAACGAACGGGTCGAGTACAATATCTCCTTCATTAGACCAAGTAAGGATGTGGTCTTCAACAAGTTTTCTGGAAATATTGCAGGATGTGAATGCGCCTCTTTGTCTTTGGTCGCAAATCCTCCACCAACAACGTATTCCCAGATATTGTTTCTTGGAGAAAACTGAGGAACTGGTTTGATATCATTCACAATTTTAAGGTCATTATTCTTATCTCGTTTCGTATTTTTTCCCCAATTAGTAACGCCTGCCCATTTGTTTTCTTTGTCGCAAAGAAGCTTGGCGGTCTTGGGTTTTCCTTTTGATAACACAAACATATACTCAAATATCTGAGTATATCTGTTACCATCCTTTCTTGCCGGAAAGGACGATGTATTTTCTTATATATCATGGTGTCGTGGAGAAGCAGTCCGCGTCCATAAACTTCAATGATTGCCTGAAACTATTTCCGGTTTCTCCGCCATCAATGACGGCATCTCCAACAACCCACACAAGTACGCCACCTTTTTTAGTACTCTTACTACTTGCGGTACAAGATTGGCCGAAGTCGAACGAGTAACCATTGTATTCGTCTTTAATTCCTACATTTGATTTGTACGAACGAATATCGTCATATGGAGGAGTAACAATCAAGTCAATCAGCTCATCATCTATTTCCTTCAATATATCTACGTTGTTTCCACAAATAATGTTATTTTTATGTTTCATTCGGCAAGTATGAACCATTCGTTATTTTTGTAAAGTACTGGCTTATCTTGAGATATAAAATTTAATATAGTATCCGCCGACTATCAACTGTCGGCGTTTTTTTTTAAAACAATATCTAATGTAAACGCTTTTTCATTCAGTTACATAAGTCTTTTGTTTGTTTTATCACCATCAACGAATTCACCAACCAATCGCCTATCTTCTCTAATAAAGGTCTTTTATTAAGCGACGGTGCATAATATCCATTTGCATATTTGAATGCCAATTATCTTTTTTAGGAACATCACGCAAGAATATATACTTATATCATTTCCATTTGGCTCACAGGAAACGAGTAAATAGTGCTTTCACGCGAAAATTCCCCACCACGCCAGGTCGCGTTTTTGGCCACCCTTGACTTCAAGTTTTGTATTCTTCGTTTGTGGTCGTATTTGTAAACAGCAAATCCACATCGTTGTCGAATTTTCCGACTCTAACTTTTATAAAGTTCCAAGTTGGGGGTCCGTGTGTGAAATAATTTCGCTATCATTGCACAGATTGCACTTGAAATAATTTCGCTTTTTTGTTTCTCCGATAAACGGAATTCAAATCTGGATTCTAAACTATTTACGAATTCAGTAATTCTTTAAAAGAAATTTGTATTGCTGGAGAAAGCGACGCGAGAATTAATTCTCGAAACGAGTTTTTTGGGTCAATATCTTTGATATTTTTCCTACATATACGTAGTTGTTTTTTGATTTTGCCATTGTATTATTATGATAAATTTTTATAAAATGTCAAGACTTAATTCCTGCGACCAATTATCATTCTTTAATTGTTCGTCCAGATATTCTTTTTAGTTCTTTGACGTTTTCTTTTTGCTAAGAATAACTTCATCACCATATGGTCTGCCAGTTTAATGACTTGCCAAATACATTTTTGACGATAACGCCAAGATGTTTCTGCGATATATCCCCGCTGCCAAAATGAAAACATGCGAGATGTCTTCTTCGTGGTACTTTTTCAAAGTGAAGTTCGTGAGTATGACACTCGCTAGCAACATGTAGTCTCGTCATCTTTTTTCACGCAGTTGTTTCTTCCTCTTCACCCTTTTCTTCTCTGGATATAAAGCAGTAAATCCCTTCGCGCCTTTGATTTTATCAAAATAACTCCATTGACTCCAGAAGTTTTCAGTCAATGTGCCAAGTTCAGCATTATATGGCACAATCTCAAATGCCATGTCTCCCTGCCCGTCTCGTGGATTTTCGTCAAAGTAATCCAGGAATTCGGCACTCAGGCTTGTTTGAGTTTTCCTTATACCCATTTTGCGAGCTTCTTCGCCACTTTTGCCTGCCAGTTCAGGGAACTTGCTCAAGTCAATCGATTATAATCTTCACGGCCACAGTGCGCGACAAATGATCCACCATTATCATTAGTCGTAGTTTCACATAATGTCTTATATATCGGTCGTTATAGCAGTTAGTGTCAGATATATCAGACGTTAGTTTGAATCTTCGTCATCATTATCTCTCGTCCTCGTCCGCATCTTCATCCTCAGCGTCGGCATCGTCTTCAACCAAAGATATTCAAACCAGTTTTCATTGTCTATGGTCTCCTTTCACGCTGAATGCCATTCTCAGCTAAACCATCTGCCAAAATAGAAAGTTTGCTGTCGTATGGAACAATCTCAAGTTGACCATCATTATCCTTCGCAGAAAGATTCTCTGTATTTTCAACAATCCATTGCGTCACATAATCTTTGTCCAAGTTTTCAAGTTCAGGAAAGTTGTCTGTATCAACGATATACTTGTCATAACTCAAAAAGTCTTGAAAGACTCGCAGTTATTGGATTTTCATTTTCATAATATTTTGATGTATTCTGTATATACCATACACATTTTTTCATAGTTGTCAACCCACTATTTGTACTATTTATAATATTATGGAAAATGTATCTTGGATAATGGACTCTATCAAAACTGGTGCTCCTGCTCTTGTAGGATTTCTTGTAAAATACTTATGGGATTACTATACTGCCAGAAAGCAGTTGAAGCAGGAAAGAATACGCAAACTTGAAGATTTGAAGGCTATGCTTGAAGAAAGCAAAAATCTGTTTGTGATGCAGAACAAACTATTGCGTAGATTATGTAATGATGTATGCGAACGTACAAAATGTGAAGCAGAATATAACTCAAACGGCTATGAACATTTTCTTACTCAACTATGATGTTATGACTGAAGATGAAAGGGACACTCACTCAGTCATACGTGGCACAACAATGAACAGCATCAATATTGTAAATCAAGAGTTGGAAAAATGGATACAAGAAGACAAAGAGTTCAAAATCAATAGCGTCAAAGAACTACGCACTATTGATTTTGGAACAAAGTTTGCCAAACAACTAAATCAACTTGAACTACATTTGAATTTGTGGCGAGACAAGTATAATGTATGGATGAACAACGAAAAGCATTGCGTTGTATATCTTGATGACGAAGAAAGACACGGTGTTGGATTTCCAACTGGCATAGAAGATATGGTAAATGAAGCTCTTGGACTATTAAGCAATAAACTAAAACAAATATACGTTAGGTGTTAGTAGTTATTCATTTCACTTTCGTTGATGGAAATAGTATCAACGTCTTTTAGATTTACGTGATGCATACTATCGTATATATTTACAGCACCATCTTCAACAACCAATATAATGATTGCTGTTTGTATCTAAAAGCATAGTTTGTGCTACAGTGGGTTTTTGAACTTACGCTTATAGTAATCTGTGATTGGTATCCTTGATATATTCCGCCGCCTTTTTGCTTGCACAAGAATATGCGGCACCTTGTGCCTATGAATGACCAACGATTTGATTTATATTCTTGATAGGATGCAAAAGAGTCCCAATCAACCCAGTTTATTCCACCGTGGCGTTGATAGCCACCGTCCGTCAGCCTGCGGAAAATAGCATAGAACCTTCTCCTTTTTTGCCTCGTTCTATATCTTCGGCGACGGCTTCAGGCAGCCACTTCATCCAACAAACTCAAGAGAGTTTTCTCGTTTAGGAATCAAATAGCATCTGCCCAAACATCCCAGATAGGTTTGGTCAAGCCAGCGTGCGCTAAGCAAAAATCCATCTGAAATATGATATATAACTTTGAACCTACTTTTATCTTCTTCAGAAAGTATCTTGTTTATTTGAATATTTTTACTATTGCTTTATATCCACTACAGCGAAAGTGCGAATATTGTCTTGATAAATGTATGAAGTGTCGTGATTGCCAGTTAATGCAACGATTTTTCATTGTATACTTTACCACGCAGCCATTCAGCAGTATCAATAGCCTCATAGTCGCCATCACCCCAAGCATCAAAATAGTCGCCCAATAAGATACACTTATCGTGAGGCACCTTATCTAATAGGTATTGTGCTCTACGATATCTATGATGTATGTCGCTTAAGTACCAAATACGATTACTTTTTTCTCGCTCATAAAAATACTATAGGGGGGTACCTAAAATTTGTTTCAGAACGTTTCTTTTTTATATATTCGCTGTTGATAAAATCTTTCTGGCTTCATCGCCGCTTTCTTTTGATTGCAGCTATGACAGCATACGGCAAAGTTAGAATGGACTGTGTCGGGGTCACCTCCACCTGAAGAAGCTTGGGCATATAATGGTCTACCGTGGCTTGTTCTCCACGCTTGATAGATTTCATCTTTAGATTTGTTTTTACCGCAGTAAGAACAAATCAAACGGCCACTTGATTTTTTATTTCTTGTTTTAGAAAAGCGGCGCGGGCTCTGTTCCATCGCTTGCTCTCCATACTGGAATATACTTTGTTTAGTAGTACAAGATGCGCATAACTTTTTATATGCACATCCCTTCCATATGGAGAGTAGGCTTCATACTTTATTCAGTATGATATTCAGTGCCATCATATTTGTCGTGTACATCACAAAGCAGTTGTTTCTTTTTTGGCGGCGGGGCTGGCGTGGTTGCCTCCCAAGCAATCTTGATGCTGTCCATATGCTTTTCAGGCATATAGACCATACGTATGCCATTTACAGCAAACATATGCACAAAATCTTCTATGCTCATTTTTTTATAACTCTCAATATCTCCATTACCACCCGCATTGATAATGGCATTTCCCATCATCATAAAAGTCATCGCGGCATAGTTGTTTTCTAATATCGTTGTTCATAAGTTCTTAGCTCCAGAAAAATCCTCTGTTTTCTACAATCCAAACCAGCCACTTTGTATCAAGGTCTTCAAGTTCTTTTTCAAGACGATTTACTTCACCATACTTTTCTTCATATGTAGCAGCGTCCTTGACTGATGTATGGTTGGTTGGGTATGCTTCTTCAATCTTCTTTTCAAGTTGCTTGCGGTCAAACTTGATATAATCATAGCATTTATTTAGTTCAACTTCAAACTTGGCGTGGATTTCACTTGAGTTGGCAAAATCAACGTGCTCAAAGCACTTTTCCTGCTCTACAAAATGCAATACCATCGCAAAGTTTCGTGCGGAATAAGCCACACTTTGTCTGTCCAAGTGCGTGGAATATCCTTACTTCTACAATCTTGCTTTGACATACACGACATTCAACATTGTCATAAAACCAACGACCGTTGGTCATATGCGATACGTGGCAACACTTTGTTTCGGCTAGCAATATTGAACAGGATACTTCTTTTTGAGATATGTATTTACTTCACTATTTTCCAATAGAACTTCGTGATAATCGCCTGTGTGCGGAATATAATACCAGAAATAAAACATATGCCGCTTGGAATATGGCAATTTCTTATAATCTTCTAGTGTTTCGCAGTATAGATACTTATAAAGCAAACTATCCGCGCTTTCAAAAAATCTACAATCTTGTCTTTTAGTGTGGGCGTATATTTGCCTTCTGGCATTTTGATTGCCTGTGTTCGTTGTTCAAAGTTCATAAGTCATTTACTCTGTAAGGATTGATAAAGTTGATGTTGCGGTCTTTATTAGACTCTACAAGTTTGTTATAGTTGTATCGTCCAGATAAATGAGCAGCGTATATATTTTTAGCACGAATATCTTGACAAAAATTATATGCTTCGTCAAGTGTAAAATGTGTAGGGTCGTCTCTATCTTCTGCATTCAAGAAGGTGCAATCCATTATAATATCTTTTACATCCATCAAATCCAGTAGTATCGTTGATTTGATAAGCATCAAGAGCAATACGCAAATAGATTAGCACGATAACTTTCATTGAGGTCAGCACTCTTCATTCCTTTGCTAATAAGAAAAGGAATGTCTAATCCTTGATACTCTTTTCTCAAGCGAGTACGGTTTTCATAAATCACATAACCAAGTGTGCTTTTGTTCTTTTGATGCTGCATATTGAATGCACGCAAAAATTGCTTGTTGCCAAGGTCAAGTTCAAAGCCAGCCTCAATAGGCACAAACTTCAAGTCATAACGCAACCAGTTGCCAGCACGAAGCTTGCAGAACTGAATAAGGTCATTCATCAAGTAGTTGTCAGCAGGATAATATACCGTAAGAGGTTTGTTATTATCCATTGTATCTGTATTGCAGCTCATACCTCTGCCTGCATTGCGACAGCCAATAATAGATGGCAAGCCAAGAGTATGATCGCCGTGGTCGTGAGAAATAAAGATTTTATCAATCCCAGCAAGATGATTGCCAATGCTTGTAGCAGCACCTTCGCCGCAATCAAACATTAGACTGCGTGTCTTATCATAGCACCAGTTGCTATAAAGTGCCTTGCTAAAGAGAAATGTTGAGACCGTTATTCACAATCTCAACATTGACTAGTTTTTATAGAATGTCAAGAAGTTATTGTATTAACTTATTTTTAATGCCTGTATTGCTGCAATTCTTAATCTGTTATTATAAAGCGGAGAATATACAAAGAAACTATCCGGCCAATGGTATTCCAGTAGTCCAACTTGCTGTGGAAGATGCTGGTGGATTTGTCCAACCAGTGTTATTAGTTGGAGAATTAAGGTCCGCAGAACTTGAGCCCGCAGAAGTAAGATATACTCTTCTATATTCCAATTGAACTTGTTGGTTTGCCGAGCCTGAATTTAATAATGTGAATTTTATTCCATAAAATCCATTATAGTTTGAGCCCGATGCACTTGATGAAAATTCGGGAGAAATGGTTTGTATTTTCGTGAAAATATGCTCTATACATACTTGAACCAGAAAACGCAGTAAGATATAAACGATGATACGTGTTAAATGAGTCTCCGAATGAAACATAAGAAGAGTTGCTAGGGTCTCGACCTTGTTCCGGAACCAGTCACGCTTGCCATACCTATAAAATTAGTACCAGACACACCAGGCATATTACTTCCGCTGTCTTTTAATCCTATATAAATTTTATCAGAGTCACTGTTTATGGATTTATACTTTCTGTTGCTATGGATGCAGAATCCGATGCAGTACTTACCAATCTAAACAACATACCAATACGCATCTCTGTCCACTGCCCAAAATTAAATGGTCTGTAAAATGCTTCTCTTGGTTCCAAGAGTAAATTATTCTCGCTTTGATACATTATTTTAGCCATAAGATTTATTTTTGAGTGTTATTAAGTATTTTCATCATCATACCATCCACTGCCGCTCAAAGTATTATATTACCGAGGGAATATCCTTCAAAATCGTCACTGCCCGTTTGATAAAATGAAGATGTTATATAATCCAAATCCTGCCCAGTTTGACCCAGAGTTAAGAATGGATACGTGTTACCAAGAGAATATGATTCAAAATCGTCAAATGAAGATGATGGCAATTCTACGGGAGTAGATGAGGGGGTGGGGGTTAGTGGGGGTGTTGGAGTAGTTGTACTGGTAACTGTTGGCGTTACGGTCGCAGTTGCCGTTGGGGTCGGAGATGGCGTGGCACTTATCGATGGAGTAATAGATGGCGTTACCGTTGGCGTCGGGGTCGCTGTTGAAGTTATGGTTGGTGTTATGGTCGCAGTTACTGTCGGGGTCGGAGATGGTGTTGTGCTTATCGACGGAGTAATAGATGGTGTTATACTGGGGCTAAGGTGACGGTGTTGGAGTCGGAGAACGACCTATCAATTCCTCCGTTTTCAACGACTTGTATGCCAAAAACTTCCAACCAGTTCCATTATTTCCAGTGCCCTGTTTTATCCATAGTTCATATGGTTGTGAAAATACTATTTCGTCATTTTTTATAGTAGGAAACCATACTTCGTTTTGATATGCTAAAGTAAAGCTGCGTTTTCTAACGTCTATACGTTGATGTACACCATCTTTTATCAAATAAAATCTGTCATTGCCTTCACGATAAAAATATGCCAGAAAAGCAGAAATGACTTTTTCTGGATTAGCAAGCATCCAACTCAACTTTGTCGTGTCAAAGGCAGAAATCTCATACATATAACAAATATTAGAGCACTTGACCTTTTGAGTTATTATATTATTGTCGGTGGTACGGTGGTGCCAAGTTTTCTATCTCTTTGATGACTTCATTCAATACTTTGCGAGCGGCTGTTGACGATAGTATCATATTTCTTCATTTTCTTCACTTTGACGCCAAGCATCTTATCAAACTTTTCTTGCTTGTTTATATACCTGAAATATCTTGTCTTTTTCAACATTATAATCAGATATTTCATTTTCTACCTTTTTCTTCCATTCATTCAGCAAATATATCTTTTGCTCTTGCGTACATTTTCACGATCATAAAGAGGTTGCTGTTCTGTATAACATTGTGCCTCTAAAGTTATTGGTTGTTTTCTTGATTTGACTGTTTTGTACCTGTATCTTGATGTCGTTTAGTTCTTCTTCAGATAGCGTTCTATTGTTTCCAGATGCAGCAGACTCTTCTGCTTCAGATATTTTGAATGTTTTCTTGCAAACTAAATGGATTATTGGGACATATAAAAGTAGCAGTTATAGCACAATAGTTCCAAGTTTTCAAATAGTTTGTTTTTGCGATTGCCATCTATATAGTTCAGCAATAATGGCATTGCACTATCAGATATTCTTGCGTAACAAAAACTGCACTTATTGCATTTTTCTTGTATGCGATTTGAGCGAACCAGTCTTACTTTGAGCTCATTTGTGCTATAGTTTGGAAACTTGTTTTCTAATATACCATTCAGTGGATATTTGCCACTATCTTCATTCTTGATTGGCTTGCTTAATGCCTTTTGTTCGCCATATTGGCAACTCTGCCATATAAGTTATACATCTTGGCATATTTTCTATATGTCATAAACGAAACGCCCAACTTGCGAGCGCATTCGGCTTCGTCTTTGATATACTTTGAGCCGCCAGAACTTCGCTTTCTAACAGCATTCTTTTGGTCGTCCTTTTAGTAGCATAAGTTATATAACCTTTTTATTGTTTGTTTTTGATACTATAGTGTCTGTTGGATTTAGCACCGCAACAAAGTCGCCAAGTTCCTGCTTTAGCAATGAAACTTTCTTTCTTTGTCCATACAAAACATATAGTTGTCTTGTCTGTGATAATAACATTCTTTGAATACTTTTGTGCCTATGCCCTTTTACGTTTACGTATATAGCGTTTGATTATAATCATTCGGCGAAAGATGCTTTCCCAATCTTCTGTAGTTGTAACGCTTGTTTTCTTGTCATTTTTACTGCTCTGAACACTGCGCATCTATGGCCAGATCCTGACCCGTCTGTGCTTTGAAGTTCTTTCTCTAAATCTTCCGCCAGTTCATATTGTGCGGCGTTATTTGAACAAACATATGCGTTGACTAGCTTTTCTCCCTTTACTTTACCTTTCTTCACAATCAGCAACGCGCCAATATTAAAGTCACTCCGTCTTTTTCATTTCTTGTCTCAATGGCTCTGTGTGCCTAGCCCAAGTAATTGAGCATTTTCAGTATCAAATGCGTCCGTGTCCAAGCTTACATTCTGGCTCCAGTCTCGGACCTTCGACGCAATAAGACACCTGTTTTTGTTTTTGAACTCATGTTATTCATATAAATATTAGTTAAAGTCAGTCTCTCATTGATACATCTCACATTTATTGTATCAAGGGCTTGTAGTTTCAGTTTTATTTTCTTCGCACACTTCTTCTTCGACCGTGTTGGCGACAAATACTATTTTGGTAAGGTTCTTGTTTACCACCTTCGCGCCATACTCTATCAAGCGCCTGTCGCAAATCGACCGCAGATGGCGTTGGAGATAATAACGCTATGCGGGATAGTTTCCAGTCAAAGTCGTGTAAGAAAGTCCGGCACCACCGGCCTTGACGTTGATTATAATAATCCTCTTCTTGTCCGCTTGAAATGCTGCGATATTATTATCTCTTTCTTCGCCCTTGTTTTCTCCCCAACAACACAATTGGTATCAAGTCTTTGATAATGTCGCACAGTTTCACTGAAGTTTACAAACACAGTAACGCTCATACCGTTTTCAATGGCATCCTCAGCCATCTTCCAACGAATAACGGAACTTTGATAAGTTCCGCCTGCTGTCTGGCGTCGTAACATAGGATTAGTCATTGCATTTAGTTTGTACTCTCTTGGTATTCTTACACACTGCCTTGAGGTATGCCAGCTCTTTATCCATCTCCTCGTATATCTTCTTTAGTTCCTTTCAGACTGCTCGTCTATGTTGTATGCTTCTAGCCAGCAACATCGCAGTCAGGAAAGCCTTTGATGTCTTCACGGCTGTATTCTAACACCTCGCTCCAAAAACAAATCGGCGTGCAGTTTTCGCAGACATGTCCTTGTTGCGCTCAAACTCCCAACCAAATCTGTCCTTGTTTCGCGACCCGTGCTCACGCAAAAATGCCGTCCATTTGCCACTCTTGCATATTTTCTCCTCCCCGTGATAAGTCCTACAGTTTTTAGCTCCTATGGGATTTATGGCGTTGGTGGCACAGACAGCATAGTATCTTATATCCCTGCTTCTGGCAAAGCTATGATGGCGATTTCAGAGTTGATAGTGCCGTGTCCTTTAGTCTGTGGCTTTCTATCAAATATGATTAGGAGTGTATCTTTTTTGGCACGTTCCATTGGAAAGTATTCCACGGCTGTTGGTTTTGGCTGATCGGTGTCCAATGACACCAATCTTCTTTATACTTGCCAGTTTTTACAGACTCATAGTTGAGTATAAACTCTGCTTACCATTCCATAATGTTTGGTATGACTTTTTGCCACGATGATATAACCGCCTTTGGACATACCACCAGCAATCTTTCATACCAAGTTCTCTTGCCACACCAACCGCAGCATATGTCTTACCTGCACCAGTATCACTGCCATCAGTGCTGCTCCGTGTGCCATTGATGTTGCACACACACTTGCTAATGAGGAACTCTGAAACTCTCTTAGCCCTGCTGTTTGCTTGACTTGATAATCTTCTGATTGCTCTTTGTAGGGAATGATCAATCTTTTTAGCAGGATTATCTTGCCCAAAATCTTGCCTAAAATCAGATTTATGTTTGCCATTCATATAATGCCCATTGGACCAAGTTTATTTTTACCTATGCTATATCCTTGTGCCTTCAACTTTAGTTTGCTATTGTTCCAAAATACAAAAAATCCTTCAAGATAATCTTGAGGTATGACCCACCAGCGAACCCATTTGAACCAAACTTGGTATATGTCTTAGTGGGCTCTGACCAGTTTATGAATAGTTTTTTATCAGTTCCTATGAACGTCTTTGCTGCGAACAAATCTTTCCGCTTCAAAGATATTACACTTTACAGGAGTAGAGTCTTTGCTGATAACGCCACGTTGAAATATTGTTCCATCATTTCCATAAAATGCTCTACCAGTTGGTTCATCTGCGGAATGCCCCACGCTTTCTGCTCTGTTCATATATTCTGGCCTGCTCAACTTGAACTGACGTTCACACATGTTGTTCCATATACTTGATGGTATTTGGAATGCTTTCAAACAGCATTACGGGATTTTTTTCCGTTCTGGCATTGTACTATCTACGATATAATATTTTGCCATATAACCTTTATTGATTGTTTTTAACCTAACTTCAAATCGCCAGTAATCTTAATAAGATGACTAACGTCGTTCTTTAGCCAAATGTCGCCATTAGCATCAACGTCGATGAGATTTAAATCCACTGCCTGTTGAACAGTGATTGGATTCGCCTTGTATACGATTTGTCCGGTATACATAATGTTTATATATTGTTGTATATATATAAGTAACCTTGATGCCATTATGATACTGCATAATGTCTTGTCAACATATATTTATATACAAGATGAAGCTAAAGAAACTATTAGAACAACAAGGCGTTGATATAGAAAATAAAGTGGCGGCATTTGAACGCACCCTACAATCATTATATCCAGAGTTGGATAAAGTAGGTATGTATTATGACCGTAGTAATGGCAGCTTTGTTTTCTTAGTGATTTATATGTAAAAGAGAACATAGAGGAACTGGAGTAGGCACAAAAGTAATGAATAGCATTACAAAGTTGTCACTGACACAAGTTGCCTATTGTGCTAATACCAGAACCAGATGACGAAGATGTTTCGCCAAAGAAGTTGATGGATTTTTATAAGAAGTTCGGATTTATAATAAACAAAGGCAAGCGTATGGATTATACATTTAGATATGCCATTTGCACTAACAATGTATAGAACGCCAAGAAGTTGATTACTTCTTTGTATTCAATCTACCATACTCGGCCAGTTTGCTGTTTATGTACTTCTCGATAGTCTTGTCTGCTACTTCAACAACTTCTCCACTCTTGTTGGTCTTATATTTTGTATTCCATTCTTGCAGGCTCTTTTTGACGTGATTATATGTTTCGCCAGAAGTTTCTTTTATATCCTGTATAGCATTCACCATATTATCATTACTTGTTTCAGCAATGTTATGTCTATATAACACATATCCAATAGCACGCAGCGGCACCAACCAATCCAACGGTCAATACCATCCAAGGTTGAATATACATTATTGCTATGGCTGCAAACGCCAATACAAATGATATAACTGCCAATCCACTTTTACCAACGGAGAATATACTGCACCGGCCATTGCTATTGCTGCGTCCTATACCACACCATTATCATAATCTCACGTTTGGTCTTTTCAAGTTTTTCCGCACTTTCTGGTCTTTCTTTTTCGGCAGCTAATGCTGTTTGCAGATGTGTCAATGCGTCAGTGTTGGCTTGATCTAGTTTTTCTGTGCTATTGTTATTTCCTGTCTTGCACGCAGTTTCTCCTTGATGATCTTCTTCTTCTTGTTGCAATTTCATTTACTTTCTTTGGCCTCTTCTGTGTCTTTTACCAGTACTCCTCTTTCTGCCAGCAATTTCATTGTTTTCTTCTTGTAGTCGTTTAGATTTCATCCTTGTTTTGCAGTTCGAATGCATCAATATACTTCTTTCAACTTTTTGGGACCGTTCAATACTGTCATCCATTGTCGGCGGCTTGCCAAGTGCGGCCAGACCAAGTCCAGTTTGATTTTTTGAATATTCAAATGCTCCTGCTTTTGGAAAAAATGCGTATGCTTGATTGATAGAATACAACGAGTTTGCTGCACTCTGCATTTGATTATTTTGAGAAGTTATAACAGCATCTTTGGCTTTAGATATACGTTCTTCTAGCGATCAATCAAATCCTTGTCAAACTTTGCTTTTGCTTCATTTAGTTGTGCTTCTGCTTGTGCTTTTTGACATATTTATCTTCCAAATCTTTTTGTGTCATTGCCACATAAGACTGACAACCTGACAGCATCACTAATATCGCAACCAATATAACATTTGCTTTCATATTATTCTATAGTCAAGTCGCCTTGGAACTTTACGCCCAATACTTTTTCTACAAGTTTTAGCGCAGCATTTTGATTACCAGCACTTACAAGCTCATCAAACTGCTGCTTTTCAGCATCACTCGCCCGTTCAAAAAACTTGAATACTTCCATTATGCCAGCATTGTTGGCATATATAGCTTCTTTCATCTGCTGGTGTTTCTTTTATTACCGTGTACATCAGTATCAAATGCCTTTATTGTCCAGCGACCAGACATATCGCTAGTAATACCGGCACGAGGTTCTTTTATCTTTGAACCTCCTTCGTTTATTGCTTCTTGTATAAGAACGCAATAATGGTCGATTGGGTCATAGTTTACCATTTTTCTTGTATGCCCGCTTGTATTTGGCTGGCGAAGTGATTGATTGGGTCTGCCATATTAGTAACCTGCGGAGTTTTACCATATGACACGGTATTCTTGTTGTTGATTACTCTTGTTCTGGTGCAGCCATGCGTTGATGACAATGGCTTGGAACGCTAGCACCAAGGTCGGAACTCTTTAGCGGAGTCGTTGACCATCCAACTAGATCGACTGGTGCAGCCAGTGTTAGCTACAGCAACCGTAGGAGCACCCATATCGCCGTAGCATTCTTCAAGACCAGCAGCCTTGAGTTTGCTATAATACTTTGGGTCTTCTGTAGATGGTCCATGGCAATCTTTTTTGCTAGTGCTTCATCTTGAGTATGTTCTTTTTCAACTGACATACCCATTTCTAGTTCTTTAGGGTCATACGTTTTCCATAAGTTTTCCTTGTTTGTCTGATTTAAAATACATATCCAAGTCGCTATAATACTTTGGGATTGGTTTCTAAGTTTTTGATTACCATTGGACGAGCAACATCCTTTGCTTGGATATTCCATATGCTTCATCTCCCAACGCAATCCTGCCATAATCTCATCTGGGTCAAATCTGCATCTTTCAAATCATCTTTTGTAATAGTATCATATAATGAACTACCTATTACGGTATTGCCCTGCATATATATGTATATATCTGCGGCTGGCTGGATAATCATTTAAGACGGCGTGATGTTTGGATTGCTTGAAAATGTACCAGCCCAGTTGGTTGGAGCAACACGCACCACCTGCCATTGCTCCGCCGCCATATCCCGCCGATTGTCCTACAAAATATTCTTTGATGGATTCATTCACAAAACTTGTCTATTTTTGGGTTATTCATCCTAGTAAAACTTTCTTGGTTGGCTGTTGCTTGTTCTTTATAACCCATTTTTCCTTTGAGCATATTCAATGCTGCTCTTGGGTCTCATTTCCACAAAGTTTGACGCCAAGTATGCCGTGTTCATTACAGAACTTTCTTCTGAAGCGCCTTGTACATCATTCAGGATCATAATCCGATAATGGCTGGCTCTTCTGATGAGCGATTTCTTCAGCAGATTGTGTGATGTCATGATAATGATACTTCATCCTTTGCCTTGCCAGTTGGGCGAAGCATTGATGTATTTAGCATTGGCCAACATTCAAATTACATATATATGGTCTTATATAAATATAAGCCAAAACACTATTTGCGTGTTTTTATATCAAAACAGTACGTCTAATAATACAATAACCAGCAGTATCAAAAACATAAACGCCGCAACATTTTGGATTGCGTGTTTTAGTTTTTTTATCATTTATAGCCGCCAAGCCCCAACTTCTGTTTTTCTGGTGTAAGTATATTTTTTATAAAATGTTTGGTGATTCTACCAGACATCATATTTGCCTCATCCTCAATATCCGCCATCTCCTGATATGGTTCATTTAGTTCGCCATTTATATCCTGCTTCATATGCGTTAGTTCGTGAGCTATAGTTCTGCAAAAATCTACAAGATGTCTGCCGCCAGCAATACTTAGTTACTGTCTTGTCTGTTGGACTATATGCTCCTGTAGTAATAGGTTCATTTGGATTTGCTCCAAGTAATCTAATAGTAATAGGTGTATTGCCCAAGCCAAGTTGCTCAACAGCATACTTTACATACTTGGCAATAAGAACCTGATTGTCTTTGTCTATTGCCGGACATCCTTTACTAATACTAATTTGGCGTTCATATATACAATATAAGTATAATAAAGGTACATACAGATTATATACATATTGACACTTTTTTAGGTGCCCCTAAAATAGGTGACCTAAATCAAATTATGCAAAAAACACAATATCTATCATATCAGGACGTTTTTCTAAAGCCCCAACATTCAAAATATCATTCTCGCTCAGAAGCAGATGTATCTGTTGAGTTTGGTCCAAAAAAGTTCAAGCTGCCAGTTACGCTCTAGCTAATATGAAATGCACCATTGATGCCAAGATGGCAAAATGATAGAGTGAAAATGATTACTTTTATGTGATGCATCGCTTCAACGCAAGCCACAACGACACTCCTAATACTGGATAATATCAACTTTATTGAGAAGGCTAACGAGGAAAACTGGAAGAATATCAGCATCAGCCTTTGGCGTTAAGGCAAGAAGATGGTGGACCTTGTTGAATATTGCATCAAGAAGAATCTTCGCATTGATTATATCACCATCGATATTGCTCACGCACATAGCATACGTGAATGAGAGAAATGCTAGCGTATATCATACGAATGTATCGTAGTGATATTTGTGCCCTTGAAAAGCTGTTTATTATCGCGGGCAATGTTGCCACTCCTGCTGCTGTTGTTGATTTGGAAAACTGGGGAGCAGACAGCGTCAAGGTCGGCATTGCGGCGGGAAAAGCGTGTCGGACTTTTAACGAAACCGGCTTTGGGATTCCTATGTTTTCTGCCATAATGGAATGTGCTACATCTGCAAGAAAACCTATTATAGCGGATGGCGGGATTTCTGAGTGTGGTGATTTTGCCAAGGCCATTCGAGCCGGTGCAACCATAGTTATGGCGGGTGGAATGTTTGTGTGTAGTTCTGACTCACCCGCGGAGACAGTATATAAATATTTTAATACGGGCGAAGTCAAGGATGATTTAGTCACTCCTATAATAAAAAAGAAGGTATATAAAAAATATTTTGGGTCGGCGTCTCAGTTTAACAAAAATAGCGATAAACACGTAGAAGGAACGTTGATTGAAATGGAATGCGACGGAGTGAGTTACGAAAAATAAACTGCGTTATATACAAGGACACTTGCAGAGTTCCGTTTCTTATGCCGGTGGAGACCTACGCACTGCCAGTTGGGGAGTGAAAAATAATAAAAAACTTTAATGTTTTCTATGCGACTCCTATATTTATAGGAATATGGGAGTTTCATATGAAAAATATAATAATTATAAATAATAAGATTTTTGCTTGAGTATTGTCGAGGAAAATCTAAAAATGCACCATCGTATATATTTATTGGACGACGGTGAAAAAAATAATTAAAGCCGATATTGCACAATGCGATATAAAAATAAAATGCAATGGAGACGGAAGTTTATATCCAATAAAATCAATCACTTCTGCACATTTGAATAAAGAGTATTTTGGATTCAAATGGAGAGGAATTCTACAAAAATCCCTTTAAAGGAAAATCTCACAAAAAATCTTTTAAAGAAAATCTTAGTTTACAAAGAAAAGGTATATGGGGAATTGGAGAAAAAACCCAAACTTTGGAAAATCAAACTATCAACGTTGGTTAGAAAAATATGGAAAAAGAAAAAGCCGATGAACTAGAAGCCCAACGAGCATCAAAAATGTCTATCGCAATGTCCGGTAAAAATAATCCATTTTTTGGAAAGACCCACAACGTTGACACGCAAAACATAATCACGAAAAAAATAAAAAACTGGAGAAATACCCTGTCGGAAGAATATTTGAAATCTCAATCAGAAAAAATATCAAAGTCGCAGAAAAAATTACAACAAAGTAATCCCGAAGAATATAAAAAAACAAGGCTAGAGGTGGTAAAGCATCAATGTTGGCACAAATGAAAACTTGAAACCCAACAAAATAGAGTCTATTGTACAAACCGAACTAAACAAACGAGGACTATCATTCAAATTCGGAATTATATTAGGAAATAAGCAGTTTGATTTTGGAAATAAAAAACATAAAATATTAATAGAAGTTCAAGGGGATTATTGGCACGCAAATCCAAAATTATTTGGAAATGGAGAAAATAAACGTCCAATAAATGAAATACAATCCATAAAAATAGAAAAAGACAAAGAAAAAGTTATTTTCTGTAAAAAGCACGGGTTTATTCTATACGAGATTTGGGAATCTGATATTCTGAACGGAAATTTTGCTGTGTTAGACGAAATACAGAGTAGCATCAAACACTAAAGCAACTTACGAAGAAAATCCAAGTGATTTGTTCCTTCGTACTTACTCAAATAATAACAAAACGCCGCTATTACAGCGGCGTTTTCTTTTTCAGTACTTCAGATAGTTCCAGATATTTTCCATCGCGGAACAATTCTAAATAATCTATACACTTGTCATCAACGCTCATCGTCTTCTACATAGAGCGTCTTTTTGCTTGGGTTTATTCTTACCTTTTTTCTTGGGACGAAATTTTTCAAACTTTTCAGTTTCAATCTCGTCTAATTCTTCTATATCAACGTTTGAGTAATCTTCTTTGTATCTATAATTATTTTTGCTCATATTAGTGTGCAATAAACTTTACAAGTATAAATATATAGAAAAAAACAAAAACGTTATGCCTTTGATAATGTTATTTTAGAAGCGGGATACATGTTTCCATTTCTATCAATGACACATAATCCTTTTGTACCGTTTTCTGTATATTCGCGCACCTCTCCAACAAACTGGCTTAGGTGAATTTTTACAAATTCAATCTTCAATACGGGGCTAATATCATTTTCACCATAAAACTTGTCAATTGTAGTTGGCTGCTTCAGCGTAAACTTTAGTGAAGAACTATCCACATTATCTACTTTGGTGGCAGATTTTACAAGCAATGTCTTTGATGTTGGATGAACGGTACCAGAGTCATCAACGACGCATATTCCTTTCATACCACTTTCTTCAAACTCATATACTTCACCGTGAAAGTTTCCCATATAAACTTCAACTGGTTCCATTTTTACATTTCCAACATTATTGTCGGCAAAAACTTTTTGACGGTAGTTGCTTTTCTTAGTGTAAATCTTTGGTGTGCGGGATTGATTGCTTCAGTCACTTTTTTATCGGTAGAACCAAATCCACCTTCTCCTCGTTGCTGTATTATCCAATCCATTACTTTCAACAAAATCTACAGTATTATAAAACTCAAATATAATCTGAGCAATCTTATCGCCAATAATAACATTATAATCTTCTTGACCAAGATTAATAAGAATAACTCCTATCTCTCCACGATAATCTTCGTCAATGACACCGGCCATAACATCTATGCCTTTTTTGTAGGCCAATCCACTGCGTGGAGCAATTCTGCCATACATTCCAGAAGGAATAGAACATGAGATAGTCCAGTTTTGAACAACTTTCTTTCACCTGGCTTCAGTACATGAAACTCTGTGGTATACAGGTCATATCCTGCCGCACCTGTGCTACCGCGTGTTGGTACAACGGCTTTATTGTCTAATTTTGTAATAGATACTTTTTTCATAAGATTTTAATATACACTAACTACCAAATCTGTGTGTGTCAACCCGTAATCACCTTTCCATCCTTCTTCACTCAATCCAAATATTATATGCTCTTCATGTGCCCTCTACACGATACACAATCATATTCGGATGTTCTTCTGAAGTTACTTTCTTGTATTTAACAAACTTAGCTATGTCTGGTTCCAATAAAATTCATCAAACATCTTGGTTATTTGTTCTAGCGGAGTTTTTCGCACAATAACCACTCCACGACCATTGCCGCCCATGCCGCGCACATAATCAATAACAAATATAAATAAGTTTCTAGGATTCATAGTTAAATTTATCAAACATATACTTTTCAGTCTTATATATTATTTCTTTAGACTTATCAGATATAACACGATTATATTCTTGTTGGTTTTTACTTTTACCATTCTTATATCTGTGTCTATGATAGACAGCAAATGTTGAAATCTTTTTTCTGTGAATTCTTCTTCCGCATTTATCAATGCCGTATGCAAATCATCAAAAAGATTTTCTGTTTTTCCAATAAAATTCATCTTTATATTTGAGCTATATATCGGGTCGTCTCCTATATATCGTGCTACAAGTTTAGAATAATGCCCCATCCAAAACGGACCATAATCTTGTATCCAAGTATCAAAGTCTGGGCATTCTCTTTCCATAAAACTAAATCTATCTTTTTGCTCCATTGCCAAAAAGATGGCCACCAAGTGTATGGGTGCCTTACAAAGCAAAAATTATATGTATTTTCACTTTCAGTCATTTGATGTAGAAACAAATGTCCATTTTGTGGAGATTTATACCGGCTTTTACTAATTTTAAACGATGAAGTATGGCTTGAACCATAGAACCTCCACATTTTGGAATATGAATAAAACTGGATTTATTTAGAAGAATATTGCTCATAATGTAATAAGAGACGGTGTAACGTCTCGCAATTCTCCATTCGTCTTCAATCTAAAAATACCAAGCATCATTTCTGTATTTGGTTCATATCCATCGGTTATGATATTACCAAGATTTTGTATAATGTTCATATTTTCCATAGGATTATTAGCAAAAAAGTCCTTTTGCGAGAAATACAACAGCATATTATTATTGTTTTGTTCTATATAGCTGTGGTTATAAATACGAGTGTAAATCTATGTTTGTATTTGGCTGTTCTTTGGCAATATATCTTTCTGCCAATACCCAGTTGTCAATATAAACGTGCGTGGCAAATGGTTCAATATGGTATAAATAGTTTTCGTCTGTGACATCTGTCATCACAAATCCTATATCCAACTTCTTTGGCATAATAGGATGTTGATATTCATTATTCTGAATCCAACTTTGCCACTTTCTCATATAATATCTGGCAGAACGATTTCGTATAGCGTGAAACTTGGGGTCTTCTGTTTTCTTTTCTACACCATCTTGAAACTGACCGCCTCTGCAAGTAAAATGATATACAAGAGCATCCCAAGATTGAATCATATCGCAGCCATTTAATATCATACGCTGAAATATATCAGAATCTTCATAGTATGAGTGCAATGCTTCATCGTGCATTCCTATGTCTGTAAGATTCTTTTGTATGTCAGCCACGGAGCAAAAATACCTTTAGTGGTGGCATCTTTTGTTTTTCACATTCAGGTTTGCAACATACGCGTCAAACTCACTTTTCTTGAAATCTTCTGGATACATTCCAAAATGTTCTACTATCTTTTCTTTACCCGCTGGATGTAATGGCGGTTCTATTCTTGTACCCGCCACAACAGTCTTTGGTTTAAGATGTTTCATTAGATTAGCATCAAATCCTTTGCCCATATACATATCTGCGTGAAATACGCATATAACATCCGACGTAGATTGCTCTATGCAACGATTATATCCATACGCAATGCCCTTATATTCGGTTGAATCATTCTTGGTATATTTTCACTTCTGGTGCATTTGCTTTCAACCATTCTTCTGTACCATCATTGTCGGAATCAATATACACCACAATCTCGTATGGAAGTGAAGAATTTTCTCTGATAGATTGTATAGAACCTTTTAAGTATCTAAGGTTGTTTTTTGTTGGCAGACAATATGATATTTTCATGTTTTTCCGTGTTCTATACCAACTACATCAAGTAGTTGTTGTTCTTTATTCTGTCATCCTCATTATATATTCTCGCAAGTTCTTTGCGTGTTTTGTTGGCAAGAAAACCATCTTTTTCGTTGGCATCAATACAACGCTGTAGTTTATAATACAGTTCAAAATATTTTTTAGCAGCCTCGGTCATATAATTTTAACTTCTTGTTCTCTCATTGTATCTGTAAAATCTACAGCCAGTATGCTGTATGATTTTGTTCATTCTGTCAATATCTTTTGTTTTAATTTCTCCTTCAACGGTGTAATGATATGGTTCATCATATTCAACGATTATATTGCGTGTTTCATCATAACCATCCACACTATAACCACAAACTTGATATTGACCACCATTTTTTGCGTGGCGTATATTCCAACCCATTTCTTTTGACAATCCATCTAAATATTCACATTCTTTTTCCAACACTTCTACCATTATTAGAAAATCTCTTCAATGCCGCTATTCGCATTTTTTCTTTCGTTGCACCATCGTGTTTTTTACCATAAAAAGGATTGTTGGTTCCTTTCACGCGATTGGACATTTGTATTCTTTTCTTCGTCTGCTAGGTTTGTATCCGACCTTTCCAAAATTTGGGTTTTTTCTCCTTTTATACCCTTTCCAAAATTTGGATTGTTTTTCCCAAACCATCGTTCTTTATAATTTGGATTGGAATATCTGTCCTTCGCCTTGTCGCTCAATGCTTGTTTGTGCTTCTCTGAAATTTTTCTTCCTTTAGTGATTTTTGACATTTTATTTCTAAATTCATCATTCACTTCTCTTCGGATAGAGAGATTGATATTTTTGTTGGTTGCATAATCTACAAACTCGTTTAGCTTTGTGCGATTTCCACAATCTGAGAACAGTTTTATGTTTTATTTCTACGTGGCATTTTGACACTTTCTAACAAAATCTTCCATATGTGATGAACTCTAATCCTCATAACCGCATTTTTTACATAACTGCGGTCTGTTTTTTCTTGGCTTTTCTCAAAACCCAGTCAATCTTTACAATTATTACAAACCTTTTTCCATTTTTTCTCTCTCCAATATCTATCCATTCGTTCTTCATTGAGTTTGTCTTTATTTTTAGCATAGAACCTTCTAGCTCTAATTCGGTTTTGCTCTCGGATTTCTTCGGGAGTTCGATTGAGTTGTTTTGCGTCCTCTTGGCATTGTATTGATAAATTGTTTGTAGTATTTTCCATATACACATAAATATAAGCGTTATGGAAAAAAGCGTTATGGGAAATGAAAATATTATTTATTATAATAAAGAGACGGATTTTGTTGTATCTTTCTAGCATCTGCGGAGTCACTTTTATAAACGAACTTTCATCATAAGTTGGTGGCTCACCCCAAAGTTCCAGCCAAATTCTATAATTCTTTGCTTCACTTTCTTTCTGTCTATCCGACGTTCCAGTCAATTTATCGTGCTGACCAAGGAAATGGCTGCTGCGTGCTCCAAAATGCCATACCATAGCTCTTGGAGTGACCACAAAGTCATATTTCTTGATTTGCATTATTACATTCTGATGCATATCCTCAAAACTTGAGGGTCTACACAAATCAAGATTGGGTACAAAATATTTGGTTCGCATCATATAAGATACACCCTCTACTTTTCTATACGAAGGATAATCATTCTTTACAAACTCATCTGCCCATTCAAGAAATGCACGCTTGTTGAAATCGTGATGATATACTCCAAATCCATCATTTACAGGTGCAAATGTTGTGCCTACTCTGTCTTCATTATTGAATATATTAGGTTCAAGACGCCAAGAACAGGCAACTATTTTCCTGTCAGAAAGATGATACAATATCATAAAGAGGTTTGTCGTAATGGCGACTGACATACATATCGCTATGTATAAGACTAAAGAATTCAGTCTGCACTCTTTTAATTGCTTCGTTGACTCCACCGCCGATGCCTTTTGATTTTTCATTTTGTTCGTAAATAGTTTGTATGTCTTTTTGTTCAAGCAACCAATCTCTTGTTTCGGTGTCATTTTCTGTATAAACAATGATGGGTTGATTTTTGTAATATGAGTTTTCGCGAATAGATTCAATCGCCAACTTCAAGTAGCACAAACTTTTGTATGTATTTATGACCCAAGTATATTTAGCATCATTCATATTTTTATTTATTATGCATCAAATAATGCTTATAACATTGTCAAAAAACATTTTGGCACTTTCTTCAACATCTCCGTCAAACTTCATTACTCCATCATTCCACGAAAGTATTCCAATCTGTTTATTATCTTTTTTAAATATTACGTTGTTTGACGGTTGATAACATGATATTGGCACGGACAACGAATCTGTCAAATCTTGATTCTTATAAAACTCAAACTGCGTTTCAGTTATATTCATATTTTTCCGCTTCTGCTCTAAGAGCCATATAATCGTTGTATAGATTAGTCTTTACAAAGAAATTACGCATACCAGTTTCGGCTAAACGACAATATGTTGGAATATCCAACCCTGCTACACCTCTTTTTACTGTGAGAGAGTTGTGGTGCAAAATACAAGCTCTATCAACCACACCAATCTTATATCCTAACTTTTTGGCAGTAAGAGCAAATAGCCAGTCCGGCCCCCATCCATACATAAGGTCGGAATCTATATTTCCCACAGCTTCAATCAAACGACGAGAAATAAGCGGACATTGAAAATCAGAATATACAACACGTCTTATTTCCTTGGAACATCTGCTATGCATTGATTTCCAATGACATTGCTGGTTTGGTTCTATGTTATAGAACGATGGAGCTACAATGTCGTATTCTATTTCATCATACGCAATCATATGCTCTGTAAAGATTGTTTTGAACATTTCGCCACGAAGTGTTCTTACAAACTCATATGGATGTATGGTCAAGTCATTACTAAGAAATAACAAAGAGTCATATTCTTTGTTTTCTTTCACAAACTCCATTGATGCATTTAGTCCGCCACCAAAATATACATTAGTTTCCAACTGAAATGATGTATACTTGCTTCTGTTTTCTGGCTTGGATGCGTTGTCTAACACAAACAAATCATAATCTTGTCTTTCATATGGCTTAAGAGACTCATACAGCATATCTGTATAATCTGGCATATTATGATTTAAAATAATCGCTGCTGTTTTACCCATATTATGTATCTCCGTTGAATATTCTCATTTTGATGCTCTTTCCAGACATTTCGGCAGGTTCAATAAAAAACTTTTTATCTGGTGCGGTTATGCTAAAGAACATTTCAAGTTCGTCTTCAGTGTCTGCAAACATCATAAATGTTTCATCTTTTCCGCTTTCTCTGCATTTGAACAGATTATATTGTGTAGTAGTTACGGTAGTATATCCTTGATTATGCTTCATCGGTTTCAGATATAAGAATAAACTCGGCAAAATCATTGCCGCAGAATATACCGATGCGGTAATATTAGTAAATAATGTATCGTTTAGTATAGCATCTTTGATATAAAAAAGCGATATAAACATCAAAGGAAATCCAACTATCGAAAACATCAATACTAAGTAATAGTAAAAGCTTTTTTAGGTTTTGAAGTCATCTTCGGATATAATACCTTTTAATATGCCGTTATGTCAATCAGTTAAACGTCATTCCGTGTTTCAAAAATATTTCTTTCAATGCATATTTTAACGGAAGATGTCTAATAAGTAATCTTTCGAGCATCTTTAAATTATATGGATATACTTTTTCCAATCCACATTGTGTGTAAGGATCTGTGGCCCCTTGTTCTATAATGCCATATGGTCCCCAATGCGTCTGTACTAAAACCCACCACTGTCTATAGCGCGACGAAGCTGCTTTCTTGTTAGAACCCAACAAGCCTGATGCTGGTTAGCTTGCCACCCAATTTTTTTGGTGAGCTTTTTGAACCATTGGTCCATAATATTCACACAAGTTTACTATAATTTTTTTGTCATCTCTCTGCTCATACAATAAAAATCCAGCAACTTGATTGTCAGGCAAAGTATTGTTATACTCTAGGAATGCATCCAAATTATCTTCTGTAATAAGAATGTCATTTTCAGTATATATGAATAAAGTCAAAATTGTCTATGGCATCAGCCATTTCCCATCTACATGGATAAGGCAATCCTTGAGTGATATCTTCTGGGTGAATTACCTGCTTTTCTCGCAGCAATGGTACAGTAGTATGTATAGTTATATCAACTTTATATTTTTTCATAGACCTGTACTCTTTTAGCACTTGGTCCAGATACTGCAAGCTGAGTATTACCAAAATTATTTACACATATTTTTGTTCTCATAAATTTTTAAATATATCTATAATTTGTTGAGCGCGAGTTTCTGCGCGGTGATATACATTCACTTTACTATATATTCTTTCTGACAAAGTTTCTCTCATATATTGGTTGTCTAGTAGATATTGTATCATTTCAACGGCTTCTTTGGATTAGAATAATACAGTATATCTTTACCATCTATAAACAAATCGTAGATACCAGTAGCAGCAGATATGCGATTGGTAACTACAGCAAGTTTACATCCTCCCGCTTCAAATATGCGACGAGTAATTTCATCATATCTTGCATATTGAAAAGCAACAGTACCACTATTATAAAACTCAGTGTTTTCTTGTGGAGGTATTTTTTTATTGATAAACTTGTCTCCCAGCGTCAGATTGAATATACCTAACGCCCGGGCCTATCTCCGCAAGTTGTAATACATACGTTTTTTTCTTGGTATGTTATCTTTGTATCTAAATAAAAATTCATCTCCCCAATGGTTTAACCAATGAGCATTTTTAAATCCCATTTCTTTGTACTTAGCGTAACATCTTGCATCAGGTGTATATATTGCATCTGCAAACTTTACTCGTTCAAACCCCTGCCCAAAAGTCTGCGGTTCATCGCCCATGTCCAATATTAATTTTGTTTTACTTATAGATTTTAGTTTTTTAATTTCAGAATCTAAAGAATCAGAAGTCCAAGGCCAAAATACACCAACAAAATCATACTTATCTGCGTGTGGATACAATTTATCTAAATTGCAATTGCCCGCATCAAATTTATATACATCAACCTCGTGCCCCAATCTTTTGAACGCAAAAGACAATCCAAGTGGACAATTCCAATAATCTTCTGGCCGCTTTTCATCACCGTGCCATAACATTGCTATTTTCATAGTTTCTCCAATATTTTGTCTATTGCTTGTTCAATGCTATACTTTTGACGAAACCCTAAATATCTCAACTTTTCACAATCCATAAAGAAGTTTGGTGTTTGTACAATTTGATGAAACTCTGGCGCGTCTATGTATGTTATTTGACTTCTTTGAACCAGTCTTTTTCATTACATAATCAACAACATCTATAAGTTTAGTGCTGTCTTCTGCACCAATGTTGTAGATATCATTCAACCTCCCAGAATGAGTTATTAAGTTGATTGCTGCACATACATCTTCAACGTGCAAGAAGTTTCTATAGTTGTCTCCCTTGTATATGCTTATAGGTTCGCCTCTGTACTATATTTCCTATAAGATATTCCAACGCATTTTTTTCTTACCAGCAGACACGTCACCGCCAATGACATTACAAAGACGCATTATTCTATAGTTCTTATGAAATGTGCGACAAAATGACTCGGTAAGGTCTTCCCCGCTTTCTTTGTTATAGAATAAAATCCCTTTTGGAATACAACGGTCTATTTCTCTTGCGGGATGATACTTGGTATATCCATCACCGTATACAAACCAGCTACTAACAAAGTTAAATGTACCTTGCACGTTTGGCAATACATCAACAAGTTTAGTAAGGTTGGTATTGATGTCTTTATGCAGGTCATCAAATACGTGATAGTTGTGCGTAGTGCTTATGAGATATAACACATCTTGCATTCCTTCTACCCAGTTTTCATCTCGTGGAGCAATGATGCTCTTATTTGATACATTTTGGCAAAATTACTGCCAATGAATCCAGAACCGCCAAATATAGTTAGTTGGTCCATATTGATAATACAGTCTCAATATGATTAAGATTATCCTGCGATATTGTAGGTGCACATCCTAAGAAAAATACAAGGTCAAGTACTTTGTTTGACTCTGGATACTTTTTGTAATCATCGAGATGTTTATATCCGTTATGTACCAATAGATTTCCTGCAAAATAGTTACGAGTTTGTACACCGTTCTTTTCCAAGAATGAAACCAGTGCTTCTTTTGCTTCTTGTCTTTACAAATGATAGGTACGCCAAATGGAACCCAGTCTGTTTCAGCAAATGTGTTCGGAAAGTTTAATCCATGTACATATTTCTTGAGATAAGACTGTATTGAGTTCTTGTTGGATTGTCTTGTCTTGCAGATATATTCAAGTTTCTTCAACTGCTCTAATCCAATGGCACCTTGTAGGTCGAGTGGCTTCAAATTCCAACCGATTCGGTTGAATACATACTTGTGGTCAATAATGAGTTCTGGAAACTCTTGGTGAGCTACCTGGAAAATCTTTGTTGCAAGAGCCATTGCACAGTAGATTTGCTGCTCCAACACAATAACAATCCTGCCCCAAGTACCAAAACTTCTGGCCATATCAACGATTTCGTATATCCGACGAAACCATACCACCTTCCAGTGTTGTTATTTCGTGCGCAGGATAAAAAGAGCAACTTGATACAACAGCATATTCATTCAAATATTTTCCACGCCACTTAGAACCAAGAGAGTCGCAGTTATCCAAAAGCAACTTGATATTGTGCTTTTTGGTAATGGCAAGCATTTCGTCCATGTCTGAGAGGGTTGCCTAGTACTGGGCTCAAAAACACAGCCTTTGTTTTTTGGCTTATCTTTTCTTCAATTTTCGCCAAATCAAAATTCAGCGTTGACCATTCAATGTCTATGAATACTCGGCTTGAGATTATTATGAACAATAGCAGACACAGTTGTTGGAAATCCTACGGCAGAAACAACAATTTCATCACCGTCTTTCCATCCAAAATACTTTTACAAGCTGCGATAAGAAGCAAGTTTGCGCTTGAACCGCTATTACAAAAGAACGAGAACTTATTGTTGATATGTCTACCAAACTCTCGTTCAAATCTTGCACACGTTTCTCCAGAAGAAGACCACTTTCCAAATAAAAGCGATTCTATTGCAGCGACCAATTCGCTATTATCAAAGTATGCGCTAGAATAATATACCTTCTTTTTTATCTTTTGCTACAAGATTGTGCGCAAACTTGGGCACAAACCCATATTTAGATGTTATGCTTTCTATGAATTTAGAAATGTCTTCTCGTTGATTGTTTTCCATAAATTTAAAAATAGTTGCAGGTTTTATTGTATACATCTTCCCAATTTACTACTGGACCTATGTATTTTGGTTCACAGTGAGTAGAATAGCCCGGTATAGAATTTATTAGCGTTTTTCCTTCTCTTGTAAGATGTCTGAACTTGTCAAAGTCTCTGGTTAGTCCTTTCTGTATATCGCAGTATTTACGTGTATGGCGAAATCTCTTCGCAGTGTGCTTCCTTTGCACGCATATGTATTTGTGGTATTTGGTATTGTTCTCCAATGTACACTCGGAGTACATCCAATTTTTTGATACCAAGTCTGCATACATTTCATAAAAATATTTATCGTTATGATCGTATAATGTTATATAATCCACGTCAATATATTTAAATCCTTCTATCAATATTTTTGACCAACCAATATTATGCAGATAGTCATCTTCTACAAAATATAGTATATCTTCATCCGAAAATCAGAAGCAATGGCAGTATCCAATAGATTTAAAAAACTTTTGGCATCGCTGCCTCCTTGCTTTTCATGTAAATTGAACTTTCCCTTATATTTTTCATTTTCCAAAAATGTCCGCTACCAGAAAGAACGCCATCAAAACATACATTTAGTTCACAATTTTCATCCATGGTGTTAAGAAAGCTGTTAAAACAGCCTTCTCTGCTAAAAAAGATGGTCTTTCTTTGTTCGCAGAGTTGCTTGAAACTTGCAGTGTCTTGCGAATATTTTTATTTTCATTCTATTTTTAGGTCCAAATAAGGTTCCACCGTGTTGTATTCAAAACCCAAAGATTACGTCTCTTTCCGCGAAATGGCTCAGAAAATCCTTATGCACAAGTGCCGTCCAGTCTTGGTCTTTATTATGACTCCAACAACTTACTTTTTTAACATAGTCTCTTTGGAACGTACCCAAGAATAATGATGAATAAATGGCTTTCCATTATATGTCACATTTCTTGCTTTGCTGTCATAAGGCACATAATCAAATACACCAGAACGTTCATTTTCATGCATTATGAATTGCTCCTGATGTATACATTCCTTTTTCCACGAGTGCAATAGAATCTGCACTATTCTTTACATTGATATTTGAAATCTCTGAAATAGAAATAATTTGCCAACTTATAGCTAACCAACAATTTGCTTTGCTGTTCTGCCCACCAAGCGTTGAACTCATCCGGTACAATTATTTCGTCTGTATCTAAAAACATAAAATAGTCTGTATCATCCGGAGCAACTTCTATTCCTATCTGACGAGAAATATTACAATGCCAACGGGAACTTTCTGTTCTGGAATAATCAAATTCGATGAATTCTGCACCAGATTTTCTCCCACAGATTTAAGCAGCAGTGCTCTGTCTTGCTCTTCTGTTCCATCGTGGAAATGAGGCTACAAAACGGTACAACAACTTTATACGAAACTTTTAATGCAGCATCTATGCACGGCTTAAGAAATATATAATCATTGGTGCAGTAGCTTATAACTGTTGTAATTTTTTTCATATTAATTATTTATAGTATAGCTGCTATAGTTGATATCTTTCTGCCAATCAGTTCTTTCAAACTTTAACGATATTGATTTGGCATCTATTATATCAACGGGACATCCATAACATCTTTAATTATTGTATCCAAATCGCCCATTTTTTCTCTTGGTATGGCAATGTATGGTCACAAGGATATTCCGTGTTAATTTTACCAAGATATATCCCAAAGACAATATTTTATTCAGCAACATTTCGGAATTTTTACCAGCAATTCAACCATTGATTTTCCACTTCGACAAACATAATTGGTCTCGAATTACTAATCAATGTTTGCGCTCCTTCTAAAAGAAATAATTCACATCCTTGGAACATCCATTTTAATAAAAGATACGCCGGAAGTTATAACATTGTCCAGTTTCAACATTTCTACCATATCTCCTCCATTGCCGACTTTTGTTGCTCCTATATTTACTCCCTGTTGTCTATCTACATCAACATATTCCATTTGAATCATTTCATTCTTGTTTCCCAAAGCAAGATTAAAACAAAATACATTTCTAAGGTCATTGATGAACACGTTACCACAAAGTTGTTGATATATTACTCGCAACGGTTCGAATGCCCCCACTCTACCTGTTGGTCCTACCATTTTTGCCATCGTAATTGTGTGGATATCCTAAATTAGCGCCGCAGTCCAAAACAAACGTCTCCTTTCTTTTATCACATTTTTTACAACATTATAAAAGTGAGGTTCAAAATCGTGATTGGTCATTAGTGCTTGTCCGAGCGCATCATTCGGCAATATCATAAACTTACCGTGCAATGTATCTGTTATATTTGGCATATTATTTTATGAAAATGTCATTAAATTGTTTCATTACATTTTGTGGAGAAAATTTTATAGAATATCTGTCCCAATCAACATTATCAATGTAATTTTTATCTATTTCCAACAAATACGACAAAAGTTCGTATCCATTTTTATATAATAAAGCTCGGTCTCCCAACATTTCAATATGTGCTCTCATTATACCATTCATACGAAGCGTCAAACGTAAATACTGGCTTATTACGGGACGAAACTCGCCAACAGCCAGTCCAAATGTTTCTCCGTCAGACCTGCGGCGCAACATCACGTCAGCAGTGTTGATAAATTTAGTTTTGTAAATATTTTCGGCGAGAAAACGGAATAAATTTTGCGCGAGGATGGTCTATAAATTTTTCTGTATTTAAGAATATTGCCCATAAATTGTTTCGTCTATCCAACGCATCTCATTACTGCATTTTGTGCAAACTTTATATCAAACTGTTTATATCCACACCAATCTTCCTATTACAAGTGCATTATTTGGAATTCCAAGTTCAACTCTCAAACTATCTTCAGTTTTTGGAAGATTTATGATATGAGGCGACCCATTTTGGTTGGTTAAATCTGCGTGCTAACCATTCACTTACTCCAGCGTATACATCTCCGTGCGGTTCGGTCATACTGAATATGCAATGTATTGCAGTTTTGCAATTTTTTGGAGTTACTCCTTCATTTCTTCCGCCCGCTTTTGCAAAATAAAAACATCTATCTTTTCTTTATCCACTATATTCTGTATTTCAGATTCATTGTCATATAATATGGTTTTGAACTCAGAATATTTTTCTGGGGGACACGTAGATTTTGGCCTTGAACTCATTATGATTGGTTCGTGCCCCAAGCAATCTCTTATAGCGGCGGAATAATCATAAGTAACTGTCCCGCATCCTCTATGGTCTAGTTGTTCAACGTGGACTGCAATCTTTATGGTACTATTCTTCGTATTGTATATATTTCTTGAGACAGATTATTAAAATTTTTCCAATCGTCCCATTTTTGCGCTTATAAATTTACCAGAAATTCCATCACTATTTTCAGAAATCAACCACTCTATCAGTTGCATTGCAGGTTCTGGGTCATCTCCGTTCTCACTTTGACGTTTTGCTTTTTCATATTCCTGCGTTCCAATTATCTCCGGTCCCGCTTGCAGTGGGCCATCAATGATGTTAGTTTTAATAGCGCCCGCAAGTGCCACTGCGTTTATGTCCAAGGTAGATTCTTCCAATGCCATTGTTTCCACAAGTCTAACCACAGCAGTTTTCGCTACAGCATATGCAGAAAAATATGCTCTGCCATTTCCGGCTCCTCCACCTGCCATACATACTATTTTTTGGCGTTTGTCAGTGCGCATCAACGGATAAAACTCTCGTATAACATTATATGTTCCATCTAAATTTATTCTTATTGTCTGTAGACCAATTTTCCAGGATTTGTTTTTGTTATTTTACCCAGTTCTCCTTGAGTTCCTGCACACGTAATGATTGCGTCAAAGTAAACATCACAATCAAGAAAGTAATTGGCCCATCCTCGCACTTCTTCTATGTTAGAAACGTCGCACGGATATTTTGAAGAACGAGAAAGACCATATACTGTATGCCCATTATTTTCGAATCTATCAGACAACATCTTTCCTATACCAAAAGTATTACCTGTTATTAGAATGTTCATCGTTGGATTTTTTAATGGATGGAATAAGAGATAATCCAATATTGTATTTTTCGTTCAATTGGATGAGAGATTGTGTATTTCTCTGCCGAGTGTATCATTTGTATATGGTCCTCCAGCTTTTAAATAAGATAACTTACCTATACGTTTATCTGTTTGCAGTCCGGCTGTTATATCTGATGAATTGGCCCCAACCGCTTTTGCAATTTTATCTATTTCATTTATGAATGCGATAGACATTGCCAAGTATGAATTAAGAGCGTGCTTTACCATCTCAGCAGATTCTAAACTCATCCAGAGTATGTTAGATGTCAATGGACGAAACAATTCAGCAATTATGTCCTTTGATAAATTGTCACATCCTACGATAACTCTCTCTGGGTTTAGAAAATCATTTATTGCTCTGCCTCTTCTTAAATTTTCAGGAGAACACGCGATTCTAATATCTGTATATACATTTTCTAATGTTCTACAGGTTCCAACAGGCACTTGCGTTGATATTAATGCAATTGCATTCTTTTTGGCGAGCGGTAACACTTTTCCCAACCAATCAAATATGATTTTTGAATCTGGTTTACCATCTTTGTCCACTGGTGTGTCATAGCAAACCCATATGACATCACTATCGCCCACTTTGGCATCATCTACATTTACTTGATGAAATTGCTCCATACAAGCAGCAGTTATATACGCCAGATGCCCGTGACCTATTACTGATATTTTCATAATTTATCCTTGGCCCATATTTGCTTGTTTAGACCAATTTTGGTTATAAAACAAGTTTTTGTGCTTTTGTGTCTATCTATGGTCTTGTCGTGAACAATGGACCATTCTACTTCTTTTGGTAGCATAGTAACATATTCTGCACCCATTACAGTCTCGTGCAAGGGTTTTGCCATTGTATCTTTAAACTATTTTTATATATACGAGATTGATAATCACCGTGATTCCAATTAATTATTGGTTCATTGCCAAAATATTCTGGTAATGTGCTCATATGCCAGCCCCACATAGCAGCATCTTGCTGGGTTGCTCCACGTACAATATTAACTCTGGGTACTCTATATAGTTCTACTGTAGGATTGGATTTAATCAACTCGTGCATATTTTGCAACAGTTCGGGCCAAAGATATTCATCGGCATCAAGCTGAACAATATAATCACCAATGCAACGCTTACTACCATAGTTCTTATGCTCTGCAAAGTTTTTATTTAGTGCGTGTTGAACTACACTAAAACCATAGCTTCTTGCTTTATCAAGTATCTTTTTGTGCCATCATTGTCTGAAAAATCGTCCAAAATGACAACTTCATCATTTGCGGCATTAAAATCAATATGAGTCTTGAGCTTCTCAATTAATTCAAGAAGCTCAAGTGTCTCGATTCTTACACGTAACCAAATAACTTATTTTCACGACGTTGTTGGCGTTATTTTTTTGAATTTGGGTAATGTAATACCAACCTTCTTTTCAAATACAGGCAAGTGCTTTTCTAGAACACCAACCAGTAATTTTCCTGCCGCATCAAGATTGAATTTTTCAGCATTCTGAGCGCGCAACTTTTCAGCGTTTGGAACATAGTTGATATAGTTGGTGTATATATCTTCCAACTTTTGTGCAGCGACACTATAGTTTGCATTAAACCATTGACCTTCTTTCACCAACCATTCATTACACGCACTCGGTGGAACGTTGACCAGTGTACCGGCAATAGATTGGATAAATTTTCCGGCAAGAAATCTACGTGTCCACTCCAGTTAGTGGTTAGCAATGGCTTTCCGCTTAGTGTCGCCTCAAGTAGTGGTCTACCAAACCCTTCACCGTGCGTAAGACTGACGTGTGCTTTGACTTTTGGATGATTGTATAGGCGATTCAATTCTTGCGGAGTTAATTCTCCGTGAATTACATATATATTCGGAAGATTTCCAGATAATGATGAACGAATATCATTAATCTTCTTCAAGATTTCCGCTTTATCAATCTTAGAGAATGTGGCTCCGCTTGTCTTTAAAATCAAAGCAGGAGCATTCTTTTTGTTCTTGAATACTTCGCTGAACAACTTAACAAGCATTCCTACATCTTTTCTATCTGCAACCCAATTCGCCTTGAATCCAGTGACCAACAAACAAATAGCAGAATGTTTCTGGTACTGCATTGTAGCGCGGCGTCTATTTCTTCAGACGGTTCATTAATTTTCTTGTAAATATTTGTATCCACCCCCTCAAATACAACTTCAATTGGCTTATTTACTTGAATTTTTTCTGTCATCCCAGACCGCTCGTCTCTGCGGTCATATACTGTTTTGATAAGCACTTCTTTTGAAAAGTTTGAAGGAACAATATTCAAATTCATTCTGTTTAATCCTTCAATCCATTCAGGCTTTGGTACCGTGCTTTCAATACCAGCGGTTACGCCAATGTTATATTTTTCCGCGTGGTTGAAACTCGTTTGGAATAGATACTTGAACGAGAAGTTCCGGCTGTGAAGTCAATTGCGTAGTCAATATTCTGCTCTTGATTTCTTTTACCATAGGACGACTTTCGTCATCCAACATAGTATTCGGACATACGCCCCATCGCATTGGTACAATCTTAACGTCAAACTTATCATATTTTATGATATCTGCCGCAAGTGCGAAGCAATGGTCTCCATATCCAGATCTAGAAGCTACTGGACCTTGAATGACACATACTGGTTTAATTTCGGTACTCATTTATATAACCTTTTGTTTGTTATGGTGCTGTTCCAGGTGTATTTTGACCTTCTTGCTCTTGAATGATGGCTTCAATCTCAGATTTAACATCATTGATGCGGTCCTTGAAGTCAGTCATAACTACTCGCTTTTCCATTTCAATTTCACGAAGTTGCTTGGCAAGTTCGTAGATTTTTGTCTTTTGCTTCTTCTTTTGTTAATGCTTTAGCCATAATATTATTTATTTGTTATATTTTTTAAGAACTTCATCCTTGCTTAATTTTTGGCATCGGAAATCCGAGACTATTATTTGGCATATGTTGTGCCCAATATATTCATCGTGGCGATAGATATTAAATCTTTCACGGCCTTTCCAGTTTGCCATCATATTGTCCAATCCAGCAGCCATCTTTTCACACATGCTTTCTGCACTTAATCCACCAACTCCGCACATCCATTCTCTGCCTTCAAGGGCATATTCACGCCGCTTTTCTTTACTGGTCAAATACCAATACATAAATGCTTCTGCACAATCTTCCCACTTGGCATAATCAGCAAGAATATATGGCGTTGGAATGCTGCCTTGCATCATGTGAGAACCCGGAAAGATTGGTGTAACCCATCTACCGTGATTCTTGTATCTACCGTCAGCGTTGGTTCCCCAGCCATTTTCAAACTTTACTGGATTTCCCGCATCATCAGTAAATCCACATTGGTCTTGTAGCCCACCAGTCACTGTTACGATGATTGGTGTGCCTGCCATCACGCTTTCCGCAGTAGCAATACCAAATCCTTCGTTGTCAGATAGATTAACAGTTACGTCAGCCATATTATAGAACTGGTTCATTCTTTCTGGAAGAACCTTTTCAACGCTGAATACAACATCATAGTTGGGACAGAATGCTTGTTTGCAGGCAGGTAAATCTGTACCCGCTTCATCCACTGGATGCGTATGCAAGAACAATACACACTTTTCTGCTTCTTCTTTTGGAAGATTGTCGCAGAATGCTCTGTATGCAAGAAGGATAGTGCTGGTTTGCTTACGACGAATATTTCGGTTATTGTAAAAGATTACAAACTTATAATCTTTCTTGAAATATTGTCTGCGTATAAGTTGTAGTTCGCTTAATTCAGCAGATGTAGTAAGCGGTCTAAACATTTTGCGATTAATACCGTGTGGCACATAAGATACAGTCGTTGGATTGTCTAATACGTTACCAAGAATATTCTTTACGATATTTTCCGTCTGCTTACTAATGCAACCAATCCAATCACACGATTCATAATATGGGCGATTATACATTGGATATGGCAAATCATCCCATATAGAATAGAATCCGATTGGAATCTTTTGACGAAGTTCACGTTCGATTTGATATAGCCAAATCCAAAAGCGAGGGTCAGTAAAATGCAGCAATGCATCCGGCTTTTCCATCTTAATTACTTCATTAAGAAGGTTGGCATCACCATATCCATCTACTGGATATAAACGCACATATGCATCATCTATACCAGCAACTTGATTGGTTGCTTGGTCAAGATTCATTATTTTACCCTTCTCTGGATGAGTGACGCTACCTGCCATCTGCACCCAGTTATATTTGTGAGAAAGACCTGTCACAAACTCTCTTGCCATAGTAGCAATACCAGAATGCATTCTTAGGTCATCACAAAGCAGTATAATCTTCTTTCTGTCCTTTTGAGGAATATAACCATTTACCATATATAACCTTGTATTATGTTTTAAATCATTGATTTGTCAAATTATTTAAAATGCAGAACCACTGATTTGTAAAGAATTTTCTTCGTTAATCTTTTTTCTGAACTCTGGGTCATTGATATACAAACATACACAGCGATTAACAAGCTTTTGTAGTGTCATACCACTTGACACTCCCGCTTCTTTGAATGCTGTGTATTTATCTTTGAACAGATGTACAGACGTGAACGATGTTTCAGACTAGTTTTTAGTTTCATATATATGAGTTTTAGTTTTCTCTATATACATATATATGAAATATCGTTTTGGTATATATAAGAATTATTTAATCTTCTTTACCATTACAATAAAGTTCGCCCTTATCATTCTTTAGCGTCTTGAAGATGCAGTATTTGCAGTTTTTGCGTGCCTTGCCGGATTCTTTAGAAACACAGCATCTTTATTATATTCGCCGTTTTCATCAAAGCCATTTTTTATAAAATCAAGAAAAGCGGTTTCCACTTCTTTCATACTCATCTTGCCATCTGGCGGCGAGATACGTTGAATACGCTGCTGCGGAAACTCTACATCTTCAAGTAACTTGCGCTTGACTACAAAAAACTCAACTTCTATATCAGACATAGGCACTTTGAATACCTGATGATAAAAACGCTTATATAGCAACAACTGGTCAATCTTGGTTCTATCAGCCTTTTGATATTTGTTCCAGCCACGAGTACTTGTTTTGAAATCTAAAATAAGTATCTTGCCTGTTGCCTTTTCTTTGAACACAATGTCCAAGAAGCCTTTGTATGTTATAGTATTGTTCTTTAGCGGTATTTCAAGCGGTAGTTCTATTCCTACTACTTCATACTTCTTTGATGGAAAATGCTTGGTGCGTATGGCATAACTGGTTACGTGGTCAAGAATAGTTCTGCCATCTGACTTGAACTCTGCTACTTGAGATGGCGTAACAAGACCAAGTTCTTCTATATCTTCCGCAGACAATGTAGATACTTGCTCATCCGTCGCCATCTTTAGTTGTTTTAGTTCTTCATCAAACGATGATATGAACTTGGCATAACAATCAAACTCATCTGCCGCAGACGAGCCTACATTATATAACAATCTAAGATACTCTTGCAATGCTTCGTGGATGCCAGTTCCGAATGAAGTATTGATATTTGCTTCATATGGAGCAAGTTTGTCAATATATGACAACTTCCATTGCTGCGGACATTTTAGCCACATAGCATATTGACTAAAACTAACCGTTTTGTTTTTCTTTTTTCTTCAGTAGGAGTTACAACAGGAACTTCTGCTGTTGGTTCGGCGTAAAAAATCGTTAATAGACATAAAATCAGTATATATCACGTATTATGAATGTCAATGGCAAACTCTTTATATTTATTTAGATAAAGAATATCAACATACCTCATATGGAAAATAAAACATTCACACATATCCTGCAAAAAGGGAATATTGCGTACATTTTCAGTAGCAAAGGTTGTAAGGAAAAAGATATTGATGAACTAAAAAGTTTAATCAAAGGCATTGCTTCAGACGAGCGTGAATATAATCAGATGCTCAAAAGAAGAAATGGCAAAAATGTCTGATATGCACGATGATAAGAACCCAATACCCGGCATTATATACAATAACGATGAAACAGATGCCAGAAGAAACTTGATATATACCATTGCCAACAAGTTTTCAAAAAATATCAAAAGTATGAACTTCAATAAAGGAGAACTTGCATTCTTGATTTCTTCTATTGTAGCAAAGTTGGAACTTGAACACGAAGATTTGTAAAACTTAGCGAAGAACTTGGAAATGAACTTGGCGAAGACGACGAAGAACAGGATGAAGATGAAGACGGTGATGAATACAAATACTAAAATTTTTGTATCCAAATCTTCATAAACTTTTCTACGTGCTCGTTTAGTGTTGGGTTCAGCAATAGTTCCTGCAAGCTGAGTGGCTTATTTAGTGCAGGGTTTAGCAATAGTTGATGCACGTTTAGTCGTCTTTCATCTTCCCACTCAATGGTATGATGTGCCGCTGCTTTGATTTTAGGGTCATTATATGCTTCGTGCTCATTGGCAGGTTGCACAAACTGCTTTTCGCCATCAACAATGCTATATTTGCTGATATGACATATATTATTCCATTGACTTCTTTCTTCAAGAAGTGCAACTCATCTTTTTCATATGTGTCATAACGCACGTCAGTTATGATATAATAATCATAGTTTGACTCTTCAATGGCTTTCTTGGCAAAATCAATCCAATATCTACCATTAGTGCGTTTGCGTTGAGCATCACCATACCATACAAGCATTGGACGAATAATGTCCTTTCTTCAGTGATTTGAGATATGCAGATATGCCAAGATTATCTTTTAGAAACTTGTCGCAATGCACCTTTAGTGGTTCAGCAAAGCAATCTTTTTTACACTCTTGCCTGCTTGTTGAAGTTTCATTTCCAATATAGCAGCAAATGTGTCTTTACCGCAGCGGGCCACCCCCGATACTCCCAACACTTGTTTATTTATTTTTTTGCATATATTTATTCCCACTTGCGGTGGTCTTCTGCTACCCATTCCCGTGCCATCATATTCAGCAATATGCCATTTTACATCGTCAGGCACTTCTACGATTTTTATTTTTCCACTATTACCTGTTGATGCTTCAGCACCAAGTTCTTCAATGGTTTCAATCAAAAACTTGTTGGTCCTATCATTTCTAAAACTATCATTGATGATATAATCATACGATCTTTCCTGCTCTTGTGGATTTGGTATAGAATACGCACGCCAACCAAAACTATTATCTGGGTTAGATACAGGAACAAGTTTTTTGGGAGAAGTATATTCGGTTTTGAAGAAATAACAACCTATGCCTGCTTTTTGGCAGTATAGTTTGATTGCTTCTGAAGACAAACTAAATGCTCCATAGTATGCGTTGATGGCGACTTTCATATTATGCTTCCATTAGTTCTTTGATTTGCTTTTCGTTATATCCGTATTTGCTTACAATGCCGGTAATATCTGCCTTTGTCAAGATAGATATATACTCAAGTACGTTTCTTTCACTATCTTGAAAATGATTGGCAAGCAAATCTAAGCAGTGCAGGATTGTGCTTTTCACTCTTGCTTTTGATATATGGATAAAATGCTTTGCGTTTTGGCACAAATGCAATCAATACCTTATAAAACTCCTTGGGCGATAATACGCCGCCATACTTTTGAACGTGGTTCAATGTATCAATAAGTTCAGGTTGCATACTCAGAAAGCGGCATACCATAAAGTTAGACCAACTCTTTTTGTCTGCATCAGAGATTTTATCAAAGTAATCAACGTCCTGCTTTTCGCGAACGTGATTGATATGGTCAAACAAGCCCTTGGGCTTGGTTATGGTTGAGCCGCCTTCAGTTGATTTCTTTTCTGGCATTTTAGGATTTTACCCAAACACGCTTATCGTATTGCACAAAGGTTGTCAATCCAAAGCCGTTCTTGGCGTTAGACCATACACCTACATCATTTTTTGAGGATGTGATTTTTGTAAATGTAGCCGCAGTTGATTCAGACCGGCTTTGGTCAAATAAAACTTGCTGCCAACAGACAACTTTCCAAACTCAATCTGCTTTGTTTCTTCGCTCATTTTTGTTTTCCTCTGTTGATAGTTCTGCAGTGTCCTTTGTCTTGGTAATAAGACGCTGAACGTGCTGTTCTAATCTATGAAATCTTGATTGATATTCTGTATGTTTTCCTGATAGTTTATCTAGCTTTTGCTGGTTTGACGCTTGAGATTATCAAAGATTATCTTGAGCGTGTCTGTAATAGCATTGCCGCTTTCCATAATACTGGATTTTATGGTCTTTATCCATCTTCTTGATGCGAATATGCAGTTTATACAACTGATAAGCAAGATACATCTCTGCCATCGCAACGATTGCTAAAAGTATATAAAAATAGGTCATAATATAAATGCCCCAACAATATATGTCAGGGCAGTGTATTTGTCAAGACGCCATTTGATGCCTTACTTCAACTACATTGTCCAAGAAATGCACCCAACTTGGATGATGGGCGATTTGGATCGTAGAACTTACTGGTATGGCTTTAGGAGCAATAGGCTTGCGAATAAGTTTCAAGCCAGCTTGTTCTGGCGTTTTGTCGGCTTTCTTGCTATTGATGTCTTTATGACACCATACCATATTCTCAAATGTGTTTTTGCCACCTTTGGTACGTGGTATAACGTGGTCAATATTACCATCTTTCCAAGAAATCTGACGGCCTGTATATTGACACACACCACCATCTCGCTTACGAATGCTTTCTTTGGTAGGACGAGGCGTAACTACAGGCATTTTGCTATAGTTAGATTGTATGATTACTCGTGGAGCACGAATAGTCATATTAGATGTATGTATAGCAAGGTCATAATCTCTTACTGGCAACTTTTTCCAAGTTTCCCAATCAACAGGCTGAACATATTCTGGATTGTCCCAATCAACATTGCCGTCGCTATCAGTAGGAAAGTTCATATCTATAGCAAGAGCAGCAGGACTATTGCCGTCAACTCCACCAAGCATAGAAATAAGAGCTTCTTTGACAGTCTTTGTATTCAAAGCTTGCCACAAGCCGTTTAAACATAAAACCGGTTGATTGACTACATTCATAATATATCCTTTCAGATATAACTATGTGCTATAAAGTATAAAAAGTCAAGTCTTATTTTTGACTGGAATAACCTTTTCAATCCTGAAGTATGGGTCAAAATCAATCTCCATATCATCATCAAACAAAACAACCGTTCTGTTGGCTTTTTGTATTACAGCGGTTACTTTTAGTTTCTTACCAGTTGAAGAAATAACAATATCTCCAACTTCAAGTCGCTTGGCGATTTTATCCGTATATGCTGTTTTTGTCATCATAAATAAATATCAATATTTTGTGCCTAAATGCCAATATCCACAATAACTACATTTGTATGGCGTTTTTCAGAACGATACTCTATCAGTATTCTTTTAGCATCACGCAATGCATCGTTTATACTGCTATAGTTTGTTTTAGATGCACAAGATGTTTTGTGATGTTCATTTTTGGCAATATGCTTTCTTTTCATAACATCTTATACTAAGAGTAGATATTGTCAATAAAAAATCCCCCAAAGTTACTCGGGGATTTTGATTTATTTTTGCTCTAACTATTAGGCAAGAACCGCACGCAGCGCAGCAACCTGTCGGCCATTGAGGAACGCGGGTGAACTTGCCGGTCTCGGGATTAGTGGCACCGAGAGTAAGATACGTAGAAACGCTCTTCTTGTTAGCCTTAGAGAAGTACAGGGCAAAACCATCGTTGATGACGGTGGTGGCTGTCTCCTTACCATTGTGTGTCTTTGTAACCTTTTTCATATGTTTGTGTAGTTTGTTTTGTTTTTTATTATTCTTATGTTGAATAAGATAAAATCAAGTATGCAGATTACTCACAAAGTGTCAATAAACTTTCGCGAGAAATCTTATTTATAGCGATTTCTTTCATTTTGAACTCAAAGTCAGAGGTGCAAGTCGCCTTTGTAGTTGGCATAAATAGCAGGCAGCATTGTAGGAAAATCAGCGTGAGCACGCGGATTTTGCCGAGCAAAGATTCACTAAAATGAAACAATGGAACAACATCCTTGGGCCAAGTACTTAGTGCAGTTTCAAATGCTTCTTCTTCGCTTGTGGCATTAGGATTGCATAGATGATGCAGATTATCAAACGTGATTGGAATACCAAGTCGCTTGAATGTATTTTCATACAACGCCATTACTGACCAACTCTTATGTTTGTCTTCGTTCTCAAGCACAAGACGACTACGCACTCCATCGCTCATATTATGATACACCGTTTCAAATCTATCTGTGGTTTCGCCGTAGTTACCGTTGTTATAACAGTTCATATGAATATTGATAGGCCTTCATAACTTCTTGGAAGTTGTAGCATATCCATAATCAAAGCGTGTTGTTCCAAATCTCGTGATAGAGTTTTCTACTACCTTTGGATTGGGGCTGGCGGGCACAACAAGCTGGTCTGGATGCATACTACAGCTGAATATTATGCTTCTTGATTGTATTAGCCGCAGCAGCAAACTCTGCATATATAGCATCAGCATTGTAAAATCATCTACACCAAACTTCAAGTCTGGATGTATTATTAGCTGGAAGCACATTGCTGCCAATGCGATAGTTCCAGTTATTGACTGCACACTCTTTGAGAATGGCGTGAATAGTTTTGATGTTATTGAGCGAACGGTCAGCAAGAACAACCATTGCAGCTTTCTTACCCAACTTCTTATATTGGGCATATGTCATAACATTGAACTTAGTTTTTTGCTCTTGTAGTCCTACGTGAATACAGCAGAGAGATGGAGTAATATTAGATGGTAAAATCATATAAGACATATTATACAATAAATGGTTGGTGTCAAAGCAATAAAAAGTAACGCGCCGATTAACTTTTAGTCAGTTTAAAATTTCCAACACCATCACCGAGTGTTATTTTTCCCAAGTATAATCTTTATATTTTTCTTTTACCTTTTCTAAAAATGCTGGTCCCGTTTCATATAAATTATTTATATCGTCTCCATTATAAGCGCCATTCTTTCAAAAAATTATTTCTTTTATTTTTTATTCTATCTAAATCAATTGAATTTAAAATCAAATAGTCTAGTCCTTCGGTGTCTATACACAAGTGATGAATATCTGTTAATTTTAACATTTCACACATCGTGTTGAACTTTACGGTTCTTATTTTTTTGAATCAATTAAGTTTCTATATGTTCTTCTATTAATCAGACTATTTAATCCGTCGTGATTATATAGATAAAAATCCGCCACACCATCTTCTACAGATATACCAAAATCAAAATACTAATATTTCGTGCTTTTGTACAGCGGCGAATAATTGAGTTTTAACTGCTCTTGTTATATCTTTATTGGGTTCAATTAGAATTATACGGGATTTTTCATCTATTTTTTCTATCATTCGTTGGAAATCGTCGTTTCCCGCATTTAGATCCTATTTGTATATAAGTATTCACGTAATATATTAATAATAAGAGCCTCGTTAGAGGCTCTTGATTATAACCAAGTTATGAGTTTTATCAGAACTTAACAGTAACAAATCCACTCAAGCCAATCATTGTTGGCGTGTAACAGAGTTGTTTAGATGATTATAACGATAACCAGCACCAACAACCAACGTTCTTGGCTTCATACACCAAATCAATCTTTCCAGTAAGGTAATAATACGAATCCTTTACTGGACCGCCTCGGAGTTCTGGTAGAGCATCCTTGGCACTAACCCAACCAAGAGTTGCCGCAGGAACCAGTTTGAATCCCTTAGCAAGCAGGAATAGATTGATTGGTTGACTGAGTGTACCTTCAGCAAACAGTTGGCGAAGATTCAAGTCATAGCCAGCAGTCACTGTTGGGCTCAAGAATGCGTCATATGCCAGTGAACCATAATGCTTCAATGCTATAGTTTGTCTGACCCTTGGCAGCACTAGCCTTTTGGATAAAAATATCCAACGCCGCCAACCTTGAGTGTGGTAGCCTTGTCAATGGAATATCCTTGAGTTAGAGCAACATCAACCTCGCGAACAGTTGTGGCTAGATTATCAATATCCCAAAAACCAACTACAGTCAAACTGGTCTTTGATGGCAGATTTACTGTAACTTTAGAAGTACCAACATTAGTTCCGCTGGTTACACCGCGAAACACATAGTCGCTTTCAAATCCAGCAGTAGCAGATACTGTCTGTGAAAAAGCAACCGAAGTGATAGCAATCAAACCTGCGATTAGTTTAGTAATATATTTCTTCATATTTATTTTATATTTAGTTATTTTTCTTCACGATTTTACGCAAAGTACCGATAACTATATGATATAAAAATCTTTATGTCAATATATAAAATGGTGGACGTGGCGGAAGTCGAATCCGCGTGCTGTATAATATAACTACAACCATATACATGCTTATCTCTTATAATCCGACTAAGTTTGGTAGAGCACCACTTAGAAGTTGAGGACTCTGTATTATCTCGCTGTTGTTACGACCCTCGTCCTCACAACAGCCAGCAGATGGTCGAGCGTTGTTATTCCATATATCTGCGTCAATAGATAAAACGGGTAGCAACTTAGGCTGCACAGCAACTTCGCTCTTGCGGCTTACGCTCAAGAACGATGTCTTTGCAAGATTTCTCTTAGCATTTATTTTTTCCAACGGGTATTATACAGAGACATTAGACTCTGTGCATGCGGACTCGTATCTACACTATATAGTAGAATCCAGAACACGCCCATAAAGATAGAAAACGTGTAGGGGCTAGGTGTTTGGGCACCAGCACCGGAAATACATTCGGGTATTTCATCCTATCCCAACAACTTCGGATATTTAAACAAGAATAAGACTTGATACCTACTATGATGTTATGTGAGAATAGTCGCAAGTTTTACAAACAACGACTCTTTTAACTACCCTACACGTTTCTAAAAGTGATTCAAAGAACAGCATCTATAATTATCTAGATATATCGTCATGTCAATACTTTTTATTTTAGGAAATTTTTATAAAAAGTATATTCTGGTTGACATATACAATACTTAGAATAATATTTTTATTTTTATGTATAAACTATTTCTTGATGATGTAAGAGAGCCAGAACAAGTGACTTGGGTGAAACTGCCAGATGGTCCTTGGGAAATCGTGCGTAACTATAATCAGTTTGTTGAGCATATCAATAAGCACGGCATTCCATCATATATTGCTTTTGACCACGACCTTGCAGAAGAGCACTATGGTGCTAATCCACGAAGCGAGTTCAAAGAAAAACTGGCTATCAATTGTGCCAAATGGCTCATTGAAAAGTGTATGGATGAAGATACGAGCTTTCCACACTATGTTGTTCATAGCATGAACCCTGTTGGAAAAATGAATATCACCAGCCTTATTGAAAACTTTAGAAACACCATCAAGTGAAGAAACTGACGTTCAAGAGTTCTGAACAAAAGATATGGTTTGTGTCTGACCTTCATGTTGGACACAACAAACCATTTATATTAAACCCTCGCTTTTACAATAATGTAAATGAAGCAGTTCAGCATACTTTTGATATGTTGTATTCACATATCGGTCCAAATGATATAATCTTCAATCTTGGCGATATGGTGTGCGGAGCAGGTCAAGCTTCAGAAGAATATGCCAAAAGAGTAGTAAATATACCTTGCAAGGCTCATTACTATATTTGGGGCAATCATAGTGCTGGCATCAAAAGCTTATATGATAAGGTGCGTGGTGATATTGGACTATTGGCAGATGATATAGATATGTATCCTTTGCCACATCCAAATAGCCCGTTTGTATTTCTTGGGCATTATGCAGAAGTGTTTATTGATAGCACGCCAGTTGTATTAACACATTATCCTATTGCTTCTTGGAATCATATGGGTGATGGTGGATATAATATTCACGGTCATTGTCATAGAAGCATGAAAGAAGATACAACTATAAAACGACTTGATGTTGGATGGGATTGGAAAAAGCGACCAGTTGAATGGAATGAGATTGTGAGAGAACTTAAATCAAACAAGTTTGAACCAGTCGATCATCACGGAAAAAATGTTGATTCATTTTTTGAATAAAAAAGCCCCGAGTTATCGGGGCTTTAATTTTACAGTGAACTTGGTGTTGGTGTAGGTTCGGGCATTGGCTCGAACGTAGGATATATAGAAGTTTCTGAAGTAGGTGATGGTGTTGGTGTGGTCCAAGGTGGCGGCAAATAAGCAATAGGAGGATTTATTTTATTATCTATTTCTAAATCTATACTTGCTTGCATCTGTGCCAATTTTTCTTGTCCAATAGATTCTTCTATCCAATCTGTTACATTTTGTTCCGTAATTTCTGCATATGGTATGAAAGGACGACTACCGGAAACAAATGGTGCAATTTGTTGAGCACCAAATAATTGATGGCTATAACTGGCAGAATTCGCTTCACGAGTACCAGTATAATACCAATGTACTATATACACAATATTTTCTAGACCGTCTTGGTGTGCATATGTTTGTAATGTAGGAAATGTCCAATTATATGTAGTTGCCATAGCTTTATACTAAACCATTCAGTCCAATTATGCCGACGGTGTTGGTGTTGCGGTCGGAGTTGGAGTTGGCGTTGGAGTTTCGGACGCTGTTGCGGACGGAGTAGGTGTTGGTGTAGCAGTTTCCGACGGAGTTACGCTAATTGTAGGCGTTACTGATCGGCGTTGGAGTAGGTGTTCAGTTCTGTTCCGCCCACGCCAGCACCGGTGCAGCGCCCGCTTGTCTTGCTGCCATTTCTTCATTAAAATCGCGAACAATGCGAGCATATTGCTCCATTAGTTTGTTCAACGGTGCTCTGTCTTTGTTGATTTGATAATAAGTTTGCCAAGGTATTAACATAGTATGTATAAATATATAAGTATATAATTAAAACTTCATATTTCTAAAGCGTTTTGCGGCTTGGCCTTGAAACTTTCTTATATCAACATTTACGTTTGCTTTCAAGAACTCAATGATTTTCTTCATTACCTGCATAAGCATCTTTACGTCTTCTTTAGCATCATCGCCAGCCATCAACTTTGACGCCAAGAGCCTGACCAAGTTTTCCAAGACTTGAACTATAGCTTTTATATTTTGTTTTTGCAAGCAGACCGTCCAATACAGTTTTTACTTCAGGAACATTTTCAAGTGCCTGCATTGCTGGAATAAAAAGAATCTTGATATATTGACTGTATCAAGTACTTCATATCTTTTTCATTGGCGGCAAGCCGTGAAATTTTCGTCTTGCTGCTATCACTTTCATATCAAATGTTGCATTGTGTGCTAATATCACAACATTTTGAAAACTGTCCAAAAATTTTTTCAAACTCCAGCAGTGCTTCTTTTTCATCAAGTTTTTCGGCGTTTGGTGTATCATATCCAGTCATCTTTAGTGCATCTCGCGGATGTAAATCTGGTTTGCCATATTTCTTTTCTCGCCGTGCCATTTCTTTATTAAGATGCTTTGCTTCTGCACTGTTAGGGTCATTCAAAGCATTGTTTAGTGCAGGTCCAATATTTACTTTTTGCTAAACTCACCAAGTTCATTGAATGTTGAACCATCATATGCCATTGCAGCAATATGTGTTGCTTGAACATATGATGTATTTGGCTCAAGATCCCACAGTTTCTGTGTCAAACAATACTATTGTTTTGCCGTCAAACTTCAAAAACTTATCCAGTCATTTCTGGTATAGTAAAAGAATATAGTTTGGCTTCAAATAGTAAATCTTTGAGTTTAACTATGCTTATAAATATATGGATATAAAAAAGAGGTGGATTTCTCCACCCTCTACTGGTTTTCTTTTTTATTGGCAATTATTTTGAGTAATCTTGGTCAAAAATAATGACCAAGCCCAAAATAGCCCAACATACAACGGCTGCTACCATGATATGTTTCTCCTATCTCAGAGCCACAGACCCATAGGTTGTGTGGCTGTTATAACTGAGTGTATAATTATACTTCAACTATTATAATAACTCAATATAATAAGTTATTATTTTTTTATCTTACTACTACAGTAGTTGTTTCACTTTTTACCAGACCAGCATTATTAGAAGCATCTACTCTATAACTGCCCGCATTTGCAGATGTTACATTTGTTAGTTGCAAACTTGAGCGTGTTTGTCCTGCTAATACTACATTGTTTCTATACCATACAAAACGTAATGGTCCCGTAGCAGCAGCATCAACATTTGCTTTTAGTGTAATATTATCGCCAACATATGCATTTACTTCTAAACTATATAAATCGCCTTCAAGTATCCAAAAGTTTCTGCTTAGTCGTGTCAGCTTGAAAACAGAACCCATATTTTTTGTTCTGTATGCTTCATCTGGTTGTAAAATAGTTACGCCATCTTCAGCAACAACTTCCACTGTGCCACTGCTTAGTGTTGTACCGATTATTTCCGCGCCTACACTAAATACATTAATTCTTTCAAATGGTACAATGAACTTTACTACTTTATTGACTGGCGTTTGTAAGCCAATCAAATACCCACTATCTCTGCTTGTTATTTTATATTCAGTAGTAATAGATATTGTTTTTACATCAAGAGCATATGCACTTGAAAACAATCCGAAACATATTGCCAACAGTAAAAGTGCCTTTTTCATATACCATATAAATATAATATATATGATATGAAAATGTTATAAACTGTTGATTAGTTTCTAATCATACTGATTTTCACGCCACTAATATATGGCGTGAAAAATTCAATCGTCAGAATTATATTAACCGCGAATAATCTGAATTTTAACCTGATTAGGAGCAACTGGCGTAACTACAACAATGGCGAAGGATCGCTGTCAGCAGTACCCCAATTATTTGTAGCACGCAACTTGTATGTGCCAGCATCTGTTAGAGCAATGGCATTAAATACAAGATTGGCACCAGTAGCAACTTGTACATCATTCTTGAACCAAGCAAAAGTAATAGGCGTTGTGCCTTGTGCTTCACCGGCTAAGGTGATTTTTGTGCCAGTATATTCAGTAGATGATACTGGAGGAGTTTGTGCTGCCATAGTTGAAAACACACCTGCGATTGCCATCAATCGCTATAACTAATAGTTTTTTCATAATTATGATTGTTTATAACGTTCAAGCATAAATATGATGATATATACGAAAAGAGTATATATAAAAACTAAATGGAAAAATTTACCAGCGATGTATTACACCCGCAACAATAAAAGCGTTGGTGATGATATATGATAAGATGATTATTGTGCGAATAAGTGCAACTTTATCTGCTTCACAATCATTTGTATCTGCTTTTTCACCAAGCGATTTTGCCCAAATTCTCCAGAATTTTTTAAACATAAATTGGTAGTCGAGAGGGGACTTGAACCCCCAATCCCTCACGGGCAGAAGTTTTTAAGACTTCTCTGTATACGATTCCAGCACTCGACCATATAAAATTGGTGGTCGCGAAGGGACTTGAACTCCTGACACCATCGATGTAAACGATGTGCTCTAACCAACTGAGCTACGCGACCAAATATTAAATTTTTCCAAATTGTTTTTTCTGCCAATATCCTACAGGTTTTGTTTGTATTTCGTATGACTTGCACCACTTTCTAACAGCGTTGCCAGATACTCCATACTGTTTTCCTATGCTTTCTATTGGAACAGATTCTATTAGATTTGTCAAGTGTTCTTTTGATGGGCGTTCTACTTTACGACAATATTGTTTTGGCTTAGTTCTCCAGTTTGGGTCTTTGGGAATTTTTGGAGTTTTAGGAGCCCGTTCAATTTCCACTTTATCCAAATAAGACAATAACTTTATTCCATTTTTTCTGCAACCTTTCTGATTCTATTGTAATATCTAGAACCTTTATGGGTACTTACCGCTTTTGCTATATCTGTTATGCAATTGTATTTTTTACACGCCTCCAATATTTGCTCGTCGCCAACTTTCATATTTTTTCTATGAGAAGTTTCTGTTTGTGAGTGGCAGTTAGGACACAAAAACCGGAGATTTTCTTTCTATTATCTCTCCAATTTCCATCTTTGTGGTCTACTTCCAATGTTATTGGAAGATTATTATAAGAATTTATATTACATTTTTCGCACTTATATTCTCGTCCAATTTCTCGCAATGCTCTTGTTAAGATATTTCCGTGAACTCTTTTATCTCGCGTCGAGAACATCAATATTTCATTGGCACATTTTCTTGTATTTTCTACTCTTCTTTTAGCTCCTTCCAACATTCCTGCTACACTTGACTGGAAATGAGAAGTATCAATACCATATTCTTTTATTTTTCGGCTGATGTGATTGTGTCCTCCACCCGATATTGGGCAATTTACAATACGCATTACTTCTGTAACCGATTTCGCTTTTTTTGCGGCATCTTCTAATATTTGTTTGGTGTATTTCATATACAATAAATAGTATACACAACACAAAAAACATTGCTCGTTTACTACTTTTTAATGGTAGCATCGGTGGGGCTCGAACCCACACGGGATATTTCACCCATCGGTTTTTGAGACCGACCTGTTTAACCAATTACAAGCACGATGCCATATCTAACAAAAATTGGTGGGCGAGACAGGACTTGAACCTGCACGCTTGTATAATAAGCACGAGCTTCTAAGACTCGAATGTCTGCCATTCCATCACTCGCCCAATTCAAAGAACACCTATACTCTACACACTTTATTTATTTCGTCAAGAACTTTCTGCGATAAACTGCATATCCTAATCCAATCATTCCTGCAAACAATGCATATGTAGATGGTTCAGGCACAGCAGGACCGCAATAATCTTTATCATATCCATCTTTGCCACCATAATATGGACTCTTATATTTATCATCATCATCTTCATCATCCCAATCATAACTGCTGCTCATAGTAATCATCTGCACAGGGTCATTATATGACGACGTAAATGTGCTGATAATATCATAGTTTGCCAAAATCAACAATAGTATCACTGGCAAAAATGCTGCCAACAAACATAGCAAAGATAAACAATAGTTTCTTATTCATATGAGATAACTATACACTTTTTTATGCTTTGTTCAAGCACAAAAACTATAATAAGTAAAACAACGTATTATATCTTATAATCGTCATTTTCTATGCTTTTATATATTTTCGCTTATACGATTTACCCAATAATCTAAATCATATGACTCATCTACTTTAGTATGATATTCAGTAGGTTCTGTAAATAACTTTGTTGTATCACTAAAATCTCGCACAGGTTTTCTTGCCATAAATACTATATAAGCATCATTTGCTCCAAATGCTTGTCTTGCTGCTGCTGTTGGACATACAAAATCTGCAATTGCATATACACCTGTTCTATTTACAATATCACATAATATGCCCATTCTTTTAGCGTGTTCTATTCTATCTGATATATCAAATGTAAGGTCTTTATTTATTTTAGACCTTATTTCATCAGCGTTGAAATGAACCGCAGATAGTTTCTTTGCTAATGCAGTAGATAATGTTGTTTTGCTCAGAACCGGGTAATCCCATAACAAGTATCTTTTTCATAAAAGTGGTGCTAGATGGGTTACGATCCCACGAAGGATTTCTCCAAGAGCTTATGAAACTCCTGTGCTTTGTCCACTTGCATACTCTAGCATAAAATTATTTATTTTTTCTACTTTTTTCCTACTTTTACTTATACTTATAATTATAAATATATGGGAAGAAAAAAATATACAAAACTGATAAAGAACAAGTCGAGGCTAGAAAAGCCCGACAAATGAGATACTATGAAAGAAATAAGGAAATAGTCAAGAAAGAAAAAACTCGGAGAGATATTATGAATACAAAAAAATTGCCGCCGCTAAATAAAGAAGAGTTGGAGAAATACATATCAGACGGATTGTCCTCATACGAAATGTCTGAAATAGTTGGAAGAGGGCAAACATCTGTTCGTTGGTGGCTCAAGAAGTATGGATTAAAAACAAATCATATTGTTGGCAAATCCTAGAGGCATAATAAAGAATACAATAAACAAAAAATACGGAGAAAAAAACATAATAAATTGGAGTGAGTTTCAAGTGTACTATGATGGTGGAAAAACCGTAAAAGAGACGATAAAAATATTCAATGCTTCTCGTAAGATGGTAGAAGATGCAAGAAAAATAAACTATTCACACCAAGAACACCATCGGAAACATTGCGTATGACAGGCCGAGCTTTCAAAAACATTCAGATGAGACAAAGCAACTACTATCGGAAAAACGAAAAGCATATTTGAATAAAACTGGCAACGCTGCATGGAAAACTCACGAAAAATTTAAATCACAACCGTGCGAATGGTTAAAGTCGGAACTATTAAAAATAAATATTCAATTTGAACCAGAACACGAGCCTTTGAGGCATATTGGTCGTTATTTTGCGGTAGATATTGCGTTTATATCCAAAAAATTTATAATAGAAATAAACGGAAGACAGCATTATAATTCAGACGGGTCTTTGGCTCCATATTATCAAAATCGCCACAACCTTATTACATCATATGGTTGGGAAATATGGAAATTCCATATCACGAAACAAAATCACCATATTTTTTGGAGAAGGTTTTTGAATGTATTAAAACAAAAAATGGTCCTCCCGTAGGACTCGAACCTACAGCCGTACTCACATCTAGAGTCGCCCTTTCGGGTGTCGGGTATAAACCGAATGCTCTGCCAATTGAGCTACGAGAGGAATAAAATGTTAAAGAACGAGGAAGGCACATATTGCGGTTCGTGTCCTTCGAGGAAAACCTACCCGTTACCTCCGTGCAGTCTCACTGCACCCTTATCTTGCAATACATAATGGCAGATTTTTATCCAAAGTCAATAACTATTTCGACTTTTTAATCAGCTTTATCGCCAAACATAAACTTGTTGGCAATAACATCTATGTTATGAAATGCTATACTGACCTTATCTATCATCCAAGGGTCCAACTTAACATTCTCATTTGCCATAATCTCTTTTATACGCTTGCACTTTTCTTCTATGGCAGTTAGTTGATATTCAATCATATCCTGCTGACGTTCTGGATTTAATGTTACCATTTCATCCATTACTTCTTTGATAAGGTCTTTTAGTTCGGATTTCTTCATACTATTATAAATATATACATATAAACAAAAAACCCAGCATTTACGCTGGGTTTTGTGACTTGCAACTATTTTAGTTTTATGGCTTTGGGGGCAAGAATGTGCCTGTGCCAGTATTAACTGGATATACTCCACTCAAGTTGGTCGCAAAGCTCAATGCACTCAAATCTGTAACTCCTTTGCATTAAATGTAAGTGCCGAGGTCTTTAGCAGATTAGACAGTGTAATGCTTCCGCCAGCAGTTAGTGTTAGAGCACCAACTACTGAGTTTGTAGCAGCAGCAGAAGTATTGAAGATGTCTGCACCGCTAACAACAGAAGTTGCTCCACCATTTAGCGAACCGATGTTTGTAGCACCAAGCTCACTTACGCTGATTGCACCTGTTCCGGTTGTGATGGCAATCAAACCAAAGTTGTTGTTTGGTTGAGTTAGAGCAACATCACCATTGTTTGTATTAACTGCCAGATTTCCACGAACATCAACAGATGTGGTAGGAACCTGCGATACTGCCGCACCAGCAATACCAACAGTAGATAGTGTCAAGTTTCCAGCTACGTTGGCTGTACCAAGAGCCAAGGCACGAGCCTGTGTCAATGTAGCATCACCAGTAGCAGTTAGTGTAACGTTTCCAAGGTTGTTTAGACCAGCAGGATCGTTCAACACAACGTTGGCTGCACTAAGATTGCAGCTGCACCAGCAGTCAAACGACTGGGTAGCAACCAACTGAACAATATCACTCTTGCTTGCAGCAACCAGATTACCAGTTACAGCAACACGGTTTAGGTTTAGTGTAGCATCTTCAAAGATGGTGGCATTACCAACGAACATCAAGGCTAACAGGACCAAAACTATGGTTTGCACGAGTGATATTAACATCGCCGGTAGTAACAAACGATGTTGGACCATACACAAACTGCTTTTCTGCTGTATCAACAACAGTAGGAGCAGTAAATGGTATTACCAGAACTTCCCAATGCAACACCAGTCAAGGCAATGCGAGATAGAGCAGTTACATTAGTATCACCTGTGCCGCTGTTTGTAACATTAGCAAGAGTGACTGCACCACCGCTAAGAGTAATGTTTCCAGCCGCCATTACATTATAGTTAGTAGAAGCAGCACTGCTTGCAGCAACAATGTTATTACCAGTAACAGTGACATTAGTACTGGTCAATCTAGGAAGAGAAACGTCTTTTCCAGAAACAGTCAAGTTTGTTACGTTGAGTGTGCCAGTGCCTTGTGTAACTGCACCAGCGGTCAAAGTGCCAGTAGCATTGATTGTAATATTACCCGTGGAAGTAATAAATCCATTAGGAGCAATAACTACATTGCCGCGCAGATGTATTGATGTCGGTCTTGCCGTTGAGCACAGCAGGAGCACCAGCAATAGAGCCAAGCGAAGCATTGCCTCCGTATGTATTGACTACGAGGTTACCAGTAACACATAGCACCTCCAATGTTTGTAGCACGAGATGCAATAGTGATGTTTTCACCAATGCTCTGCAATACTGCACCATCATTTAGGGTTACACCATTGGTAAGCACGCTGGTAGGCAGATTGTCTTGGCTGGGCAACTTGCTATTGGCATTCCAGTATCCAAGTGCAACGGTAGGATCATCCACGGTGCTGACATATAGTCCAGCAGCATTGATGGTACTTGTACCACCAATCAGCACACCGTTCGGATTTAGAATAAACACCCGTCCATTGGACTCGATGGCACCATTCACGACGCTGGCTGCTCCACCTGCGACGATATTCAGCACAGACGAGTTGGCGGTTGGCAATGTATATTCAATGCGCTGACCCGCGTCGATTGTGCTGGTTCCGCTACCAAAAGCCTGCCAAGTTAGCACGGACTTGTTTGGAGCAGCAATGCTCAGTGAGGTAGATGTTCCATTTACTAGAACTCCCGCTGTCGTTTGTAGGTTGGTAGCATCAATGCTAGGAATAGCAAAGACATAACCAACAGCGAATACAAACGCCATCAGCGAAGCCATTACCTTCGTCCACAGCGAGTTATTATGTGTATTAGTTGTATATTTCATATGTATTTTGTTTTTATTATCTGTTGTTTAACTGATAGTAGAGCCAATAAATATGCACATATATACGACTAAATCAAGCAAAAAATTTTTATATATATTTTTATATATACGATTTGATATATATATTATCACTTATGTATACATACAAATGCCGCATTAATAAAGTGTTAGACGGTGACACTGTTGAAATAGATTTGGACTTGGGATTTAATACTACTCTTGCTAACCAAAAAGTAAGATTACTTGGTATTGATACACCAGAATCTCGTACAACAAATAAAGAAGAAAGATACGTGGCAATCTTTCTAAAAAGAAACTACAAGAAAAACTGGCTGTAGGTAGTTATGTAAAGATTATTACACACAAGAATGATAATAACGATGACAAGTTTGGCCGCATACTTGGCGAGTTTATTCTTGATGATGGTACTAATCTAAACAAATGGATGATAGAAAACAACTATGCTGTGCCATATCTTGGCGAAAACAAAGAGCTTGTGCAAGAAGCACATCAAGCTAATAAGAAGAAACTTATTGAACGTGGCGAGTTGCCAAAAGAATCTTAATTGTCTAGTTCTCTTGGGTCAAACTTGTCCCAGCCATCCGGCTTTCTTTTATCACCAAAAGTACGATTGTACATCCAATACAACTTGGTGAATAGTTCCGGCCATACAAATACTTTAGCGTTTGTGCCTAATAGCGTTATTGAATTTTTATCAAAGTATCTGCCGCGAATAATAATTGGACCGCCATCTTTGTTTTTACAATTTACAAAAGTAAATCTACGTGTCTTGGGACGATCTTGCTGGTCATATATGCTATAATCGCCAAGTAGTATATCGTTAAATACACAACTATTAAACGTAACGTCGTGTACTCCGCCTTTGATGCCAATATCACATACTTCATCTAAAGCATATGGCGATTTAATAGTTTTTCGCACGCCATCATTTACAAATGTGCAATCTGTAAATGTAACATTAGCACCACGAACCATATCAAATGCTCGTGCTGTGCCATTTTTGAATATACAGTTCTTATATTCAAGACCAAAAGTAAGCGATGCTTTACCGCCCCATCTTGTATCTTGACCGTCTATAGTGCAGTTGATTACAGCACTATCATCATTTTGACTAAAGCAGAAAACAGATAACCCATCAGTTCTGTTGTCTGGTGTATCTGGATTGTATGTGTTTGATTTATCAAACGTTTGATTTTCTATTACGATATTTGTTGTAGCCATAATGGCTATAAATATCGTTTTTGAGGAAAAATTTACACGACTTAGTTTGTAGGCGTGCTAGTTGGCGTCACTTCTGGTGTAGCCGTTGGAAATTCGGCATTATTTTCAAGTTTTTTGCTTGATGCAAAATAACTAGCAACTTCGGTCATAGTTAATCCAGTAGAATCCAACAATGGATGTAAGTAGTTTATTCTATTTTGTCGAGTGTTTTTATGGCCACCCAATTTATCCAAAAGATGTGCCATATTCCAAGAAGAGCTGGCCATAGCGATGAGTTCTTGCGAGTTCATATTTTATTTAATATAAATATAAACAAATTAAAATAAAAATAACCAAAAAATTAAATTATTTTATGTTTAACAGTTTAATAAACTATCGCATTTTTGCTTATACGATGTTCTGATAATGATTCGTAAAAAATAATTCAACACAATTGTTGATTTTTCTTGGCGTATCAACCGCATAAATTTCTCCCGTCTTATTATGGTCGTGTATCACCCATCTAACCAGACCATATTCGTTTATAATAACAACTGTGGGTATAAGCTTAAAAATTTCTTGATGTGCGACTTGATGTATCCAAAATTGTGGAGTTTTTTGGCACACCGATATAAATCCCATTCCCGCACATCGAGTAGTATTTACCGCTGCCACCGGACATTCCGCATCGGGAATATAATATTCTTTTTTGGATTTAATATCGTACTTAGTTCCTACAGCATACACAATAAACGAATCGTATTTATCTTTGTTTTCTGAATACGCATTTTGTATTTTTTCTATGTATGTTGGACCCATATAATCATCGCAGTCTTGCCTTGTTTGAATATCAAACTTTATCGCGTTGAATTTTATTTCTCTCATTCTAGAAAACATTGAATAATTTTTTATTCCATACTTCTCACATTCATTTTTAATAAAAAATCTATGAATGTCTCGCACACAAATAAAAAGATGAAAATTTTTATTGGTCTGCTGGTGCAAACTCGGAAAATATACATTTTCATCACTTCAAAATAATTATTGAAAGCGATATCGTCTTCTAGATTTATTCTCGTTATAATCGCGTGGTTCATCGTAGAATATAATTATCCGACACAAACATACTCGTCGCATAGTTCTCGCGAAATAATTATATTTTTTTCACAGAGTATAAAAACTTATTTTTAAAACCAAATTTCTTAAATTCAGATTCTTCTATCAATTCATTTGCGCATATTATTTTTGCTTCAAATCCGGCAGAAGTAAGTTTATTCAAAAAATCTAATTTTCCATATAGTCTAACTCTATTTGGTTGACCATACAATTGATGCCGTTTTTCTGGTGTATCCGCTTCATTATTTTCTAGTGTTACATCGCCTTTTGTCGGCACCATAAATATTCCAGTTCCACCTACTTTTAATGTTCTTATATAAATATAAATAAATTAGCAAAAACAATCATTTTTTGATAATGTTATAATTTATATAAATTATGCATAAATGCCTCAATTTACTTGATATACTTTTATAGATTTGGCGGAAGAAGTGAGATTCGAACTCACGGAGACCTTTCGGCCTCGACGGTTTTCAAGACCGCTGCCTTAAACCACTCAGCCATCCTTCCGTTAAAAATAATTATATAACTAATGAACTTTTTGAGTACTCATTAAGATATATTTCTTCTGTCCATTCTTCCGCAATAATTCTATTATGATGTCCCATTCCATATTTTATATTATCCTCGCACATCCTAGAATAAGATATTCTCCGCTTTATCGACGTGATAAGAATATGACAACCGCCTATAATGAAGAAGTTTTAGCACATCTTCTCCATATTTCTGGGGAATAACTTCTCCGGAAGGAGTCTAGAATAATGACTACCCACGGTCCATCCACATGTCTCTTATTTTTAGGATTGAATATAATGTTATTTGAATAATTTCAGATTTTATTCAGTTTATAATTTGGTTTGTAATCGGTTGGTTATAATCCGGAAAACGTAGCGATATCATATCATAACCCACTACGGTTGGGAAAGTTACTCTTTGATTTTTAAATTGTAAAAGAATGTCATACATTTTTGGATGGTATAATAATTCATCATTATCACAAACAATCATCCAATCAAAATTATGAGCACCGTCTTTCCATACATTATTTCTTATATCCTTGTAAAGAATATCATCTACATATTTTCCGGAATCTGCGGACCACGTTTGTATTTTTTGTTTTGCCTTTACCGAGTTCCAAATGCAATTTCAACACTTTTGTCCGTACTATGCCCGTCTACAATGAGAATTTCATCCACCCACGGTTCATAATGATTAATAAAAAACGGCATTATGCGTTCTTCATCTTTACATACTGTAACTAGTTTGATTTTCATATGAGTTATAGCACTGGCGGTGAGTATAGGATTTGAACCTATGGTACGCGGTTTTTACCCGTACAACGCTTTAGCAAAGCGCCGCTGCGAGACCACTCAGCCAACTCACTGCCATTAGAAACAAAAAGAACCCTACGTTGATCAAGTGAGGGTTCTGTCAAGATAACTTGAAAACATTTATAGTTGTTATTTGGGAGTGCTTACTTCTGGTGCATCCAATGGTGTAGGTGCAGTTGTATATGCGGCTTTTGTTTCTCTTGCTTTGCAGCAATCAGAACATTTGCAAGTGGTTGAACTGCTGCCGCCAACGAAAAATCCATATTCATGTTTTTCTGTATTGGCAAATATACCAACTTCTTTTCTGCCACCAACAACAAGCAATCCACATAGCAGCATTACAAGCAATAATACAACAATAGGAGTAATCTTTGTTTTGCATTGCCGGTGCAACAATCTGGTTCAGACACAAACAGTGATACAATAAATGCCCATATTGCCAAAAACGCACTACGAACAGCATATACAATGTTTCCTATCAATCTTAGTATATAGTTTATTATAGTTTTCATATTTTATTAGTTATATCCTACCACCTTGACTCATAATCCAGTTTTGTGCAACTTTATTTCGTGGTAGTACTTTTGCCCACGCATTTATTTTCCATACAATCCATCCGCAATAACTTTTGCACTATCTGCTCTACTTTCGCTATTATCAACAATAATCATGTTTTTCGCACCAAACAATCCTTGAAAATGACCTATATTACTTTGAACTGCTTGCCACATTTTTTCTACTTGGCTTGGCGGCAAAGTGCGTGCTCGCTTTGCGTTTCTGGCTTGAGCAGTTTCTAAATCTGTATTTACCAATACCATCATTGTTTCATAACCAAGTTCTTTAAGCCAAGAATTTGATTTTGAAATTTTATCATAATCCTTACCTGTACCATCTATTACAATACCAATTCTGCCATCAACCCAGTCTCCTTCACGTTTATATGTCAACTCTTTGGCTCTATCTCGTATCTTTTGACCTTTTGGAGAGTATATTGCATCCGGTGTCAATGGTAGTCCAGCTTGACTCAATAAGTGTTCATATACAATATCAGAGTTCAATACTTTGAACCCCATACCTTCTAATCCAATCTGCTTTACAATATAACTTTTTCCAGAGCTGGCCCGCCTGCCATAGAATACTGCTTTGAAAATAATAGGGTCATCTACACCTTCATTTACGCCAAGGTTTTCTAGCATTAGCCTTTTATGCTTTTCAAATGTAGATTGCAATATATCCATATAATATATAAATATGGATATAAAAACTATTTATCTAATCTTGTATATCTGGAATATAACGACTCTGGAGCAGAGTTTTGTTTTACAAACTTGTTTGCCATCTTAGATAGTTTAGATGGCGATACTCCATCATAAAAAGCATCAGATAGTTCTCTGATGGTTATTGGTTTGGCTGCTTTTTTCTTTTTTGGCATATATCACCGAACGTACAGCGCATCTCCCCATTTAAAAGTCATCTCGGTTTCTACTCTATTGAATCCAAACAAGCTCAAATAACTGTCCATTTCATGGAGCAAACAACAGTTTTTATATAATGGCTCTGCATTTACTTCCGAATAAATATACTTTATTGAGTCCATTATTTTTCCACAACCTTTCAAGTGCTAAAAGTTCTGCACCTTGTATATCAAGATTTATAAAATTTCTAGCATCCGGTGATATATCATTTTCACTAAACAATGTGTCAAGTCTCTTTGTATTAAACTCTTTTACTTCAGCGACTTGTATTCCCGGATAATAATCCTTATGTGTTCCAAATTCAAGAATCGACGACGATTGTCCATTATTTGTTATATAAAATTTTGTTAATTGATTATTAGTATCACTTACCACACCGTGTAATATTTTTCATCAAATTGAAGCGTTGTTTTTAACAAAGGTCTTCAATAATTTTGTCGTTACCATCTATCCAAACTGTGTTATACAGCCCCATCCGTTGATAATCGTGTCTTTCTTCCAAATAATGCGCACCAATATGAATTATGCCAGTAGGCATGCCATATTTTTTTACTATTGTTTCTATATTGATTATCATATGTTTATTTGTATATATCAAACATCGCAGATATTGTGCCAGTTATAAAAATGGTACAGGTGGTGAGATTTGAACTCACAATCTTTCCGCCCCAAACGGAACGCGATAACCAGATTACGCTACACCTGTATAATTACATTTTTTCTACCCTATAACTATTATGTTGAAGAACTTTCACACATAATGCCAAAAATTCTTCTTTGTCAAGTCCGATTTTGCTTGGTTGGCTTCTTTTAACGCCAATCCCATATTTTCCAATGTAGACTCTCCACCTCTTGACAAAGGAATGATATGGTCAAAAGAATATCTGGGCATATCTTGCAAATCAATCGGTTCTCCGTTAAATAACAAATTGGATTTTTTCCTATCTTTTTTTCCACATCTGCTTGTTTTAGCAATGGATAATTTTTCTGTTTGGACTGTTTTTACCATAGTTGTAGCAAAATCCTTGTATTTTCTTATACAGCGCGCCGCGTCGAAGTAGAGTGTCTTGCATTTCTATTTTTGGTTTTTGCTTCTGCCCACTAGAACAGTGATATGCAATTGTACCTTTAGAACAATCTAAGATATTTTGTATTTGTGTATATGTTTTCCTTCTTTGCGAAGTCGGATTATTTCTTGTTGTAGTATTGTCATATACAATAAATATATGACAGGTTCAAATTTATGCTAAAAATATTGAACTATTTACTATATAAAAATGCCCAGATACACAAAGCATCTGGGCAAGAGATAAACGTTTATATGTGTTTATGCTTCACTTACTCTCAACAAATCGATAGAGTTTTGATGCAATTTCCATTAGCTTCCTCTACGCGATTGTCGGGTGCAGCAGTTAATGTATTCTTGTTGGTTTTTTCAGCTTCATAACGCAACGCTTCATTGGCGAAGTGATAACGATGGTCAGCCATATCAAGTGCCTTGTTAAGCACTTCCCAACGGATTTCATAACCGCTCTTACCCGTCTTTTTGTGTATTTGTATCTTTACTCATTGTGTGTGTATGAAATGATTTACATTATTGTATCTCATTTCGCACATCATAATAATTAAAATACTATTTGTCAAGAATATAAAAAAGATTTGTCGTTTATTTCGTATGCGACTCCACGAAGGGACTGCCCTAATTGTGTGTGAAAAATTTGGGAGGGCTAATGATTACCTCCATTCTAACTCTGATATTTCAGTTATTCAGTCAGATGACACCGTCGCATCATAATGGTTCGCAATGTCATATGTTATTCTACATACAAACCATACCTCTGAGTAGCTTCGGTTGGCCAACCTAGGCTTCAGCATAGTACCTTACTTACTAATCAGAGCAGAAACTTACTCATATTCTTCATATGAATAATGCGTTAGTCCCATTTGATAAGACTTTTTCCGCCACAAAAGATGTTTATTAAAGAACGAAATTGGTGGACCCAACAGGGTTCGAACCTGCGACCTTCTGCTTGCAAAGCAGCTTCTCTACCAACTGAGATATGAGCCCATTAATTAAAGAACAAAGATAACTATGTACTAGTTTTATGAAATGTCAAGAAAATTGGTGGTCCTTCACGGTTACGCTCCGTGGTCTTTCGATTATCAGTCGAAGGCTCTAACTATTGAGCTAAAGGACCGTAAAAATCACTAAAATCATTTTCTATACCCTCATAATACTTGTCTTGTTTATATATCTGTAAAATACGAGCGTGTTCATAATCACTTGTAGGTATCCATCTAGGCGGTTCGCCTTTTAGGAATATTACTGTATATGATTTATTTTTATCAACTGCTCTTCTTATCATTAGCATAAAGATAAATATATAGTGGCTGTTCCTCCTAGACTCGAACTAGGACAAGCGCAGTCAAAGTGCGCTGTGCTGCCATTACACCAAGGAACAATACAGATAATTATCATTCTGTCAATAAATATATCCATCGGCATTTCAGTGCCCAAATGCACATTGTAGCCGATGATTTGGTTAATAAATTGGTAGCCCCATTCGGGTCACGATCACGGGCTCTCCTGCTTGAAAGGCAGGCGAACTCAACCATTATTCTATAGGGCCATAAAATTGAGATAATGTCGCCATATTGCGACTCAAAATGGCGGGACTGGTGAGATTCGAACTCACACTAAAACACGTTCGTAGCGTGTGTGACTTTCCAGTTGCCGACAGTCCCGTAAAATTGCGAAGGTAGCTAGTATCTCAACCAAGCTATTAAGTCGTTGCGACACCTTCTTAAATTGGTGGTGACAGTTGGACTCGAACCAACGAAGGCCGGTAGGCCGAATGATTTACAGTCATTTGCACTTGCCGCTATGCGATGCCACCATTTAAAATAATGCGGGGTGCATCGGATTTGCACCGACTCTCTATAGATTGACAATCTATCGCTTGTGCTTCATAAGCTCCCACCCCATATAAATTTATTAGCAAGATGTGAATTCACTTATCACCATTTAGCGTGTTTGCACGTCCATACTGACTTTAACAGTCTCTTCTTGCTACAAAACGATATTTTTACTAGTATTGTCGTAAAAAATTACTTAATTATCAATCCGTTGTATATATATGTATATATGAAATATGAAAAAGTATTTGTAATAGGATTCAATAAAACTGCTAGTACCAGTTTTCATAAATTATTTGTACATTTAGGTCTTCCATCTGTGCATACTCGAGAATGGAAATATAAAAAATATACATGTTTTTCTGATGGGAAAAGGCATACACTTGACGGACCTGATAATTTTAAATCTTTGGAACAAAGATTCCCAAATGCATTGTTTATACTAAATACTCGACCATTATCTCAATGGTTATTTAGTAGAGCTAAACATGGTATAATATACCCACGCAAATGGTCTTATCCAGCAACCCACGAAAAATTTATAAAATGGATAAATTCCAGAAATTCTTTTCACGATGAAGTATTGAGTTTTTTTTTCAAAAATCTCCAAACAAACTTCTTGTGATAAATATAAATAATAAAAATTGGGAATTGATGGTGGCAAATGAATTGGGATTTTGTAATCACGAACAATTATTTCATGTCAACTCAATACCAGAAAGTACCATTCCAGAATTCACGCTATTAGAAATATAAAAATATTTTAACAGAAACTTTCAAAATGTTAAATATGAATGAGAATTGAGCAAAACCGTTTGGACATAGATTCGGAATTAGTAAAATGTTACAAACACAATTTGTATTAAATTGATGCTCCGAGAGGGACTCGCACCCCCGATGACATTTTACTGCGGCGGCTTAAATGCCAAACCTTTCGCCGCTGAGAGAATCGGAGCATAAATGAATTACCAGTGTGGGGTTCGCACCCACCATACACTATTTTTTCCGTGATGGTCTGAACATATCGTGCACTCTGTTCTTGGTTTATCAACCGCAGCTATTTCACGCTTGGCAGTTGATATCCGACTTATCGGTCGTCGTACCTATCACTTGGTCTCACAGAAGCGACCCGCAAGATTGCTGATGTGTATGCTACGACTGCTAAGATTCTGCATCTTACTGGTAAAGTGGCTGTCCCAGCACGGTTCGAACGTGCGACCTTGAAGTTAACAGCTTCTTGCTCTGCCGACTGAGCTATGGGACAATAATACCGTCATCTTGTTCTGCATGACAGTTTGAACACACCAATATACATTTTTCCGCTTCTTCTTTTAAGCGAGCAAATGATTTTGTTCGTTCCACTAATTTGAAAATCTTTGTTGTTTGGATCTTTATGGTGGAATTGTAATGCTCTCTGGCATTTATCGTAGCCACAGCAAACGCATTTTCCGCCCATATGTTCTATCAACTTTTGCTTGGTACGTCTTCTCCATTCTGTGACTGCTTTCACTTTTTGATCTGCCCTAACCACATCTTCCATTTTTCTATTTTTTATTATTAAATATTTTGCTAAAGTGTGCCTGTGCCAGCCAAACTTTTTTCCTACTTCGGAAACAGGAACATCATTTTCATCATAAAATTTTTGCATTTCTGCTATTTGGTCTGCCGTTGGTTTTATATTCTTTGTGTACATAATATTAACTTTCTTTGTTAATAAATATGTAGCAGCAAGACAAAACGGTGATAAATTGTAGAGAGTGTTTAGCCAAGAGTGATTATATTAATCTACTATGAACCTATCCCAATAATTTGGATAGCTGTGCCCTTAACTCTCTGTAAAAAATGGCATAGGCGACAGGAATCGAACCTGTATAAGGCAGTTTTGGAGACTGCTGCACTACCAATATACCACGCCTATATTAGATTAGTTTGTTCAAACCATCACCAACAATGGTCTTATGGTCGAATGCGAGAGTTGGTAATTGTTTGATGTCAAACCATCTTTAGCTTCCTCTGCATCATCTTGACCTGATACTTTTTTATTTGCATACTCTTCTGGAAGAATTATACCAAAAGCATATGATTTTGACCAAGCATCTTTTGTATCTCTGGGATCTCTGCCTGCTCCTTCATATACACCGATTGGAACAACCATACTTTCCAAATTAGCGATATACAATCCAGTTTCTTCTTGAAGTTCTCGTATAGCAGCTTGTTTCGGAGTTTCTCTACCAGGTTTCACTCTTCTCCACGTTTTGCGTTTGTGTCTATAAATCCACCAGGCAACGCCCATTTACCACCTTCAACTCCTGCTTTTCTTTTGATGAGTAGAATTTTGTATCCTTCGGCGTCTTCCTTCAGAACAATGTTGTCTACCGTTGGGTTTGGACCTTTGTATCTATAATTGGACTGAGAAGCAAATTGACTTCCATCATAATCCTTATTCAAAATCTTTTCTACAAAGGTATATGAACTTGGAACAAGAAATATAGCTTGAGAAGGTTGAAGTAGATGTACAGTACCTGTTCTATCCAACACAACATCATATCCCATCTGTCTTAAAAGAGTATTGAAATATATCATTGATTTCTTAGCTGGACCAGCGCTACCTTCCACCTTGTTGCTGATATAATTCATCAAACCATAAACATATTTTCCATCACTGTCTATTGGGTATAGCATATCCTTAGAATTGTCTTCAAACTCTTTGAGAAGATCATCAAACGATGAACCAAACTTCTTTTCGTATAAAGCTTTAAGTTTATTCAAATCAGATTGTTTTGAATTATAATTCTCAAGATCTATTACTTTGTTTGTGTTTTAACTTTAAAACATTTACAAAAGGTCTGTCTTTTTCGAACAAGTAATTTTTTTCTTGAATATCATCAAATACGTCACTCAGCTTGTAGGCGTACAATCCAACCGGAGTTGAATATGGAGTCTTGGGATTGATTCCCACTTTTTCAATGGACGTGGAATGTTATGAAATAATTTTCATCATCTTTGTATTTTCTCAAGGACTCAATTGCAGAAACCTTTGGATTCATTTCTGGATTCTTTCTCGCTTCTTGTATCTTGTATAATAAGTCTTTGAGTTTAATCATATCTTATAAATATGAACGTATCCAAGTAAAATGGTGGGAATGGACGGTTATGCTCCGTCTCACACAGATTCACAATCTGTTATGCTTCTATTACATCACAATCCCCGTAAATGGCTGTCCCAGCACGGTTCGAACGTGCGACCTTGAAATTAACAGTTTCTTGCTCTGCCAACTGAGCTATGGGACAATAAATTGTAGAGAGTGTTTGGTCAAGAGTGCTTATTACGCTACATGAACCCATTGCGATATTCCAATGGCTGTACCCTTTACTCTCTGTAAATTTTTATTTAAGATACTTTTTGGCTAATGGCGTTAATTCCATTCCAGCATCTTGCAGTTGTTTGACTGCTTCTTTTCTGGTTCTTATCTTGTTTTTAGTCTACCTTCTAGCGTTGGTAATTTGATTTTATTTTTCATATATTGGTGGAGGCTGATAGGAGTTGCACTATCTTCTCGCCGTCTTCAGCGGCACGTGAGCACTAGCTTCACCAAACCTCCGTAAATTAATCCCGCTCATGAGCTTTACGAGGCTCACTAAATTTGTTACCTGACCAATGTGGCGTTTCGTTCCTCATTGGGCTATTAGCTCACGATAACATTACTTAATGAGTGCCCATTGAAACATAAGGCATCTTCAACCTATCCATGAGGTCCGGTTCGTGCTTCGGGAAATGGAGCCGTGTAAGGGACATGCACCCTTCTATATAGTTTACAAGACTATCACATCGCTATCTATGTTTACACGGCGTAAATTGGTGCCCCATGACGAGAATCGAACTGTCGCATGAACCTTGGCAAGATTCCATCCTACCACTAAATGAATGAGGCGAAATTGGAGCCGTGTAGCAGAATCGAACTGCTCTCCATTGTTTTGCAGACAAGTGATCACCAACCAGCTATCTCACACGGCATTAAATGGTGGACCGTATAGGAATCAAACCTATCGCCATTCCTCTATACACAATTTTCAATCATTGTTGCGAATGTTTACATCAGCTAATACGACCCAAAAATGGTGGTGCCGATTGGACTCGAACCAATGTAGACCGTTAGGTCAGGAGATTTACAGTCTCCCGCGATTGCCGCTACGCGACGACACCGAAATTGGTGCGGTAGACAGGGTTCGAACCTGCGACAACCAGCTTGGAAGGATGGCGCTCTACCAACTGAGCTACTACCGCAAAAATGTTAGTATTTACTTTTTATACGCTTGGTCGATTTACGTGGCTTTTTCTTTACCACGCATTCGTCCTTACACCTGAATAATGCCACACCCAGTATAATTGTCAAGGCCGCAGTGAAATATACTACTTTTTCATATGCTGCTAATTCATCCAACGCTATTTTTCTTGATTGTTCAGCAGCGTGAAACTTATTATCTAAAACTTTGTTTATAATTTCTGTCATAGGATCTATTACCCTATATAGTTCGCCGTTATATAACTGAGCGTGTATTTCTTTTACATCTCCTCGCACACTTAGTATTTGAACTTTCTTTATATATTCTGCTACTTTTTGTGCACGAATAAATAATTCTTTATCATCTAAAGTTTCTACACCATTTACTGTTTTCTTATATGCTTCAACCAATGAATGCTGAGTTTGTAAAGTTTTTGATAATGTATTTCTAAACTGGTCTATTGTAATAAGGTCGTGAGATACTTTGACTTGGCTATCTACAAGTGTAAGACCATATGAATCAAACAATGGGCTAAGTGTATTTGTTACAACTTCAAACTCTTTATATGAATGGTCAACCTTTGAACGCAACATAGAACTTGTATATAGTCCTTTAGATACAAAGATAGACACAATAAACAACATTACGATAATGGCGTGTTTTGATTTCATCTTTTTTAATAAACTTTTCTGGGTTTTTAGATACTTGCTTGGCTAATCTTGCCAATCCTTGTAGCAATTCTGGTGATATTACACCAACTACACCATATATTATTGCTTTGGTAAGGCTAGATATATCTGTTTGCTCTAGCATAAACCAAGCTATGATAGAGCATATAGAAGCAGCAAGTATCTTTTTGAATTGCTCAACCCACGGCATTTTGCTTGCGTCTGTGAGCAATCTAGCAACCATACCAGCAGCACCTACAAGTGCTACTAGCCAACCGCCAGTTAAAAATTCTTTTATAAGGTCTTTGTCATCTGCCATATATTCGTATATCTATAGATATAATATATATACTAAAAAACTATATAAAAATATTTTACAATTAGCAAATACGTAATACTACGCATTTCCCATTCCGAACCGCGTGGAGGTTTGTAAAAACTCGGAACACAACAAAAGAATATAACTCAACGGGGTTGATTACCCATCTTATTGTTATACTCTTTTATTTATAAGAACAATATATTCACTTCGGCCTCACAACAAGTTATCCCTAACACTATCCTGTCCTTAACTTGTTGGTATTGATTCCCACAAAACGGTCCTCTCTATTATGAGTCCGGTGGCTATTTTAACGCTTATAGGTGCGCTTTTACCTATCTAACCTAACGAAATTGATTTTTTATAAAGAACTATAACTAACTTTGCTTACTCTACACACTTTTTATACTTTGTCAAACACTATTTTCATTTTCTCCAAATAAAAACCCCACCTTTTTACGGGTGGGGCTTTTAGGTTGGAAATTTTACTTTCTCCTTTTAAGCCACACCCTCCTTTGTATCGCCTTCAACGGCTTCAATGGATGGTTGTGCAATAAAGCAGCGAACCCACTTTGAGCTTAGATTGCTATACTGGTTATGTGATGTGCTATTCATTTGTTGAATATAAATATAACTATGGCGGCAAAATAATCAAATGTCAATAACTTTTTCGCTATTATACAATCTCCTGAACTTCTCAGTAATCTCGTATGGATAGTAAAACATTGTATAACCATCATCAAACTTGACGGAATCAAAGTTTATGCCTTTTACTGTAACGGTTTTTGAAATAAAAGTGGCCATTTTTCCTGTAGGAATATGCACCAATCGTTCATTATCATTGTAATGATATTCAATGTAGTTTTTCATTTTTTTATTTTTCTGGTTCTAACATCTCTTTTATCTTTTCGGCGTTGATAGGAACGTCTGGGAACTTTCCTAACGCCATAAAATAATATGCTGCCAACAATCCTTCATAATGTCCTTGCCACCATTCTTCACTTTTTCCTTCACGATTTTCGTATGGTTGTAGTTTTTGTTTAGCATCTGCCAGCATTTCTTGAACAAGAATATCTGTGGCAAAATAGCCACGGATTCTTTTCTTGTATTGTTCTAGTTCGTCGTTGCTCATTCTTTATGAATACACTTTCCATTTTTCTTTGTCAACTACATTCCATTCCATCGAGCCGTCGTATGATTGCTATTCTTGAACATTTCACTCCCATACTATTTGCTACTCTCGTAGATTCAGACACATTTTTTGATATAAGATATACATTTATAATTTGGTTCTTGATATGGTCCAACTCGACATAGCACCCGTTTTCTTTGCCCCGCTTGACACTCTTTGTTCGTATAACTTGTTTTGTTTTTTCCGAGTGCTTCATCCCAAAGAATGGGTTATTTTTTCCCATGTTAAGTTTGGATAAACTATCTCTGGTTTCCGGTGAGTGTAATCTACCAATAGCCTTATTTCTAATTTTTTCTTTGGTCTCTGTGGTTTGGCTTTTTCCGAACATTCCATTCTTTTCTCCAGATTTAGATTTGGACATTTTCTTTCTATATTCTTTCGTTGGAATCCATCCAGATTGTCCCTCGCCGCCATCGGTCAAATTTGTCAATATTCCAGTGCCAATATCTCGTCTTCCATATTTTCTAATATATTCTGTTTCTTTTGCTAAAGCCACACTTTCGTTAATATTTGCTTCCAACCTTTCAACTAAAATCGTTTTCTCGGAATCTATAATGCTTTTTATTTTATAATATAGATGCTTGTTTCCGTGTGGAACATTTCCTCTTTTTGTTTTCTTTTATATGCGAGATGTCTCTATTTCCTTTGCCTTTACCAATATAAAAGAGGCAAATGTGTATCGAGGTCAATCAACGCATAAACATAAAACTCATTCTTTGTTTTTATAATATCTTCGCATTGACTCTTTATTGAGTCGTTTTTTGTTTCTGTAATAGTATTCTCGTTTCCATCGTTTTTCGGCTTCATTTTTTCCTCTTGAGTTATATATTTTTTCTTTCTCCCCATAATATGACCTTTACTATAAATATATAACTCTAAGAAAAAAACTCTAATTATTCTTTATACTTTTCAATATATTTATTTGATATAACTTTGAACGAAAGTCGCCCTTTCAAGGTTTCACTGTATGTTTCCTCCATAGGTCTCCATACTATCCCCTCGGCAGGTGTACCATTATCATAATTCAGTTCGTTGGATAATTCCAATAAACGAGCAAGTGTGGTTGTTCCTCCAGAACCAAAGTCATTATGACCGACTGCGGGAACCATATTCAATCCGTGTTTTTTACAAAAATCTCTGAGATTTGTATGACCTAGGTATTTCCCAGTATCAATATCAAACAAGTTGAACAAGTATAATTTTGCTTCGGATAAACCAAGACGGTTTCCCTGTATTGATGGACCTACAATTTCGCCTTGAATACAAAGATTGCGAGGTTCGCTGCGAAGGATTTCTTCAATCTTCAACTTACGAGCCATTTTCCAATGAGCATTGTCATCTGTTTCCTTCAAATCAAGATTACGCGAACATACACCAAAATCAGCATCACGGCGATATGCTGTAAAACTTGTGCCATCCATCTTCAATGTGCCAATAAGCACCAAGACCTTTATTGATTGCTTCAAGCAGAACATTTGGTTCAGATTGTAGTCTAGGTTCATCAGTTTTATGTAAGAATGCTGGGAAATTGCCCTTGACCATTCCAGACAGATGTGTAGGAACAATTGGCTCATACTTCTTTATGTTTAATATGGATGTCAAATCGGTGCCGATATCTAGTAAAATTTTCATATTGTAAATTTGCCGAACTTCCTTGTTAAGAATAAATTGTCGGAGTCTTCATAACATTTTTTATAAAAATTATAGACTGACGATTGGTTCATTATTTTTAAGTTTGAGGTGTTTTTGTTTTTGTACTTGTACACTTTACCAAACACCTGCTCGGAGTCAAGGAACTTGTTCAACCCTGCTATAAAATCATGTGAACCAACAAAATCCACAATATTTCTATTTCCACTCTTGATATAGACACAACCATCCCCATCAAAGTAACCACGGACAAAATGCCACATGTACTTGGCCGGAACCTGTGCGGTGGTAGGAAACTGTAGCACCAGCGATTTTTGGGGACCACCCCCAATGAAGATAATTGCTTGGACAATTCTCTACTACTTACCACGAACCCGACGGAATTTGAATGATTTTTATTTTTGCTTTTTTAACAATCATTTTGTACTTACCTACATGAATTCTTTTGGCAAACTCGCTTAAAATATAAGAATCATCTTCCGATAAGAAGACGCACATTCCCCGTCGAAGATTACAACCATCCGAATACATTAACCCAAGAAAATATGCTTTATCGAAAGAATCAATTTGTTTAAAGTATTCAAAATTTACATGATACTTTCTTTGTTCGTAGTTGTGCTCCCTTAGAGTTACACCGTTATTTTTAATAGCAACCTGACAACGAATTCCCGCAAAGAATAGTCATTGGATAGCAATTTTATGGAACATCCATTATTATATTTATTTACAATTTCAATTTGGACATTGGGACATATCTTATTTATCCATTTATTCGCCGTGGTTTGATGCTTTCCGACAGGAACTCCTGCTTTTTTTAGTATCCTAGATATTGTAATTCTCTCCACGCCGTAAATCTTGGCAATTGCGGTGGTCGAATTAGTTTTATATAACTTTATTATGTTATTATATTCCGATTGGTGGATTTTTTGATATTTTGGTTTCATATTAATAAATATCATCAATACACTCAAAAGTTCAATATTTTTTACTTAAAGATTGTCTGTAACATTTACATATTGTTTTCCATCTTGACCAATCTCGATTGTGCCATATTGGTTTAATATAGACAAAGGAAGCGCGAGTCCCTGACTCAATACCCCCTTAAATCTTCGCGTTTTTATTCGCATCGGCTTGTCTTTTTCACCTTCTTTACGTAGATGGTCATTCCAAGACGCAATGGGAAGCACGGAATCTATTTCAAAGAAAACGCACAGGTCATTTACAGAAAATTCTGTTTTCAATGCCACACATTCCCACCCAAGAACTTTTACGCAAACAATCTTATCCGCTCCTTCAATTGGGCGTATCTCCGATATTTTCTGGATTGATGCCAGTTTTCTTTCACTCATTTGTATATGCCTTTCGCACAAGCTCCCACGCTTCACGGTCACAATCGTGACCAAGTGGAGTATAGATTTTGTATCTTTCTTCTTCCTTGGCCGCTTTGCGAAGAGCACGAGCTTCATCATCTCGCTCAAACTCTCTTTCAAGTTCGCGTTTGATAAGTTCTTGCACTCTTTCATCCAAATGCGGCCAAGCATTTGCCAAATCTCTTGCAAAGCAACAAGTTGCAATAGTCATACGACCAAGAAAATAACGAAAACTCCAAAACACCAAATCCGACGGAGTGTCAGAAAAGCTGTTGATAAGAAACTTGTCTTTCTTAGAAATGCGGTCAGATTTGCCAATTTTCATAATATCTACCATACACTATAATAACCTTTTGTCAATATCTTTTTATTGGTTGGTATATATTTATTATAACGAACTACTTATGATTTCACTACTTTCTTTATTACAAGAGGCACTTAGCGGCAAAAAGTTTTATGACCAGCTTGTAAGTCCATCATTCAAGACGCAGGACACATTTCCTGTAAAAATGGATTTTATTGTTGATAATAAGAAAGTAGAAGTTGTTATTCCTGTCAAGATTACCATGAACAATCTCAAGCGCGAGGTTGACCAGTATATGAAAGCGCCGGTAGAAATGAAAGCAAAGCTTGATACATATGCTTATTGGTATGACAACTTCAATAAACTTGTTTTTCAAAGCATGGGTGAAAGTGATGGTTGCTTGTTTCTTGCTGCTTGCGGATATTGTTCTGCTAATACAGCACTTGACCAGAACATTCTTGAAGCTGCCAAACTATATACAGCAGTAAAGAAAGATTTTGCCACAGAAGAAGGCAAACAAGCACTTTCAGATATTGCAGCAAACGTAAAAAGCAATCTAAAAGACAAAGACCTGTCATTTTTGGCACAGTTTCCAAATAGTGCGTATGCTAATCTATTACTGCCAAAGAAAGATTATACAGGTAAGAAGATTGAAAAGGGAGCCAAGAAGGGTCAAGATGACATCTTTAGTGAAATCACTGTATCAAATGCCAAGATTCCAAACTTCAATACATATGTGAAGTATTATCTTCAGCACAATGGTCAAGTTACAAAAGAAGAACTATATAACGACCTTGAATCAGGTGTATTTACTATCAGTGGCACAAAGATCAACTCGTTTCTTATTAATCTTATATTTCCAGGCAAGAAATGGGCAGGTAAGATTGACCCAGCAACTATTGACCGTTGGATGATTCGTGTGTTTTTTGATGAGCCGTTAAAAAATATGGTTGAAAATGACATCACCGATTGGATTGAACATCTACCGGATGAAGACGAAGAAGAAACCGTAAATGAAGCAAAACCAAAGAAGCCAAAACTTTCTCCGGAAGAACAAATGCTTGCTAAGAAAAAGAAAGCACTTGAAAAGAAAAAAACGCAATCGTAAACAGCATTGTAATGAAACTGTTTGGAGATGATGTTATTCGTCAAAATCTTGTAAAGATACTTCATGAAGAAGCACAAAAGATTGGTCTTACATCATATCAACTACAAGCACTGGCGTGGGTCAATATCCGTGAGAGATATGAAGAACCCGCCGCAAAGTTTGCCAAGTTTGAAGATGTTATGGATTATGCAAAAGATGCCGCTAGCACTGTTATGGCGATAGATCCAAACATCAACTCTGTATTGAACACTATCAAGATACTTTCATCCGGACCAAGATTCAAATTCACCAACCCACAACAAGTTGTTGATACTATTGAAAACGCTGACAGATATGAGAAGGTATATGTATTGCCACCAAAGATTGCCAAAGCAAAGAAAGATAAGGGTTCTACTATTGATTACACCAAAATCAAGGTTGGTATGGTAAGCGACAACAAGGCGGATATATACAACTTGAAGATATCCAAAAAGAAGCCAATACAAACAATAGATGGAGCAAACAGAGCAGAAACACTCAAGAAAGTGCTTGATTGGATTTTAAACTATAAAACATAATAATAAACCCGCCGATTTGGCGGGTTTTTAGTTATTGCACTTCTTTACTTCTCCACGTAGTGTAAACAAACCATCTACAGGAGTCCAAGTAGTTATTTTATTACTATCAAATGGCTTGCCGCCATCTTTACGATTTACTGCTACAGTAATATGCGGCACAGAGTTTTTACTATAAAACCCCACTACTCTTACTGCAATAGCCTTGTCGCTAATGCCATAATGAGTGATATCAAGACTTTGAGTTGTGCCAAGATACGGTTGAATAAAATCAGGAGCTTTGCCCATAGCTATAGTCATATGATGACAAAACATCTCCCAACCATTATCACGTACAATGATGGGCAATCTGACACCATTTACCTTGATATTGTCATCTGCCCATTTGACAAGTTTCAAGTGTGATTTTTCATCTAGTACTACAGCGGTATACATTTTATTTAGTAAGAGTTAGTATCTTATATATAGTTGCCATAAAGCATATTTCTCTATCTGCAACAGAAACTTCTTGATATTGACCTTCTGCAAGCGCAAGAATAACTTCACCTTGAGCATTCGGCGCATATTCAGACACTTTTTCATACATTTCTGTATATAAGTCGCTGAAGTTCTTTAGGCTGTTATCTGCCACAAGTTGGCGAATATCACCAAATGCAATCTTCTTGTTTGAGTTCTTGAGCATATCAATAAGTTTAGACTTGATATCACCCTGCAACACATCTTCTTTGGCAAGTTTTAGTTCACCATCGATTACACCACGCTGTGCTGTATTGATGATGGCACGAATGTCTGGATAATGACTATTGACAAGCAATACAATACCATCCTTATCAAACTTGACATTTTCCTTTTGTAGGATTTTTACAAGGTTGGCGGCGACATCCTTTTTGGTAGGAGGATGAATGGCATAAGATTGACAACGGGATTGAATGGGCTCAGTAATGCGTTCGTGATAGTTACAAGTTAGGATGAACCGAGTGTTCATACTATATGTTTCCATTGTATTACGCAGACCGGCTTGACCGGCAGCAGTAAGATAGTCGGCCTCATCAAGAATGATTACCTTCATACCATTGAAGCCAATAGTAGAAGCAAAGTTCTTGATTTTTACACGAATGGTGTCAATGCCGTTGTCATCCGAAGCATTGATGTAGAGTACATCGCATTTGATGCTTTTCGTGATAAGTTTAGCCAGAGTAGTCTTACCAGTTCCAGCGCCGCCATATAAGAGTAGATGTGGTATGTCATTTTCTTTGATATATTGTTTTACCTTTTCCTTCAAGGCATCATTACCAACATAGTCATTCAAGCTGGTGGGACGATACTTCTCGCACCAAAGCGAATGCTCTGTGTTGATGTTTGTGGTTTCTGTATCTTCAAGGAAGCTCATTTTAGCTGTCAATCTCCTTCTTGATAAGATAATAAGACGCTTCAAAATCCTTGTTCTTGAACGAGATATTGGAAATACCAGAAGCAGAAACCTTGAAGATAATGCCACCAAGACCACGACACTTGCCCGCAATCTCCTTGAAATAGTTGGCATTGAAACTGATAGGCTTGTCCAGATTATCCTTTCCGGCGATAGGAGAAACATCCAACTTGATGCGGCTGGTATTGATATTGCTATATCCGATTACCAGTTCCATCTTGTTCTTCTTGTTCATAAGAAGAGTGAATGTTTCGACTTCAGGTAAAGCATTCTTGGCCTTGATATACTTGTCAATAAAAGCATCATCCATCGGAATCTCCACATCATATGCCTTGATTTCCTTTACCTTGGGGGCGGCAGGAATAATAGACAAGTCGGCAAGCAGCACCGTAGAGTCGGTAGAACCATCAGATACAGACCAACTAATGGGTCGGTCATCAATCTTATTGATTGATATTTCAATGTTTTCATCAAGTACGCCAATCATCTTCTTTACTTGAGCAGTGTCGTGAATGCCATATTCACCACTGTCAATCTTGATACTTGAAAACGAGACAATACCAGCAAGGGTACGATCCTCAGACACGAAGTTGGTCTTGATAGCATTTCCATCAGACACAATCTTAACAGACTCAATCGTTCCGTTGAGATTATATAGGTCGATGAACTTGTTTAGTTCGGATTTATTCATAATAGTAGTATGTTTGTATGATGTATAAAATGTATGATTTGTCAATATCAAAAAGTAAAGAACTCGTTGATTGCTTCTTCATCTTCGCTATAAAGAGTCCAAGTCAGAGCATCATAAAAACTCTTGAGTTTCTTTTCTAACTCAGCGTCCCAGATGCGGTTACGGTCAATATACTGGTTGATAAAGTCCATAACAATCTTAGGGTCTTTGCCATCATCCTTGAACGCCAATCCATCCAAACCAAATGGATTGCTTTTTAGATATGCCCATTTGATTTTACCGCCATTCATAATAGGCTCTGTTTCTGATAGGCTGTATCTCTTTAGCATATCGTTATATGCAAGAGCGGCCTTGCATTGAGCAGTAGAACCATCAACAAAATGAAATAGACTGCGGTCTTTTGGATTGAAATCTGTCTTGGCGTCTGTGTTGGCAATAAACCGCACAGAAGTATTCTTGGCGATATCTTCAAGGTTGAAAGATTTCATAGACGCCTTGAAGTCCAAAATCTTCTTATCCAGTTGCTTCTTTTCTGTTCCGCGAAGAATATCCTCCAATACAGAACTCATAAAGTCTCTGAACTTCTTGGGATAACTTGAACGCACAACGTCAAGACCTTTGATTTCAATATCGTTGGTATCTTTGCTCAGTTCCATATTATATACCTTGAGCATTGCATAACGCTTCTTGACAATCCAGAATGCGGCTTGAGCAACAACATCTGGAGCAATCTTGATGCGGTTGTCTGTGCTGTTGAACATCTTGACCATCATCACCTTATAGAAGTCATTGAGACCATCCGCGACTTCGTTGATAGTCTTGATGGCATATGGCTTGATTTCGGAAACCTTCTTCGTGCTTGGCAAGAGAGTTGATGTCAAGATACAAAGAGTCTGTGTCAATATAGATTACATAATCTTTATCTTTTGTTTCGCAGCGTTTATTGAAACGAGCATTTACAAACTTGGCACTTGTCTTGATGATTTCTTGACCGGTCAAAGTTACGCCGCCGCATTATCAAGGTCATAGAACCTAAAGATAGGCAGACCAAGAACACCATATAGCGAGTTGAGCAAAATCTTCTGCACTTGCTGACGACGCTTCCAGAATGTAGTAGCAGCCTTGTCGCCACTATCCGACGCCTCTTTCATCTTGTTCTTATACTCTACACGTTCAGCAAACCATTTCTTGAGAATGTCAGGAATACATCCAATCTTCTTCTGGTCATATACCACGCCGTTCGCACTTACAGACAAGTTGTTTTCAACAAAGAACTGGTTGAGTTGCTTGTATGTATATTTGTCATCCGCAAAATCAACAACATCTTCTGTCTGCTTGGCATACTTCTCTGCACTCCAGTTATTGATTACTGCCATCTTGGTCTCTGGAGAGATGTTGATGCTCATAATCACGCTGGGATACAGCGAGTTGATATCGGCAGAACACACCCAGTCATAACGACCTTGTTAACAGGGTCTTTTACATATGCACCAACAAATCCTTCTTCAGAGTCACTCGTCGTCTCCATCCGTATCTTCATCATCTTTTGTTTGCGGTTTGTTTGGAGCAACAAGTTTCTTGGCGGCGTAGATATGTAAGCAGCGCACCTTCAAGAACTTGGAAGAGATATGAAATCTCTTCATAACCAACGTGGCAAACGTGACAGATGCTCATCGCAAGGTCAATAAACTGCAACTTGTCGTTCATTTTGCGAACAAGCACAATATCGTGCAAGTTGTATTCAATGAATTTGTTGATGTCCGTCTTCTTCAGATTGTCCAGCGAGCCTTCATCATAATCCACCTTACCTACACTTAGTTCTTCTCTCGCGACAGTATCAAGACGATAGTTCGCAAGTTCTTCTGGCTGTATTTCTTATACAACAACAAATAGTCAAGCGTATTTACGCCAGCAATAGTCATCTTGTTCTTGAACTTGTTGAAATAACAAACTCCAATAGGAGACAACTTGCCCGCCGTTTCTTCATCAAATACCTTGAGTAGTCTGGCGTGCAGATATGGAAAGTCAAAGCCGTCGATGTTCCATCCCGTAGCAATCGTTGGATTGACTTCTCTCCATTTATCAAGAAAGCATTCAGCAATCTTGTTCGTGAAGATATGAAGATACTTCAGCACGTGCATTTGCCCCGCTTTTACAACCTCTTCTTCATCAGAGAACAAAGCAGTAATACTTGTTCTTTGCTGGCATCGCACAACGCAATGGCAGTGTAATCTTCTGCACTGGATTTTCGACATTCGGATATCCTCAGCCAGTAGAACTCCACTTCAATGTCAAGCACTGCCAGTCGATGATTAGTGAATACATCGTCGCTGCTTCCATAAACATCTATCAGGAAACGAGTTTCAACCGGAACGATTTGACTCGCGCAGTGAAGAGTCTCTTGGATTGAACTTCTCTTCAACGCGGCCTACAAGTTCTTGACCATAACATGACCTCATATTTGCCACCCTTCTTCTTGCGATATGCATATGGTACATATTTCACTCTGGCATAACCATTTTGGTCATCCCAAACGTGCACAAGGTTGGCTTTGCGGTCATAGAATGCTGCTTGATACATACCAGCATACTACCACAATGAATGGATATGTCAAGCGTCAGCTTTTAAATTGTTTGGTGCTATTGTTCTAGTTCCATTTCTCTCTCCAATCCGTGTCGTCAAAATCATAAACTTGGTGAGTGCATCCCAATTTTAGAAATTCTAGAATCTCGGTATTAGACCAGTTATAAGTGGAAGGAAATAATTTAGAATTTGCATAATTGTCTAAAACAAAAATTCCAGTGGGTTTTAATTTTGTGTGAAACTTTTTGAATAAGTCACTTCTGTTATAACCCCAAACCGTATCTATGGATATCACATCAGAAACTTTCCGGAAATCTCATGGTTCTCGATTTCAGTTTCTATGTCGTTTCGATTAGGGATACATTTAGATTCTATAGAATCTTCCAACCCTCTGAACATATGCCGTTTGTAGAAACTATCTAAAAATTCTCTGTTTGTTTCTATTCCAAAAACTTGGCCACAACGACGAGCACAAGGCAGAAAGTACTTGCGCCCATGCCAACATCAAAAACAATTTCGGTACCTTTCAATAATCCAGCCAAAAAATAGCGGATGCTGGAACTACCCACGGAGATTTGAGCCGCAAACCTTCATCTTTTGGGTCTATATAATTTTTTGGAATTCTCAATTTTAACACTCGGCGTATCTTGGTTCACCGTATTATTCACTCGACTATTTTATCTTGGTTTTACACACCCAAGCAATGCTCTGAAAAGAAGGGGGTCATAATTTATTAAATTGTTTTTTCGGAAATGTAAGGATATCTCAGATATAACGATTTCACAATGATTCCATATGACTCCTTTCATATTTTTATTGAAATAATAGTGTTTTGATGGCATAGTCCGTGCCATTATAAAATCTCCAACATTTAAATAATCACTTAGATAATTAAACTCTCTATTTTATATCCTCCGTCACACAATATTAATTTTTTCCTTCTTCTTTCAAGAAATTTAAAACATGATAATCTGTTATCTCCTCAAAATTTTGACTAAAAATATTGATAATGCGTATATCAATTCCCGTTTTCTCAACTCAACATACGGGCGTCTTTCTTTGATATCATATGAAAGTATTTTGGTAGAAATTGGAGTATTATTAATTCTTAAAAATTTTGCAAACCCTCCAAGAAATGTTCCTATTTCTGTGGATATGCGTAAATTGATGTAATTCAATAAATGGTTTAAAAATTCTTTGAAAATCTTTATGCTGTGATGCGTGGTACCCTTCTATTGTATCAGATTGAAGTTCTTTCTGGTTATTTTTTTTCATAGCAAAATGCTGTTATTATATATCAAATGAATTATTGAATAGTCACCAAAAAACTGAAATAATTTGTGTATTGTTTTTCTCCAAAATTCTCCATTACAAACTTTTGTCCATTTTTAGCAATCTCTTCTCCATTTTTCATCCATTCTGTGTAAAAATTCGGCATCTTCTATAAGCGCACCGTTTTTACAACACGGTATATAGTGCACATATTCTTTGGAGTCCCAACTGAGATTCCAGTAATGGATTGGTTCAAAAAAATCCCAAACAGCCGCACATCAAAGCTTCCTATATGTTTTGCTAAACAAAAAATTCATTGGAAAATCATAATGTCCAACAAACGCAGATTTAAATTCACTCAACTTGTTATAATAATTCATAGAAATCAAATATGATTTCTCTTATATCCGATGTTTTAATAAAAATACCAATTCCTTAAAATTGTGCGAAGTTATCATCAATCTCCGCATCATACGCCTGGATGTATATCCTCTCCCAAGAGATCCGGATAAAATAATTTGGTCATTTCTTTTGATATGGTTTATTTAGCAAAGGTTCAAACCAAACTGGATTCAAAAATAAAACATATCGACTGCTTTTTTAGAGTACTCGGTCATATTTAAATTTTTAAAATATATAGAACTTGGAGTAATTATATAACTACAATGTCAAATGCAAGAGATGTGTGTATCGGGGGACATTCGATGATAGTCGAACGCAGTATATTTCTTTTGGCAGGTCATCTTGCCAGCTATAATTTTTATATTTTTAGACTTTGATATTTTTATTATTTCTCAGGATATGCCGTGGGATGTATTCCTAAATACAATCGAACCGTTAAACTCATCTCGTCTCGTTAATGTGCGCGACAAACTCCGCACATTATTCATCTTTAATTCTCGGCGTATATCTATTGTAGTCATCATTTTTATATTATATTGATACAATAAGAGGTGCTTTTATAATATTCATCGTTGAATACATCTATCAAAAATCTAATCAATTGCATCTGTATGCTATAATTTTCGCGCCCACGATGAATAACTATTAATTTTTTATAAACCAAAATATTATTTATACCTACTTTTATTTTAAAAATACAGCTATATGTAGATCCGAAGATATAAAAATTATATTCGTTATACATTTTTTTACGCAAACCCATTATCTCGTTTATTTTATGAATATGTCTTCTTTTTCCATCTTCTAGATAGTTCCAACCTTTATGTTCAAAACATCTGAGTGCTCATTTGGAAATGTCACTCAGAACATCTCGGTTTACGGCCCCTACCAGTTGCAACCCGCCAAGCAGGTTCTCCTCTAATATAATCTTCTCGCTGGTCCTCGATTTTGATATTTGACGAAGATAACATCATATTTTCTCCGACATTTTCTTTTCAATTTAAAAGTTGTTCCCGAAAAACTTAAACGATTGTCAATCATAAATTTTTTATTAAACAAAACAACCCAAGAGCACACTCTAGACAAGAACATTCTAAATCAGTTTCCGTCTGCTCAAATACAGGAAAAATCGAGTGTATCTATTTTTCCCCATACTTTAAATCGCTCATCTTGTATATGTTCAATAAGATGGTCAAAAAATTTTTGGTCTTTGATTTTAATATCCGAATCCAAGTGTAAATCCAATCCGAAAGTTGTTTCTGGAATAAGTCTATCAACCGCTTTAGTATGAGATAAAATTTTTCCTTCATTTATTAAATTAAAATTATAGATTTTTGTTTCTCAATCAAATATTGCGTTGTACCATCTATATCACTAACTGCACTATTATAAACATGCAAAACATACTTGGGATGAATAGGAAACCAACTATCAATGCAGTCTTGTAAATCACGAAGTCCACCGGCCACGGCGATAATAATATCAATTTTGGATGTAGTTGAAATTGTCATAAATTATGTGTATATGCAACAACTTCTGCCTTCAGTCTAACAGAAGGAGATTTTCCAGTTTTTAATTTATTTTTCAATATCTTTAAAAAATATGTTTTATTTTGGTCCAAGTAATAATCACTTGTATATCCAATATAATCCGCCCTGTTAAAAACAATGTTTTTTTGTTCTATTTCAATAGTATTAAGATAATTCATAATCTGAAAATATAGAGTTTACAAATTCGGTTTGTTCCGAGTCATTTTGTAGCGTCGAAGTCCATATTTTTTCGCCTGCAATATCTATTGGAAAAACATATTGCTTTGAATGTTTGACACACATAATTGTTATGTTGTTTTTTTTGGCGTATTTAGCAATCCACAAATCTGCCATGTTTGGCTTCTGGAAATAGCTTAGGGGTAATTTCATCAAACTTGTGTGAAAACACATAACGCCAGTTCCACCTACATGAACCGGTACGTTTTCCGGAAAGTTCTCATCAAACCTATAGACGTTTTCAACAGAATAACAAAAAGAATCAATCGGAAAACTTTTATAAGTTCTTCCATGCAAATTACATATTTTTTCGACCATATTTTTCTACGTTTGAAATCATGAACTTTGTATAATCCGATGGGTATTCAATATCGTCGTCTATTGTAAAATAATATCCGTCGGAATTAATCAAATCTATAAATTTATAGGCATCTCCAAGCTCGTTGTCGGTAATATAAATTCTTATTTTCTTATCATATAACTCAGCCGGAATTGCTTCATAAGAATTTAAGGCAACATTAATGACATCATATTGATCAATTACTGATTCTACAGATTTAATCAATCCATCTATTCGGTTATAACTGATACGTTGTATATTATCATATAATGGATATTAACTTTACATTTTTACGATCTTCTGGGTTCATTTGTGATTCGTGGTCACCGTGACTGGCCAGAGAACGTTTAACTTGATACATATTATATCCTTCTTGAATAATCTTTTGCTTATCTGCTCACCTACGCCAGACCCAAGAAGCGGATTTTTTCCCCACCTAGATTCTTCTATTGGATGAATTGTATAATCTAATGCCTCAAAAATTTTTTTTCTACAACAAAAAATAATTCACACCAACCAGTTTTGTAATATTCTTCAAATTCAACCGGCTTTACATTAGTCCATTTTGGTTTGTTTCTTTGACATTCATAGAGCACAGTAGCTAATGAAATTTTTTGGATGAGTCTATCTTTTTATAGAGTTTTATAGATTTTTCAAAAAAGTTTTTTGTTAACCTATTGTCATCTTGTAGATAGAAGAAATACTTGGCGTCAATATTTTTTACATATTTAAATGTATCATTTATTACTTTCCAAAATTTACGTTTACCGTTGTTCTTCGCATATTTTATATATTTTATATCATAATTTTCTATGGCAAATCTTTCATTTCCACCGTCATCAAATACGGTTACTAAAATTTTACTATTTTTTGCGTTATCTTTAATATCTTCGAGCAATAACTTCAAGGACTCATTTCTGTTATAGGTAGTAATTACAACACAATAATCATACTCATAAGTTAACTTCTTACGCTGAGTGGTTATTTCTGAATAATTTCCGTCTTCTTCATCTATTTAAGAAATAGGTATAAATTTGGTCGTAAATTTTTTGTTTGATTCCACTTATATCCAATAAGTTATCGTGATTAAGCTTCAATATCTCGGGAGGAATGTGTGAAAATATTTTTTGCCGATGTATATAGTCTCTGTCAATCTTGTCTCCGTGCCAATCGTGTATGACGTTTCCCCTCTATATAAGAAATAGACCCACTCACATAATCATAAATTATTTTTTCCAATCAAAATAATCTCGACTTTATGCTTTCCACGAGTTCTCCCCATGCGTAAACATATCCGGTATCTGTTGGTTGCTATATATTGCAAATAAAAATGCCTGTGTCGCCACCTCCGACGGGACAGTATGGATACAATCCACCGTAATTCCAAAGTTCTCTTCTTGCTGCCACGCTCTACCAGTAACCGCTTTATCATTTTTATTTGGTTTTGGTCCACCGATAAAACAATATCCAGGCAAAGTTGATGTTTTTCTTCCAAACCTATCCGTGTCAATTCCGTATTTAAAAAGTTGTATAACTTTATACGTATTCAATTTTCTTGACGCATCTTTGTACCAGTGTTTATTTGTAAAAATTATATCGTGGTCTACTTAAGCAATTTCGTATATTGGTCGAGGAACCAACTCTTTGACTACGATGTTAATACTGCTTCTTTTGAAAGACATATTTTCTTTATTAACTTTAATCTGTTTCCATCCAGAGATTCCTTTAGTTTCAAACTCATCAGTCAAGGAAAGTTCAATTCCGTAGAATGGAATCTTTTCCACCGGTATGCATCTTTATAAACCTATGCAAGTTTCTTGAGAAGGAGTGGTATATCCGGCCCAATTATAATGACGAAGCCACGGCACAATGTCTCGGTAAAACACTTTCTCCTCTGGAAGCCTCTTCTGTGAATTGCTAGAACGAAATTCCTTCGGTATTATTGGACACTCGTTGAGTATCTTTCGGTCAAGTCACATTCGTTCATAGGTACTAAATGATTCGCATTAAAGATATGAATTTTTTCTGATTTCGTCCAGTTCTTTGCGTCTGCGTTGTAAAATTATTTTGTCATATTTATTTTCTATACAACGAGTGTCGTATCTGTCTCCGAGCTCGCTGCACTTGGTACGCCTATATCACAGAGCACATCTATCTTTGGCATAAATATGTCTACTTCCAACAATATATCTTTCATCAAATTGCATCTGCCTCCACACTTCCAACTAAAGAATCATTCATATTTGGGGAAAAATGATTTTTCTTTATTAGAAATCGAGCCGTAAAAACATAGGGAAATTTGAAATTCTCTTAACATTTTTATAATTGTCACCTTTTACGGAAATAAAATTTAAATTTCAGTATTTCCTTGTTTTGAAATTTTTCAAGCAATATACCCATCAGGTTTTCCATCAATGCATCGTTTGAATCAAAAAACAAAATGTTTTCGTGCAGCTTTTTTTTGCGTGCGTATTTTTTATTATGTATAATCAAAGTTTTTGGAAAAAATACAATTTGATATGCTTATTATACAGATCATTATTTGCTAAGAAAGTTCATTGTTTCCTTACAATTTTTGATTCATTCAAGCAATATTTCAAAATTGTTACATTTCTTCGCAGAACTAATACCCGATAAGTATATATCTGACCAAAAACTTTGTGTTTTTGCATGTAGGTATAACGATTGATACCCTCATATTTTTATTTATAAAATTATGTAACCATTTTATCATATTAAATAATATATGGAGTGACCTTCGGTCGGCAACTGTAAGTGTGCGACGAGTGGGCGTAGGTGCCTTGTATTCGTTGGTGTATTCGTTGGCGTAAGCGTAGGTCTGGTATCGCCGGCGTAAGCGGTGTTCGGTATTCGTTGGCGTAAGTAGGTGTTCCGGTATTCGTTGGCGAGTTATAGAACCACTGAGAGTTGGATGCAATTGACGGAGTTAAGGTATTTGATGGTGTTCTGGTAGGAATGGTGTGGTGTTGTGTTGAACTTTTTGTAGAGTTGGTGTCGTCGTAGGAGTTATTGTTGTAGCAGGAGTTCTTGTAGAGTATGCGTAGGAGTGTTTATACGAGTTGAAGCTGGCGACTAGGTGTGCGCATTCGTTGGAGTAGGGGTTGAAGTTTTTGTTTGAGTTGGAGCTGGCGTAGAAGCGTGTACGACTTGGCGTGGGCGTAAAGCGATACGGCGGCACGAAAAACGCGAAAGCGTTTCACGATAAATGGAAAACTGTTAAACACCCAAATTGAGGGAATGAACGAAGACAAT